TTTTACTCATTGATTAATTCCTTTCTTTTATTGATATTAAAATGATATAACACATATCAAATAATGTAATGATTGTAATCATAAATGGTAAAAAAAAATCCGCCGAATACCACGGCGGTTTTTGCTTGTTATTTGTTTTTCTATCTTTTACGTTGATAGATAGCGTTGATAACTCCATACTACTTCTAAAAGTGTCTTTACACTTGAGCATGGACACTCTATCGAGTGAGATTGGACTGTCTCTCAGACAAGTATCCAACGAACAGATTACTTGCCAACCGACTTACAGTCTCTGAACCGACCGCAGAAGGTCTCACCCTTCAATTTTTATCCTTATGGACTTAGCGGCTTGGCTGCTGATTTCACATTATTAACCCCGTTAGCTTTTGGCATAGGGGAGTCGTTCTGTTTTTTCTGAGTTTCCTCACCATGACGAATACCTTTTCAGGCTGCGCTTTGGTAGAACGGCGTTAGTGATTTCCAGCAATTTTCCGGTTTGTGCATTTGCTCAGTTACCTGAACAAAGGGCATATTAATACCTAAAATGCCATCAGCTTTTTGACCCTTATTCTTTATTGAAAGTCCGGCACTGATAGCTGTAATTATAGTGGGAAGAGCTTTGATCTCATCGAAATATTCCGCCCAGCTGCTATCTGGGGCAATTTTTTCGAATATCTGACTAAATGACAGAAGTGAATCGGTTGCTCTTACGATTGCGTCTCCTGTGGAGACAAAGAATTTTATAAGACCAGAATCAATGACATCGTTGCTTAATTTCTGATATGATGCTTTGAGCTGTGCTATGCGACCCTCAATAGAATCTACATATGTTGCGCTTTCATCTAATGCAGAACCCGCTGAATTTAAAGAATCCACCAGAGCCGAAGACGCAGTGGTCCAGTTATTCAGCAAAGCTGAAACCTGATTTGCTCTTGTCTTGCCTGCAATAGTTTCAAGTAAGCTTGCACGGTTAATATCACTCATATCGGCCCACTTATCGGCTATTTCGCCCATAATTTGATATGTTGATTTAAACGTGTCTTCATCAAGCATAATGTCTACGCCAGAAAGTCCTTTGATTTTTTCTCGCAATTTAGAAACAGAATTACACATTCCGTCAGTATCTTCGCCTGCTGCCTCAAGAGATGAAGATGCTCCACGAAGCCTCATTGACAAAGTTTTCAAGGCATTGCCCGCACTTGCACTGTCCTGTGTAATTTCTGTTATGGCTGTAATCATCGCTGCTGATTCTTCCATTGTATTGTTTGCTGTTGCTAAAGCCGATGCCGACTCTCTTAAACCCTGTCCTACATCCGCAGAAGCAAGAGCGTATTTGTTACCTAAAGTATTAAATGTATCAACGATCTTAATGCTATCTTCGGCAGCAATATTGAACGCTTTCATTGATGATACTATGTCATCTGTTGCGGTATTGATATCCAAATCTCCTACATTTGAATACATTAAAGCATTGTTAGCCAACTCAGAAGCTTCTTTGAGGTTGTAGCCCAAACGGCTAAAATCAGTAGTTGCATCAATTACCTGCTGCATAGTTGATCCAAGATTACGAGCTTGATTAGCAGCAGAAGTCATAAATTTTTGATATGTAGATTCAGTCTCTTCACTTACACGTTTAAGATTCGTCATCCCGGTATCAAGTTCTCTGACTACAGAAATCATCTGTTTAAGATAATTTAATGCTTGATACGTAGCTCCACCAATCATTGCTTTGAGCCCAATCTTTGAAGCGATAAAGCTAAGTTCGTCACCTAAAGATCTTCCAGTCAAGCCCTTGCTCATAACAACAGATTTCAGAGAATTAAATTTCGCAGTAAGTTCATTCAATGATTTTGCTGATCTATCAGCATTTTGAACCGACATCATTAATTTATTAAACTCGGCAGAAAGACCGCTATCTTGATTGATCCTACTGTTTTTGTCTATAAAATCCTGAATTTTAAAGATTAAATCATCAAATTTAGAGCCGAGCTTTTCTGCGGAACCGGCAATATTATCCATACCTTTGAAATCAGAAGTTTTTTTCTTGAGCTCATCCACTTCTTTAGAAATAGATTCTATTTTACCAAGAGACTCACCGATTTTCTTATTGGAACCAGTTGTCAGATCCTTTTGTTCATTTTTTAATTTCTCAATTCGGGCAATTAAATCTGTTATCTTATTATAATATTCATCACCTTGACCGCCACGATTAACTGTGTTTTTCTTGGCGGCTTCAAGTGTATTTAAAAGCTTATCCAGATTATTGACAGATTTATTGATATTGGTAAACCTATCGGTAGTTTCATTCAAAGCCTTCATTGCATTGATGATTTCTTGAATATTTTCGATATTATAATTCGATGAACCGCTATTAATATTCTGAATTTTCTTATCAAGTGCTTCTATTAGACTGTTATAAGCTACGAGTTGATCTCCACTAAATACGTCATTAAACTTATTCTTTATTTTGTCTAAGTCCTTACTCATCTTAGAAACGAAGTCTGTATTTGACATTGTAGCCGAATAAGTTTCTGCTGTGTTATTGCTTAACTTGAGAACGTCCTGTATTTTTTTCTCAAGAGTATTCCAACTATCAATAATAGCTTTATTTTGATTTAACCATTCTCCCAAAACATTTGCATCATCAAAATTTTCTAATGGATTTATTTCGCCCAATGTGTTAACTGTATTTTGAAGTTCTGATGAGAGATCTCTGGAAATATTGGAAAGTGCCCCGGAAACATTCTCTTTCATCTTAGATGCAGCATTATAAGCGTCCTCAATGCTCTTTTGAACCTTGTCATATTCATTTAGCTGAGATTTAGACGGCTTAGGAACTTGCGGTTCTTCTTGTCTTTGAGCTTCTCTTACTGCTCTTTGAGCAGCCTTTTCACGAGCATTGGTGATGGCGGCCTCAACATCAGCCTGAAGTTGTTTTGTATCTAAGCTTAATCCAACGTTTTTCATTGCTTCGCCAAGATCAGTTTTCAATCCATTCTTGGCTTCTTTAGTTAGTTTAAATGATTGGATTTTAACATTTTTAATGCCCTGACCAAATGCTTTTGGATCGACTTTTAAATGCTGTATGTTCAGAGTTTCCTTAATATTGTTATTGGTTATTTCAATAGGAACCTTTTTCAACTCGTCGGCGATTTGCTTTTTTAGTCCTTCAACATTAGGCGTGAAAGAAATTGGAATAGGATTATTTTCTCCGAGTGCAGCAACAATTTGCTCACGAATAGAGGCAACCTGATTTTCATTCAGAACATTATAACTTTCTGTCAAGGTGCCGTTAGTTGTGTCTTCAGAAGGTTTATTTTCAACGGGAGTATTGCCAATACTGATTTTAAAAGGCTTTTCAACTTTTGCCTTTAGATCATCAACAGCATTACTGATTGAAGTTACAGATTCAACCTCAGACGCCGACGCCACAGTCATCTCTTCAGCTTCGGCTTTGATTGATTCGGTCTTTTCATTGATGTGTTGAGTTAAATTTGTTACAGCCTTATCAATTTCATCAAAGTTTTCAACCTCTGAAGCTAAGATATTAGATGACGGAGATCCAACTTCTGATTGATTGTTATTGGCCGCTTGCCTCTCTAAAGCTTTACGTTTCTGCTCTTCTCTGGATTTTTCAGCAACTGATATATTTTCAGGGACAGGTGCCTCTTTTGGCTCAACTGCATTGGATGCCTCTTTTTCAGCTTCGGCTCTTTTACGAGCTGCTTCAGCTATAGCATCCTGCTCTTGCTTCTGCTTCTTCAAAGATTCTGAGTATTTTGCTTGGATATTAAATATATCTTCTTCATAATTTTTATATTTAGAAATCTCATTCAAATCTAAAGAAGCGTCCTTTATCTTCCCACGAATAGCCTCTCCACGGTTTGCAAAATCAGATGAATAAAAGTCTTGACCTTTAAATGTATCATACTTTTCCATAATAGCATCAACACTATTAGACATCGACTTTAAGTTTTGCTTTAAAACATTGAATTGCTTTCCAGACGTTACTTTCTGCGAAATCATTCTCTGGAATTTCTGATTATATTCATCAATTACAGCCTCATATTTCTTTGCATCTTCCTTGGCCTGCGCCATTTGATTTTTCTTTTCAGTATTCGTGCCGATTCCAGACTGCAATTTATTCATCAATGCGTCAAGTTTTGTGCTATCCTGAATTGATATGTCTCCATTTTTACTCTTTAAAACAAGAGCAGAAAGTTCGTTAGCTTTACCCTCGTAGTTTTCTACAGTAGCAATAATATCCTTGACACAAGACTGCATATCTTGCAGCCTTTTTATTCTTGCATCGAAATCGGTTTTATCTATTTTTTGAGATGTAAGCTCATTAAAAGCTTGTACTGCTTCAGATAATTTTTTATATGCTTCAGTTTCCTTATAGAGTTCTTGAGTGTTGGCAGTTGATTCCTGTGGATCATCATCAGCAATATCGTTTTGAGGCTTGTTGTTTCCGACCTTTAAGTCTTTAAGTGATCCTGCCAAATTAAACTTTTTATTTGACATCTTCCCTTTATATGAGTTCTTTTCAAATTTAGCAATTTTTTTATCTATCTTTGCATCAAATTGATTTTCAAGTTGCTTAAACTGTTCGGCCAATTCCTCTGCAGTGGTGCCAAGATTTTTCAGACTGCCATCTTCATTGAAGTTCCCTGACATTTTTTCAATTTGTCCGCTAAGTCTTTTTAACCCACTCATACCTTCGGGGATATCTTTCAAAATTTCCTCTGCCTTATTCATTCTTTCCTGAAGTGCTTTAACGGCTTCTCCAAGTTCCTTAATAGTTTCAGGGCTGCCAGCCTTAACAACTTGTTCTCCTTCGCCTACTTGTACAGAAGTAGCTTTAAGTTGTTCAAGCTCGTCTTTGGCACTCTGTGCCTCTGCTTTTACTTTTTCAAGAGCAGAGGTAAGATTATCATAATCTTCTTGATTTATCACAAAACCATCGGGGCCAACTATTGAATCGAATTCCAATTTATCATTTAAGTCACTTATTTTTTGATTGAGTTCATCAATCTTCTGCTTGGCAGATTCAAGAGCCTGTTCAGTAGTTAGAAGTTTATTTTTGATATCATCAGGCTGATCGGCAGTTGTGCGATACTCTTTTATTTTGGCGGTCAATTCCGTAATCTGCTGCTTATACTTTTCAACTTCGGCGGTAATATCGGCATAATTTTTCTTAAGTTTTTCAGCTTCTTCAGATGATAGCATTTCATCACTATTTGGAGTGTCACCGGTACCACTTGTCAAGCTATCGTTGCCGCCAGTTAAAGCTCCTGAAATAGAACCAATGCCTGATATGTCAACCCCCATCTTTTTCAACCCAGCAATAATAATTTCTCTTTGTTCATTCAGCTTATTGATATCTTTCGTATTAAATATTGCTTCAACGAATCCCGGAGCTAAAGAATTGTAGCTATTTATTTTTGCTATCAGCATATCAATGTCAGACAAGCGTTCCTTTAAAGTTGAAATTTTATTTTCAGCTTTAGCGCTACTATCAATAATTGCCTGCATATTTACTTCATTTAACGTATCAATGTCATATGATAATGCTTGTGCATGCGCCGCATATTCTTCGCTATAATCATCAGTCTTACCCGGTTCGTTCATATCTCTTGAAAGAGATAGAGTATCTTTAACAGTTTTCAGATACTTTTTATACATCTCCATATCGTCAATTTTCCCGACCTTTGAAGATTCTTCACCCAAACTTTTTAACGCTGTTCGGAGAGCTTCTATTTGCGCAACGGTATCATATATTTCGTTTTCATCTGTGTTATGATTAAAATTATTATAAAGGTCGATTAACTCTTTAAGTTCATCTTTTAACTTCTGCGTTTCATTTGTTATTTCAGAAATATTTGAACCACTGGTCATAGCCTTAATGTCAGAGTCGGTATAACTCTTACCAAAAGTGTTTGCATCAGTATTGTTGTTTAAGAAACTTATGAATTCTTTAGTTATTTGTTCTTTCATATCCTTAACATAAGCAACGTCCTTTGCTTTTTGCTGCAAAATCGCTTTAACATCAATATTGTTAGCATTAAGCTGCTCAGAGATCTTTTTATTATTCAGCAACTGTTCGATTTCTTTAGGGAAACGGCCATTAAGAGCGATTGTGTCGCTTCCATTTTTTGCCGCAGAAAATGCTTTCGTTTTAAAGTATTTGTTTATATATGCTTCAAGCTTATCTTGTGAAAAATTCTTAGCAAGCTGTTTCATGTCGTATTCCAGTTGATCCTGTAAATTCTTTTTCTGCTCCGCAAAGAATTTATCACCCAGCTGAGTTTTCAAAATTTTGCTCAAAGAATCATTAGCAGACTTATCAATTTCCTTAGCGAATTTATCTATTGACTTGTCGATACCTTTTATATCAAATAATTCCTTACCATCGAATTTAATAGACTTTAGCTCGATTTGATCTATCTCTGCGCCGGTCTCTTTAATTTTTTGGTTTAGCGCAGTTATATCTTCAATAACATATTTTAAACCTGCCATAGCAAAAACCTGTTTGGTTTTGCTTTCTGCTTTTTCAACAAGTTGAATTAAATCATTATATCTTTGTTGAGCAAGTTTTGCATCATTAGCCAACTGCTCTCCTATTTTAAGATTATCATTCTTTTGACTTATTTTCTCAAGAGTCCTTTCAAGAGATTCTAATCCATCTTCGGCACTCTTAGAATTTATGCCGACATCTAACATAAGCATATTTCCTGCCATGTATTATTACTCCTTTCAACACAGGGCAGTCATCTGCCCTTAATTATTAATTTCGTTACATACAATTGAAAGCTCATTCTCGTTGTCGCAACTAATTTGTACTTCAACTTCATCTCCACTCTGTAAATTCAGCGAAAGTAATCCCAGAATGCTTTTGGCGTTTATCATTCTGTCGTTCTTATAAATCCATATATTGTAAGGTTTGCTTGTAACTCCATGAACAAAGTTAGCTGCTTTTCTTCCTGTTATGTCGTTATGTAAAGTCATTTTAGTTTTTATCATATTCAAATCTGCTCACCGCCCTTCAATCAAAAAGATCTGCAAGCGCAGCGGTTTCACTACGTTCTGTTTTCTGCAGCTGAACATATCCAAAAAGTCTGTTGCCCTTTAAAACATCTATAGCCTTTGTAATTCCGTTATTGGTTTCAAAAATCTTCTTATCAACCTGCTTGATATCTCCATCAAAATAAAGCGTAGAACCTTCGCCGACACGTCCTATAATAAGCTGAACGTGCTGGGCCGTGAGGTTTTCGGCTTCCGATACAATAATAGCAGAGTTCTTGAAGTCCCTACCTCTTATAAAACCTAAAGGCACAATTTCAAGTTTCCCTTGCATCATAAGAATATTCAAACCATCTTTACCACCAAGCGCATCAGCAACAGGAAGAGCAAAATTACAAATTTTCTCCAATTCTGTACCGGGGAGATATCCTATTTCAGGGACATCTTTGACCGAGACGTTATTCCTCAAGTAAATAATCTTGTCAAATTTATTTTGTTTTAATGCCTGCAGAGCATGACAAACAGTTAAGTATGTTTTACCGCTGCCCATCCTTCCAGTAACTAATTTAATTGTTGTATTTTTATCTTGAAGCATATCAAAGGCAAGTTCTTGTTCTATGTTGATCGGTTTAATTTTTGAAAACCAATCATTATTGATGGCTTTATATGTAACAGCAATATTCTTAATACCGTCCCATTTAATTTTGTCAACCAAAACTCCATCGTGAGAATACAATAAACAATATTCGTTAACCATTAAGCCTAAAGAATTTTCTGCCATATTCTCGTAAAAATTTGCCATTTCGACATCGTTTGCAAAAGTATATTCTGTATAACCTTTGTAATCCATAAAACACACACCTTATTTATTTTTTTTATATTCTTCCAATAAGCGTTTAGCAATCATCTCTTGAAATTCATCTTTATAATTCTGTTTCAGATCGTGCATAGCCCGATTGATAAAAGCTTTTTTTTCAAAACGATTATTTTCACGATACGTTGCCCATTGCTTTTCATCCATTCTTTCTTTATTTCTATGGTCTGTAAGAGCAGGGTGGATAAGAATATTACCATCAACTACTAATCTGGTAAAGGACAATTCATCGGTTTGTCCTGAATAAGGATCCTTCCAGCCCATCAAAGTTTCAAGCGGCTTATCGTTATAAACACTAAAGGCGCCAGTATCTTTGAATTCTGGCGCCAAGTATTTATCACTACTTACAATGTATTTTTCATCAGACATTCTGCGAGCTATATGCTTTGCAGTCTTTTTCTGTGCTTTTTTAGCAGCAGCATTTGTAACTCCTTCGGCGTTTTTTCCCGGTTTTATATCTTTCAACGTTTCAGCATGTTTTTTATAAACTTCTTTTACAGCAGGTTCAATATCTTCTTTCAAAGCTTTTTTTACTGCTGTTTTCATTATTTTTTGCAAATCAATTTGTTTGCTCATTTTCTTTTACTCCTATTTCTTCGCCCCATTTTGAAAGTAATTCTACAGTTTCAGGATTATCAAGCTTTTCAAAAATTTCTTCAATAAGCTTATTTAACTTAATGTTATGCGCTTCGGCTTGTACTTCTTTTTGACGTTTTGTTTCGATAGTATTTTCCATTGTTTCGTATATGGAAGTTACCTGAATATTCTGAAAGAGTTCTTCTCTTAAAGTAAAATCAAGGGTTTTAGAATACTTCTGATCAAGACTCATTTCGGGCTTTACCCAATTAGTAAAATGCTCCATCAAAACATACCAAATAGCAAAATCCTTCATATATGGCAAGTATTCTCCATTGGGAAAGCACAGATCTGTTACTTCATCTATGCAAATTTTCATTTCTGCGAATGTTATTCTTTCTTTTATCATAATTATTTTCCTTTCTTTCTATAGCACAAACACAATCCATCATGAATTTCATCTTGAGTTCTGCCTTCTTTTGCTTTCTGCAGCAGACTACAATTTCGTGTATATCTTATACACCCGACGCAACGGTTTTCAAAATTCTTTAACGCTGAGGCATTATCAAAAATACCTATATAGTCCACCGGATATATTTCAAGCTCAATTCTTGGATTGGTTTTATCATAATAAACCGCCTGTACTCGTTCGCATACAACGTTGTCGTCAATCCAGACACAGCCACTTTCAGTGATGGCATCAAGCATTACCTTCATGTAATTGTTGCTATCCCGATCTGTTCTGTCGAAATAAAACACACAGTCCACATAATAATGTTGATATGGGTTTTCGGACATTTTATATCCTTGTTTCCGAGCTTGATCTTTTACATACAAAGTAAAATTCGTCTTGTATTTTTTAGCATCCGCCGTAACATAGCTTGCAGCCATTGGTCTGCCGCTTTTCATAATTGCTCTATATCCGAGATAATGATTGACCGAAGGAGGTATCGGCGAAATCAGTTTTAACTTTTTCATTAGTTCACCTCTGAAAAAAATAGGAGATAAACTTTGACATTTACCTCCTAATTTATGTTAATGCTTATATTTCTTATTTGATTTATTGCGAGCGGAATCAATATCCTCATTAACTTTATCAATGATATCACCAAGAGGCATATCAGGATTTTCTTCAAAATAATCTTTCAGCTCAACTTCTTTGGTATAATTTTCAACCTCTTTTATTGGCTTATTCCAAACGGTTTCTATTTCAGGGATAGTCATATCTGTTCTTTCGGGGAACTTCTCTTCACGAGACTTACTACGATTAAAAAGAACGAGCTGAACATACTCTTCATAACATTCTCTTGAACAACAGTACGCTCTCCAGCTTTCAGTTCGTAAACAAGCCAAACAAGCATAAAAATGCTTTCTGCCACCATCTTCTCCATGAGTACAGTTAGGATTGCGGCATATGGTATTAGGTTTTCTTATCTCACTCATATAATCACCTCAATAATTTCCTTGTACTCGGGCTCAGAGCCACTAAGCACAAGTACAAAGAAAGAGGGCTTAAAGCCCTCTCCTTTGATTATAGATTTAAAATCAAACTGCGTCCTGATATACAATGAACTCAAAGAGCTCAGCTGCGGAAGTCTGACATGTATCAACAAGTGTGTTGATAGTAAATTCTTCAACAGTCTGATCTCCGCCCATAGAAATGGAGAATTCGCCGGAGAACTGACCTCTGGGAATTACGAACTGACACTTGTACTCATTATCGCAAACATCGGTACCAATGCAGTCAACATAAACTCTAAGAGTCTTGCCGAAAATATCAGACTTATTTACAACCTTAGAGCCATCTGCAAGATAATCGTAAAATGCTACGATCTTAAGGTCGCCAGACTTTGCAATATCTGTAGGCAAAGTGATTACCTGAGTAGTAGGATCATATGTAAATTCGTCAGCAGAAACAGCCGCACCCTGTGTGAATTTCTTACCAAGAGCACCGTTAGAAGTAAGGATACAGAGAGAAGAAATCTCTGCGCCAGTCTCGCCAACAGCCTTGAATGTAGTCTTTACGTTCTTAGCTCCCTTAGCTACATCAAGAATATCAGGCTTTCTTACCTTTACACCGCCCTCGGGAGTTTCAACCTCAGAGCCAGTCTGTGCAGCCATAAGATCGCCACAGATAAGTGCAGAAGTACCGGTTACAGTAGTTGCCTTATTCTTCTTGATCTGCTTAAGCAGTCTGTCACCCTTACCTGTAATATCCTGAGTATCCTCTGAGTTTTCAATAGTTGCTTCCTGAAGCTCATCAAGATAAAGCTCGCAAACACCAGTAGTTCTGTTGTAAGCATGAATGGTTTCAAGGGAAGTAATAGTAAATCCATTGATTGTAACAGCCATGTTTTTTCCTCCTTATAAAAAAAATAAGACGGTCGTTTGCCGTCTTTTACTCATAATCAAGCCAATTAAGTTTATCTCCTAAGCCCTTAGCATTAACAGTTCCGGCATATATTCCGGAGTTTAAATTATCGACTTGATATTTTTTAACGATTTGTTTTAAGCTACACATGAAGTTATATATCGTAAGATTCTCTACTGTATCAAAATCGTATTTAAAGTTGGAATTGTTAACCAACGCAATTACCTGCTTGTCCAGTCGAGAATGATATTTTTGCTTCTTTCGTCTTTTAGCCTTTACCTTTTGACGTTCTATGATATATTCTTTAGCAGTTGTGTCTCCAGGCTTGCGATGTCTCTTTTCAATCGAATACACGGTACAAAAAATCGTTGAAAGTTGCATATACATCAACTCGTCAATCGTGATATCATGCTCCTCATCGTACAGTATAGGTAAATCATTTATTGTACTCAAACTAACTTTGAAATTAGCAAGATTTATATTTTCAAACATTAAAGAAGATTTTTCATCTAAAACCTTTTTAGGCATTCCGCCAAAAAGTATCAAAAAAGTTTGAAAATCAGTTATTTTTGTAAAATCCATTCCTGCCTCATCCAATTCAAGCATGATATCTGAAGAGGTCGAAGTAAATAAGCTAACTAAAGAATAAAAATTTGCTTCATCTTCATCTGTTCCGTAAAGCTTAGGTGAGTCACCTTTGATTTCCCCCAGCGTAGGAATATGTACTGTAATATTATCGTTAACTTTAAACTTAGTTTTGTTTAACAGACTTATATCACTCATATTTTACACCTGCTGTTATTTAAGTCATCAGCAACAAATTTCATTATTCTGCAGCGATGTTTTACACTTATGGCTTGAGCAGTATTACTGATAAGTCTCAGTTCTTTTTTGCCTATACCTTCATATCCATTGAAAAGCTTATCTATGTAAGCGGCAATAAGATCGTTTCTTACGCCACCCGACACATCATCTGTCGGCATAAGCCTTTCATGTGATACTATATAAAATGTAATAGTTAACTGTTTGAATAGGTAGTTTCTGTCGCTATAAACTTCCGGAACATCGACTTCAAATGCAATAAATGTTATCTCTTCTTCCGGAGCGTTCGGATATCTGATAAAGTTGAAAATATTTTTTCCTATCAAGTCTTCAGGTTCTTCGATTTCATCATTATTGATAAGTTCAACAATTTCGGGACAGTTAATCAGCATTGAGCCTATTTGCTGTTTATATTTGATTATTTCAAATGAATTAGCCATACAGGCTCACCACCTTTATAAAAAGTTGAGCCGATATCATTCCTGTTTTGTCGGAGACTTCCAGAAGAACTTGATCGCCTATCATAACGAGAACGTTATCAGCTTTTATTTTTATTTTATTGTCCGTAACTATTGTTTTGAAGTTACCGTCATATTCAGGCTTCACAGTGGTCAATTTCCATTGCGGTTCAGTGACGATTTCATTACCTTTTGAGTCAAAGAATTTTACAGAAAAAGTTTTATAGCTTCCACCAACTTTTATGATTGGCTCTCCTGTATAAGAGATAATGCAGGAACCCTGTTTTACAGTTTGCTCCCCTAATTTGTTGGGGTCAAAATAATCTGCAATCATAAGATCTAAGTTGTCATCATCACTCAGTTGTGTCTGAGAGAATGTCAGCGTCAAAACCTTGTCCTTCCCATTAAATTCCTTTCCTGAAATATCACCTGCAGTCCAGTTACCACTAAGAACATTTCTGCCAGTCAAAATATAAGCATTGGGCTTATCATTGATAATATCAATTAAAAAGCGTTTATCTCTTCTTAATTTAATCGTTTCTTCATCGCAGGGAAATTTTACAACAAACACCTGTTCGATAGACATCATAACCTTAGATTCAACTGTACCAGATGCAAACTGACTGATATCTTCTGAATATCCATATCGCCCGATTATCTCTCCTTTTTCATTCTGCCATTTTAAATAGATATTACATCTATACATTTCGCCGCTTTGATATATCTCATCTTCGACATCTGTGTCAGTAATGAGAAAATGAGAGTTATTCCATTCGACAATGCTTCCGGCATAAATATGCTCTCCGGGCATAGCATTTATTTTTTTGTGATACTTTTCAGTAGAAGAAGTAATAACAACATTCTGCTGTTCTCCATCGATAATAACATTCTTGTACCCAGGAGACCTTGGGATTCTTTTATTCATTGAACGTTGAGTTTCAAAAATTGCTCGGTCTCTGCGAGTATCACCTTTTACAGTGAGATTTTGATTATACAATGACCAATTCATTCTTTCACCTCAAAATACTTTCTCTTCAATGTTCCCACGATTCGAATACATCTAAAAATTTCTCGCTTGCAAATTGAGATATCTTCACAGTCTTTTATGTATTCCAATGAATTGATGATACTAAGATATTGTCCGTCATTACGAATAAATAGAATTACATCTTGTCCACCAGTCATTTCTGAAAGCAAGCTCTCAATATAGACTGATACAGTGGGGGAATATTCTTCTTTCAAAGGGAGAATTTTATACAGACGATTGATAAGAATATTAAAATAGTTCTCGCATAGTTCATCAGGAATTGAATTATATTTTGTAGTTATCATGATTTATTCAACTCCGCAATATCGCCATGAGAAAAAGTATAATTATTGATAGCAACTCTCGACTCTTTTTTACTCATTTCATATACATATCGCATTTGTTCAATAAGCTTAGCAGGGGAGTATTCGGTAAAATCCTTAGTGTTCAAACGACTTTCAAGCAATTCATCCGAATACATTTGAGGTTTTAGCCATTCAGTAATCATACATTCAGCAATAATATCTATCATGTCATCGTCCAGTTCTGTCTGAAATTCTTTAACTTCATCGTCTCTGTCAGTGAGATTGGCATATGTCTTTACGGTTTTTGCCACTTTACGACATACGGATGTCATATACAAATACAATATGTCTTCTCTGTCTTCTTCGAGTAGCATTAAAAGGTCATAGGCCTTTACCTTGAAAACAAACGCCTCATAAATTTTTGAATAAGGGGTAGCCATAGCCCACCTCCTTATCTTTCATAAAGCTCACACTTTAAAGCTTTTTCCAAAGCTGCAATAGTATTGATGTTGGAAAGACGACCATCTTTAATCATCTCCATAGCTTTAATGCCAACGCAATTCTTAATAACAGAACTCATTGTTTTAATCTTGGTTATAAGTTCTTCTTGATCCATATTGAAAAGGTTTTCAATCTCGTCCGCAGTAATAGCATTTTCATAGAAACGATCCATCTGCAAATCACGCAGAACAGCCATGTCAACTTCAATCCAATTTTCAGTAAAGAAACGTCTATCAGTATTCTTCATAGAATATAGTTCTGCCATTTCCATTGGAATTTCCTCACCAAACTCATGCCATTCCTCAGAATAACCCACAAGTCTTTTACTTACATAAATAAGCTTGCCTCCGGTTAGATTTTTAACCATAACCTGAGCGTCAAGGGGAATCTTTCTGCGAGGAACATAAGTGGCAGAAACAGTTTCGGGCACTGTTTCAGCAGTACCCGAATCCTGTGTTTTCTCAATATCGGCAGTTTTAGCTTTTGAATACGCCATATATTCTTCTCCTTTAAATTCTCAATAGTAATTAAGACATTGTGTAAACAGCAAACTTCTTATCAGGAATAATAACCTGAATGCCTGCATTGTTTACGAACAGATAGTCCTCGGAGAAATCAGCATTCATACCGTAAGTAGGAGGAACAATAAGTGCCTCGCCTTCATTTACATACTTAATAGGCTTAGTGTTAATACCTATGATATAAAGCTGATTGTCAGGAAGCAGGAAAGAATCAGTATTTGTCTTATGGATCTGGTTGATTCTTACCATAGGAATACCATTGAAGTTGCCATAGTAGCCCATGTTATACATATCTTCCTTAGCGGTCTCAGAAACAGTAGCAGTAGTAACCTTTCTGAGAGCTGCACGAGTACCCATAATTATGGGTGTCTGTCCATTGTTTACTTCAACGTGCTCGCAAAGCTCAAGAAGAACTGCTTCAGAATAAGAACCAGATGCAGGAATGTAAGTAGAACCGGAATTGTTAACAAGACCTGTCCATGCAGTAAAAATATCATCGTACTGCTTCTTAACAATAGATCTGCCGACTCTATCAATTATATTGTTGAGATCAGCTCTTCCAGACAGCATTCTGTCAAGTTCCTCGTAAACCTTTACGCCGTAAGTCTTCATATTGACAGAAATACGATTACCGCCGCCAAGTCTCTGACGTCTGAGACCCTGAGTACCACGAGCTACCTCGTCAACATAGAAAAGGGAGTCATTAGGAATATAAAACTCATTAGTATCGCCAAGAGCAAGGTTCTTGTATTCAACCATATTCATGAAGAACTCATTACCCTGAAGACCATCAATTACTGTCTTAACAATAGTCTCTTCGATGATAGCAAAGAGCTCGCCGCACTTGCCGTCACGGATATCTTTTCTATCAAGATATTTCTTACCATTATTTGCAGCAACGATAGCGTTATAAACAACCTCGTGAGATTCATCAAGGGAATACTGACCGGCAGGGGTGCCGTTATATGTATCAACTGCAAGCTTTACAATATCATTTACTGTAGCCATTAAAAATCACTCCTCTCAAATTAAAGTGCAAGATCAACGTAATAGAAAGTATGTGCACCAAGGGTGTACACATCTGTAATCTTACCGATAATAGTACCAGTGCTTGCGTCGTTTGCGATTACAGGCTTTGTGGTAGTACCAACCTTAATATACTTACCCTTAGCGGGTGTGCCGGAGAAGCCTTCAGCGGTCATTGAAAAACCATCTCCGCTGTGGAAACGATAGCCACGTATAACCTTGCCAGCCTCGTTAACATACTCTTCAAGACCATGATGTCTGGTCTCATCATAAATTATTTCGGGATTCGCAACGAGTACAAGCTTGGTAATGGGAGTAGAAGCTGTAGGCGCTGTTGCCTTTCTGACTTCTCTCTCATTGTCGATAAAATCGCCAATCTCAACAATTCCGCCGTTTTCAATCTCGGCAGGGTTCTCGGAAACAAAATACTTGAGAGATACAAGAAGAGTGCTATCTTCTGTACCGCTCATACGATCGAGATTTACAACTGTATATGCCATATTATTCATCCTTTCTAATATTACTTTGTGCCGTACAAATCAAACAAGTCGCCATAGGGACTGGAAGGTACGGAATCTTTTTCTACGATAGGTATTCTAACTACTCCATCATCTTTAGGTTTTGCTGAAAATGTAAAGCTTGCTTTCGCATCAGCAAAAATACACTTACATTCCCTTTCAAGGTCTTCCTTGGAATACTCATTAAGCTTATCCTTAAGGGCTGCAAACTCAGCAGAATCTTTCAGATTCTCAGACCACTTGTCAATGATCTCCTGTTTTTCTGCAAGAGCAAACTCAGCTTCAATCTTTGCCTTGTAATCTCTGAGTGAAATCATCTCTGTCTGCATAGACTCATAATTTGCTCTCATTGTGTCAAGAGCCGCCTTCTCATCGGAAGTCAGTTTTTCAACGAATACTTCATAGGGATCGCCCTCAAAAGTAATGTTTTCGCCATTCTTTGTGTACTTCTGTCTGTACAGAGAGTTGCCAGACCAAGAAGCATAATCGAAGTATGTATCATATACGGCGTCTATATAGTACCAATCATTATTCTCCGTCTCGATAGGTTCAAGAAGAGCATAGAGAGCACAACGAACGTCGTCATGAGAGAGCTCAAAAGTCTTTACAAATTTATCATTTGCGGGAGCTCCGCTTTCAACTGAAGCAGGAATTTCGGGTGCAGCAGGCTCTCCTTCAAAATTTTCCGCAGGAGCAGCAGGCTGCTCTTCGGGTGTAGCGTTTGTTACAATATTCTCATCCATTTGTTTTTTACCTCCTTCTTCAGTATTTTTCTTATTAAAAGCGACAAGAGTTTCATTCAGCTCTTGCATGATAATAAGCATTTTTTCATTGATATTGTCCTTTTCTGCGAATGTGTCTGTAGTACCCATTGCATTTTTCATGCCTGTACCAAGCTCATTGTTAAGAAAAGTAATACCGGTGTATTTATAGTCGGTTATGTTATAGATTTTCTTGGCAGCATTAAAAGTAAATTCATTAACACTTATTTCCATAGAAAGCTTGATATTTTTATCACGTTCGATAATATCCTCAGCGTAATTTGAATATCCTCGCCATACATATCCATCTACAAATACATAGTTTTTGCCGTCATATTCAGCTACCTCATAATTGTTCGTCTCAGGAATAACACCAATGGGAACTTCTTTGTAAATCATACGATATTCTCCCTCATTGACCTTATCCTTTTCAATAGACATATCATGAGAGCCAAACTGGGGCTGGCCATTCTCGTCAAATTCAACGTTTGCAAGAATAGGAATGTTTTTCAGTGTATCTTTCGCAGAGTTCATATCATCAACGTTGAAATTTGAACCATTAGGATTCACTCCATCATGACATACTCTGAGTCTCATCTTAATGAATCGGTCAGTGTCAAAACTTTCATCAAGGTCATATGTTACTGCGAGAGAAACATTATTTAATTCGCTTAATGCCAAATTTTTCACCGCCCTTCTCAAAGAAATATTTTGTCTGTAAAAACGTAAGCACCATTTTCGAGATTTTCTTTACAAAACTTCCTGATTGATGGCTCGTTTTTAAATATGAAAAAACCGCTACCCATATTAGGTAACGGCTCATATCCAGATTTAATCAAAGCGTCAGCAACACTCTCACTTTGTGTAATAATAAATTTCATACTGTCACCTCGATGCGTTACTGTCATGTTCTCTTGTGTTTTCGTTTGAGTCGGAGATTTCTTCTCCATTTTCTTCGGCGGTCGGGCGACCTGCTTCATCCCCAGAAGCTAAAGTATATGAAGAGCTTAGAGGTATCATTTTTTCGTGCATTTTCAGGAAATCATTTTCCATAAATAGCATAGCATTCATTGCAGGTTGATCGATGCCTACTGAGGCTGCAATAGCAGACTTAACAGGCACTCCGTATTGAGCATCCTTAAGAAGTAAATCATGAAACTGTTGTCTGTGGTATTCACTTATATCCAAAATGGTTATCTGGAATTTCTGTGTGCCACTAAGATTTTTAAGTAACCTGTTTACATTACGTTCGATCTGACGATTGACAGCGAACGTCAGACACTCATCTGCTGTTATTGAAATATTCAACGATGCTGCAGTTTGTTTATCACTGCCAAAAAGCAATGAAGAAACTCCAACATCGTTATAGAAATTTCGGATAGCTTCATAGGTTTTATCCGGATCTTCTGCTCCGGACTTCTCGAAATCAAATACTTGTACATCCATAGGGGTCTCAAAAACGCCAATATTATCAGGCGTAATGTTTGTCAGCTGAGCATAAAATTGATCTGCAAGCGTTTTGTCAATAAGAAGATTTCCGGTTTCATCAGTAGGAAGCTTCAATCCAAGAGCCTTATAATTTCTCAGGATTGAGGCGCCCTTCTGAAGATCCTTATAATCTTCAATGTCATAAATGCCCACTAAACAACCGGCAAGAGGGATAAGAGGGTAAGTAACATCTTCAGAAATTTTTAAGCAAAACTGTTTCTTTTCATCGAGAAGCTGCCAGCGCTGAGAGGAATCTTTCTTATAAATTTCGTATTTATCAATAAATTCCTGTCCATACGATTCAAGTTCATCTTCTTTTCCACGGAAATAACTGAAATCAAAAGCTACAATATAACAGCCATCGACTATTGAGGCTATCTTAACATAATCAGCAGGAAGCTTTCTTATGTAAAACGAGTCTTTTGTCTGATAAATGTATCCTGCAAAGATATCCTCTCTCCAAGCGATAGTTAATGCTTTTCTCATTTCATGACGCAGATTAAATATCGACATGAAATCTGTAGCCTTTTTATATGAGGCTTTAAAAGCCTTATCATTTATTTCCTTAGTGGCGTCAAACTTAAACGGATACATTATATAATTAAGCGGACACATATGAGCAAAATAATTGACTACTCTACGATACTGTGACGAAACTTCATATAAGTATATCGAAGCATTGCGCAGCTGTTTGGCATTAGTTTCGGGATTTTTAAGATACTTGATAATGTTTTCTTTTGTATATTTGGTATAAATAACGGAAGTATGAGTATTACTTGCTAAATTTAAAAGTTGCACGTCGGTCAACTTAGAAAATCGCAAATCTTTCATAGCATTCTTCCATTGTTCGTTATAGTTTATTTGTTCTGCCATTTTATATCACCTTCCTATCGACATACATTTAGGGCTTCTGCATTGAAGCCTAAATGCACTCTGGGAAAGTTTAGGCTTACTCAATTTACGTTCAAGCTCATTTGCAATCTGATTTGCATAAGATAGTGAGCTGTATCGGTCTTTTCGATTTGTTCCGGTCTCTTTGATCTTTATTTCTGCTCCAACAGTCGTATATTCAAGATTGACCAATTCATTGATGAGCAACGATGTCTGGATATAAGGCATTTTAATGGTGAGCTTATCTTCAGCACTCAAATTATAAAATGCTTTATTGCTTTCATATTCATCATTAAATTCCTCTTCATCAAGAAGAAGTCTCATTTTACCACGACGAATACAGTCTCTTAGAGCATATGCGCATTGTGAGTTCCATTTCGTGTTAGCTTTTACACTATATATAACTTTTGCAGGATTAGTGCTTGATCCTTTATAGTGCTCAGCCATCTCAGCATCGTTAATACAAGTGAAAGCAGGATAAAATTCTCCGGTTATATCATCAGTCATATCCTTAACAAGATTATCAAATACTCCAACACCAACACCTTGAGTATCTATAACTATGTAATCACAATCCATTTGCTCAAAAATTCGACGGATGGTTAGGGCTTGATCTTCAGTATGTCCGCCTTCTTTATTTTCAGAATAGAGGACATTTCTGATATATTGACCGTCTTTAGTGGGAAGCAGCTGAGTAACAAAAATTGATGTTGCATCATTTTTATTGCGCTTCGAACTCATTACAGCAATATCGGCAGAAAGCAATCTAAGTTCTCCCGGTGTTTTTTCGGGATACTTAATGATTTTGTTCGAGATCTGAGTATATATCTCTTTGGGATATATAGCTTCTTTGATTCTTCTGGCTTTCATCAAGTCGTCAAACCTGAAAAATGAATCTTCACTTTCGCCCCACCATAAGCAGCCAGACTCCATGCTGAATGAAATTTCATTAAAAGTCGGGCTCATCATTTCTTCCAATACTTGCTCTGGATTCAAAAGTCCTTCTTTGATAGACATCTGATAGGGAAGTCCGCATATAAATGTTTTCTTCTTTTGATTCATCAGATCGACAACATAGCTCTGTGCTTCTTTATATGCCCAATGTGACTTAAGCCACACCGAAGACATGTAAATTTCTTTATTACGTTCCTTGGGATAGTTAACATATTCTTTCTTCTTGAAGAAACCAGGCATACGCTCCGAACGCATAAAAGGTCTGAGAACGGTTTCAATAACTTCTTTCTTGCACAGACGGAACTCATCCACAAGAAGTATGTGACATCTGCCGCCACGAGCTGTATCGGTCGTAGTGGTTACGAAAATCATAGAACCATTTTTAAATTCAATCTGAGCATCAACACTATTGAGCGTTATTTGTTTTATCTCCAATCTAAGATTTGGAGAATTCGGCATAAGCTCTGACGTTATCTTCTTCAGAACTTCCTTGGCCTGCTTAAGTGTTTTTGATGCTACGCATATTTTGGTACCGGGATACAAGATACATCTGACAACACAGAAAATAGCTGTTAAGTATGTTTTTCCGAGGCCTCTTGCGGCCAAAAACATACTGTTCGTGCAGTAATTCATCATCACAAGAATAATCTCTTGGAATAATTTCAGCTCTATTCCCAGATAATCCTTTACAAATCTGTTAGGATTTTCTCTGTAGAATGCTGCACGCTTTGCTATCGTAGTCATCATCTTTTCAGACTTGTCCTGTATTCCTGTATTATACTGTCTATATTTACTCAAGGCTCATCACCGGACCCAAAAATATCTTCATATGTGATCTGATTGATATCTTCTTCTTCAAGCTCAGGACGATTAACAGTATATTTTCTTATTTCGTCTTCATAGAGTTGACTCCAGTTATTTTTAAATCCGAACATCTTAGATAAATGTCCAAAGAAAAAGACGCTGATATAGCGTCTGATTCCATCGATATCTTTCCATTTTTCTTCAGGTTCGGGTATAGGCTCTTCGTCTTCCCAACGTTTTATCAGGACCCCGAATGAAGCAGTGTCGCTCATTGTGTTCTCGCTGCTTTGTTTAGGCTGAATGCCCGCAGAATTCATAAGGTCGTTCATAGCCTTACATAAGCTATCAACCTTATCTCCCTTTTGAATACCTCTCATAATCTGAAGCTCAAGCAAACATATTTTCTGAATAATTGCTTCCATAGCCTTTGCCTGTACAGGATAAGATAGGATCCATTCAGAATATCGGCTATCCAAATATTCGTAATCTTCGGGTTTAAATCCGGAACCCCAGAAAGACACCGTATCTGGATCTATCTCTTTTGAAGAATACATATCCTCATATGTAGTTATTTTATCCTCTTCTGCCTTTTCTTCCAATATAGTAGTGTCATATGTTTTGTTTGCATACTTTGCAGTATGGGTTTTACCAACATAGTATGTCATTCGCTTCAAAGGCTTAGAAGCGCTCTTCATCAAATTGACGATCTCTTTATTATAATATATGTCAAACTTCATGCACACTCTGCGAACCGCTTCTTCTTCGCTGCCAAGCTCTTCGAGATATTCCTCATATAACGAATCCAAACAGTCTTTGCATATTGGAAGCCTGCATCTGTGTCCTACGTGAAGCTTGCTGAAGCTGATCATAAATTCTCTGTCATCGTCCATAACTTGTTTGCCGCATTTTTCGCAGCGATACATAAATGGGACATTCTCGTTACCAGCAGCAATTTGTTTAAGCATCTCAACACGCGTATCTACAGCTTTTTTCTTTTGTTGCTGAGGAGCTTTACGTCCTAAATTTTGCTTCGGCATAATTCCTCCTTTTTATGAAGGAACTAATGTCATTTGCTATTTTTTTTAATCATCCTGTCACGCTCTGCAATGCGTTCCTTCATTTCTTTCTCTAAAGCCTTTTCTTCGGCTTTAAGTCTTTCCTTTTCTCTCATTTTATCAAGATCTTTTTTCTTATACGGCAGCTTTTCTGCTTGGCACCAACGTCTGATGCCATTATCAGTCAAACCATACATATGAGAAATCTGAGTAATATTGTATTCCAATAACAATCTCTTAAGTTCCCTTCTGCTTGGACGATCTGTTTTACGCTGCGCTAAAGAGCTGCATTCAGAGCAACAGAACTTAGCATCAGCTCTTTTGGGTTTAAACATTTGTCCACAGTAAGCACAGGGAATTTCGGGACGATAAAAATAACTCGTGTAAACGTTAGGTTCGTCGGTCTCAACCAAAGTGCCTCCCTGATGATATCTCGTATGAGCTTCTCGGGAGACAAACACGATTATGTTATCTTCGCTATTATTCAATCGATTCTGATCCTTGTGGTGAACCACTTCGCCCGGCTTCAAAGGTCTGCCAAGGATTTTCCTTGCCACAACTCTGTGTTCGGGAACAAAGCCACGTTTATCAGCTTCAGGATCAGATGGTAAATAAATTGTGCGGTATCCTGAATATGACATTCATAAATCTTCCTTTCATTCTGATATACTATTATATATATTATTTTGCCACAAGGGCGAAGGCTTGTTCGGAGCACAAAGCCTCTGAAAGCTCATTGGGGATGCGATCGGGATTCGAACCCGAGCCGACGCCGTGAAAGGGCACCATCTTAACCACTTGACCATCGCACCAAAATAGTGCGCCCCTATTGGGGCAGCACCATCGTTAATCTTCTTCTTCGTCTTTGTCATATATTCCGGGGTTCATATCTCTCTTAAACTTCTGAGTGATACGGAACTTGACCCATCTTGTTTCGGGAAAAATATACTCAACTTTGTTACCATTTTCGTCGAGCATTACTCCGTTTCCGTCAAGACGAAACATTTTTCTGGGCGGCTTGATATAGGGCTCAAGCCAACCGAGCTTAATGAAATAAAGACCTCTGCCTTCAAGCAAAGTCTCTTTCATTATATTGACAAAGGAGTCATAAGCAATTCTACAATTAGCCTGAGTGAAGCCAGTATCATAAGACATCCTTTTTATAAATTCTGTCTTAGTGATCATTTCAGGCTGATTTTTCTTGGAAGACGACATAATATCGCCCCCTTATTACTTAAACGACTTCTTAAAAGTAGAACTGAACTTGAACTTGGGGACAGTATGAGCAGGGGAAACAAACTTTTCCTTGGTGCGGGGATTCTGTCTTTCACAAGCCTCTACGTCAGCAGTAGAGAAGGTGCCAAAGCCATAAAGCTTTACAGTGTCCTTCTTGTCCAGAGCTGAGATAATTGTGTCAACAACCGCATTAAGCGCAGTCTCAGCATCATTCTTTGTCATGTTAGCGTTTGCTGCGATAGCAGCGATAAATTCCTTCTTAGTCATAATAATTTCTCCTTTTATTCTTTAATATTTGTGTATAGAACATCCGTAAGTCCATATTCTTTATCGAAAATAAAAGACTTACATTGTCTCTTTGAACGATATCCTTGCTCAGTAGTCCACGCTGATGGCGCACTGATAGTGGGCAATCTTTGAATTCTCATGTGATTGTTTTCATCGAGAACCATTTCACTATGTAGATGCTGTAAAAATACTTCAGTATTAGTTACACTGCTCCATACTTTTCTACACTCATCAGGGATGAGGGCAGGAAGCTTTTTAATATCAGCGTCATGTGCGAACACGAAAAGTGTTTTACCAAAAACACGATACTTACGAGGAGCAGGGGACATATCTACCGTTACTCTTTTGTCATCCTTATACCAGGCATAGCAATATTGTGCAAGAGAATATCCAACAGTCTTGTCATGATTAGCATTCACCAAGACAACATCTACAGGTGCGATATTTGCAAGCATATCAATAGCTATAATAGTCATATCGAACAGCTTCTGCATCATATCAAAATATCCACAAGCATTATCTTGCGGTGTTCCCTTAGTAGTTGTTCCGGCAAGATTATCAAAATTACTTTGATCTCCGCCTATAGTAAATATAATCCTACTAAGCTTGATATGTTTCACACGAGACATCACATCTTTAATGACATAGTAAAATAGATTTTCAGCAATCTCGCAGTTATATTCGCTTCCGGTCTCAAGCATACTGGATCTGAGAGCAAAGTGAAGGTCAGATATGGGTAAAATAAGCAGATTATCACCCGTTCCGTAATCTGATGATACTACGGGAATGGTAATATTACTGTATCTTCTATCTAAATCATCGAACCACTGCTTCATGTCAGAGTCCATTAGTTCGGGGACTTTGGGCTTTACAGTTATCTTGCTTGAATATAGTGTCTTGTCTCCACTGTTCCATTTGCTGTTTTTAGCAGATGAAACATCAAAGAAACGTGGATCATAATTATGTAAGCGCAAAAGATAATCAACGTCACGAAGTTTACTTTCATCCTCAATATAGAATGTACGTTCGCTTGTTTCCGATCTGTCTGCGTTTATCGTAACGGTTTCCTTGGTGGATATAGTCGCAGCATTGGTTTTAGGCTTGATTTCCCAGCCACCGTTGATAAACTCATAGAAGAACTTTGCACCTTTACGGGCACAGTCTCTGGTTTCGTTTATACCATATCTGGCTCTCATATCGGCAACATCCTGCCATTCAATATCCTCGTTGTGCTGCTTCTCACAGAGAATATTGTAAAGATCTATATAATATTGATTGTCCATATTATACGACCTCATCAATGTCACAGTCTTTGCCGATGATTGAATCTACAATGCCAAGCGTTTTGGCTTCATCTGCAAAATAATAATTTTCAATTCTCTCTGTCTTTTTCAGGTCTTTTATGGAAAGCTTTGTTCTTGACACAACAAACTGCATCAAGCGCTCTTTATATTTTTGACCAAATCTCCAATAGTCATCAACCTTAGAAGGACTGCCATAATCTCCGTCTCTTCCTTCATGATTTAAAAAGAATGCGTTTTCAGAAGCATATCTTTTGTGGCACGAAATATAGATATAGAATCCCATGGACAGTGCATATGATGTACAAACACCAATTACAGGTGTCTTTGAATTTTTGATGCAGTCACAGATTCCCATACCGTCCCACGTAGAACCTCCGGTAGATGATATGTATATGATGATTGGAGTTCTCTCTGTAACGGGTACGTCAATATCAAGTGCATTATATCTCATGATATGATATGAAATATTGGCTCTGGTCTCAGGGGTGATTTCTCCATTGATAAAAAGTTTTCTGTCCTCAATGTCCGACATAACAAACATTTCTTCGAGTCCATAATTGAAATTATTTGATGATGCACATTCAAGAACATTCATTTCACCACATTCGCAGCTCTTCTCTTCAGAAATTACCGCTTCAATATTGTCAGTCTGTTTATTCTCTGTCATGCTTTAGCCCTCACGTATATTGCGATATTCTCTGATGAGTCCGAGATATCTGTTGCTTTCAGGACAATAATATGTCTTGCCGCTCATTCTACTTCCCTTTGCTCCATGTTTACGCTTCGAACAGATGGTAATATAAGGGTCACGCACATGCTTGCAGATAAATAAATATTCGTCTTTACTGATTTGTATCATTTTGTTCATCCTTTTACTCGTATTTTAGGAAAAGTCTCGGTACCACCGAAGGCATAAATTCCTACTATATAAACAACAATCAAAAACGAAAGAAAAACACGCTCAAATAACGTATTATAGCCATTCGAGCGTGTTCAATTTACTATTACAAATCAACTTGAATATCAAACTTTATCTTGCAATTTGCGCATTCTTGTCTGTTCAATATTTACTTTCACACTACAGTTCTTACAGTATTTTGTGCGGGCATTCCCTTTACACTTTGTCAAGCGCCCACACTCTGCACATCTGATATACTTATGCTTGCCTAAGTAATTCATGTATTCATGTCCAAGCTCCCTGAAATCAGATATTCTTATCGCCATATACGATTCTTCCTGAATATATAGAACCTGAATGTTTGTATTAGTAACTTTCATGCTGAACCCAATCAATCCGGCTCGATATAAACTATTCAGCATTGCTGCTTGTTTTTTGATAGTAGCTGGTACAGCAGCGATTTTGAATATTTCATCATGAGAACGACAAACCCAACCATTGTTGTTTATATTTCTTTTATCTCCGAATTTCGCAAGACACAACAACGTAAACGCAAGTCTTTCGAGAGGTGGAGATTTTAGATTTTTTATAGTTTCCATTTCCGCCCTCGTAATAACGACTTCGTTTATCTCTGTAAGAGGGTATTTATCTGCCTTTTTCACTTTGTTCTGTAAAGTATTCTCCCATAATTTCGAATCATACTTAGGATAATTATTTTGCATAAACTCATTCAGCTTATTATATATTTTTTTACCCGTGAGCTTTTCAACATTATAATAGTATCTTGCAAGCAGTAATAGGGTCTCAGAAGGCTTCTCTCCAATGTTCCCCGTCTCAATGATTCTTTCTGCTTCTGCACGTTCATTAAGTATTATCATTCTTCGTCTCCACCTTTGCTTTCCCAACGCTGAAATTTTCTCCACAATAAATAATCTCACCGTCTTTATCTTTATATACATATGAGATTTCATTATTATTTTTAGCAAGAAGATTATGAATAATCGTATCTACACATATTTCCCATGCAAACTGCTTAGAATGTGAGGACTTGTAGCACATATCAAGGATAATATCACACAATTCGCATTCATTAGGGCAAATAGCTTGACATTCCCTCTTGAACTCATCCCTCATCACTAAAAATTGAATAGATGTTTCTTCCTTATCTAATCTTTGCTGTTTCGATCTAATTTGAAAATCGACTGTTCTTTTTAAGTATTCGTCATACAGTTGTTTGATTTTTGTATAATCGTATTTGCTATATTCTACACCGCTTTTCATTATACTATAATCGAAATCAGACGATGACTTTACAGATGATATATATCCATCAAATTCCTGTTCTATTTTATGACAAATTTTATTCATCGTCGAACTATTATCACTTACGGGCAGTAACAAATAATACCAATGAAGAAAGTCGTTTTGCTCTTCTGTCTTCTCGGGCAGAGCTTCTAACTCCGCAATATCCATCTGATAAAGCATTCTGCATTTTTGATTCGTGCTTTTTATATATTGATTGTATTCGGTCATCTGGTCCGGATATATATAATTCGTGAAATATGGCTTTTTATTTGCACAGATAGAAGAGTTGAATTTCTTTTTCAATGTTTCTTCAGGTGTGCTATTATCTTTGACTTTGTTTTTGGACATATTATACCAATAATCAGGCATAGGTTTGGAGATTATGCCTTTTGTACGATCTATACAATTCTGCTGGTATAACTGTCCACACATTATCCTATATTCCAGCGTCTTGTACTCTTCGCTATTCTTATCAAACAAAGGCAAGAGATCATACATAGCTGTTATGTGATTAGTTGTCGTACCTATTTCATCGCCAAAGCTGTTTTGATTAGCTTCTACGAGTAATTCTTCGGTTATGATCTTTTTTTCTGCTTTTCTTTGAGCACACATTATTGCAGGTAAATCTCTTGTGTTCTCAAGAAGGACTTTATTATCTGTTGTTATCAATGCGTCTCCATCAAAGTCACACCCATTCAGCGCATGGCAGAACGAGTCGTGAGCATTTAACACGTTTACAACGTGTATATATTTATACCATCGACGTATTTCAGGGTTGTCAGCTATCTTCATTCTTCTTATATTATTTGCCGCCGACATAGGAGCCCTAAAGCACACAATTTCTTTCACTCCGAGATCCGCCCAATACTCCGAATAAATTTCCCCGGCATTTAACAGCCCCAGCTTACTCTCATCTGTTTCGATACCGAATGTTTTTTGACATAAAGCAACAGGATCTCCCGAAATTGTCGCATAATTACCATGTATTTTAAGTACGCCGATCTTAGCCTCATCAATTTTTTTCTTGAGCATATAGTTGAGTCTGTTTATTACGTAATTGTCCTTAAGCATTCGAGGGTCTATCATTATTGCCTTAGCGAAATCATTTTCGACAGAATTGATATTATCTGCAGTTAAGCCCATACCTTTAAGAAACAAAATCGTCTTATTCACATCTCCGCTGATAACGTCTTTAATCTCTGATACGGTAGGGGAGATAAGCTCTTCAATCTGTTTATCATTTAGCTCGTAACTTTGAATAAACTGATAATTAAGATTTCTTTCACTTTCAAGTTTCTCAGGTAAAGCTTTAGTTATCGCAAACCCGTAATGATTACCCGTGCTTTTTTCTATGTAATCATCTATACTCTTATACGAGTCCCAAAGTTTAAGCATCGATGGAGTTGTTATCATCTCAATATCGTCGAGATTATGTTTATTTCCCCATACATCTTTGATTATCTTGTTTCCACCATATTCTTCGCAAAAACTATGAAAATCAAAAGTAAACATCATTCCTTTGAAAAAGGCATTTCTTGTACAGAACCCAGATACAAGATAATGCTCTCCCATTTCGGAGCTCCATTTTTCAGCTAAAGCAGGACAAATAAGTCCGTATCCATCATTAGTATTTAACTCCACTTCCTGCTCCGCAACAGTCATTACCGGCTCATTACTGTTAACATCATCAAGATTTATTACCCTTTCACGAAAATGAGTAAAAACATCATCTACCACAAGAATACCTTTAGGCATCGAAACCGGAGTAGACGTACTGCATGAAAGTGATTTATAAGCCTCGAATTTTGCAGGAACCAGTTTGATACTAAGGTCTCTGTCGTTATCAAGTCTACGGGCAAGCTCTTTATGTATTATTTTCCCTTGATTAGATATCTCGCTTGCATATATTATCGTAGATTTCTTTACACCATTGGTCGTTCCTATCAATCTCTTATAAGACAATCCGTTAATCTTAAATCCTGTATTTAACTTTTTAAAATCTGACATTCTATCCATTATGACCGCAACATAATCAGGTTTAAATTGAAGCCGATCCAACTCAGAATATAGTGCTTTTATGCGGCGTTTATTTGCCAGTGATTTGGGCATTTTTTGTATGCTTCGTATCTCACGCCGAATGGTTTTGATTTTTTCTTCTGTTGCCTGAACATCGAGTCCGTTAATTTCATCGATGAAGCGCATAACTTCACGATCTCCCAGAGCAATTATTTCGTCATTACGTCTGGCGTCTTCCAGAGACAAAGTTAAGCTCTTACGAGGGGCAGATAATATCCTGCCACTACGTAGCTTAAAAATGTACTTCTGATATGTCTTTTGTTTTGACAGAGAAATAACCTCCTTTTACCTTTTCCCTATACGAGCATATTTTTCACAATAGTATGCCCGAAGGTCTTCTGAACGAGTCCTTGCCAATATAGTCTTCCTTTTAGCAGAATATTTCTGATACTTACCACAAGCAGAATGACAATTATAACAGCGCTCAGAACAGTCTTTACATGGTGATGTTTCCAAGATGTTTATCTCCTTTCTAATATGTTCAGCAAGCCTTAATAAAGATCCCATCTATCCGGACAATCAAAATCATCTACAAACTGAATAGGATCCGGCGTAGGTTCTATATAATCTTTTTTTTGCGTGAAGACTATTTTCAGTATTTTTACACGATTATAATCATGTCCTGCAAAGAAGATATTCGGATTGGCAAAGAACCTCATGTCGGCTTTATCATCTTCATAATTATAAAAATATCCTAAGAAACTTTGATTATAACCGTTCCAATCAAACTTAATGTCTCGATATTCTCTCATGAAACGAGCCGCATTAGTTCTGTCATATCCTACCAATTCACAAAAATCTCCAACGCTCATAGGGATTATTGCATCTTCATCTGTTTCTTCAGGGTTATAACAAATTACATTCCATTCACGATTTATGTAGGGAATAAGCTGAAATATATACCCAAGATATACGTGCTTGTTCTGGGGGACGGACAAATATAATTTCCTCAAATTATTTATGTAAACACGAACGTATCTCTGCTTCTTGTCAGACGAATCTATCGAAAGCTCTCCTCTGTAAAAATGGTCGGTATTAAGTCTGTAAAGCTTTTTCTCTTTGATCAAATATCCTGCTGATACTACTTCAGCTAAAAATCTTTTAAATGTTGCCGGCTTTAACACCATCAAATTTTGCATCTTTTCTCGGGTTATATATTTTCCATTTGATTTCAGGAACTTCCCATCATATTCCAAAAACGTTGAAAGATATACCAATCTGATTGCCGTTTGAGGAGACAAGTCCGTCATAGACTTATGAATATTAAATAAGTACATGACAAACTGCTCTTTTTTTGTCAGATATTTAAAACATTCTACCTGCTCATTGTTTTCAGCATATTGTTTTCTGACTTCTTTCTGTTCTTTGGTGATCAATGTTGCATCATCAAATATTTCTCCTGTGTTTGCATCTATATACGATCCTATAAAAATCCCTCCTCAATAATCATGGACAGATTCACCTCGTCAAATTTGAGCCTTTTTTGCCCGATTTCTCGTCAAATTTGAGCCTTTTTAAAATTGCGTTTTTGTTAGGCAGGAACAGGCAAAAAGGCACTTTTTTGAGGCAAAATTACATTGTTCTTTATACCTTACTTCATACGATCAGCTACCACATCGGAATCACTTCCTCTCTTGTCGTTAGGAGAAAAGGGAATTTTTAAGAGTCGGGACGTGAAACGTCACGACCAGTGGAATGAACGTAAGTTCATTACGCTGTATTCCTACTGCAACTTGTTTCCTGCTGCAAAGTAGTTTATTTGTCACTGATTTCATCAAACAACTTGGTCAGTCTTCTTGGCTTGTAGACTCTATTCTCAAGCTGCTTATGATCTTCGGCTAACTTATTTACATTACAGTTGTCATACAAGCTTTTCACGGCCACTATGTTATCTTTGATCTTACGTCTCTCCTGCAGTGTATCTCTCAGCATCTTATAGGCAGCATAAGCATCAGACACGTTAAACTTGCTAAACTCAATCAGATGTTCTATGTCTGTTATTTCCTCATTTATTTCAGATAATCTCCCCTGAAGCTTCGATAAACATCCGTTCTTTCTTGCTTTAAGCTCAGCCATTTCATCAAATAATGTAAGATAATCAATCTCATCATTATCAAATGTTTCTATGACATCGACTGTTTCATCAGGCTCACGATCCACTGTTTGCTGTTCTGTCTTGCTCTGAATCTCTCCCTGTAGCTCATTATCTTCTACAATATCCTGTCTTACAGACCACTGAGTGCTAATATTGTAGAATCTACGAGGTAGCGATACAAGAGCCTGTCCTGCTCTCTGAACAGTAGAATATCTTCTTGCTTTGCTGAGATCTTCTGTTACAAACATATATCCATCAGATTTAGTGGCAATGTACTTATTGCCTGTGCCTATGTAATACATTTACTATTATCCTTTCTATACTTATATTTCATTCATCAGTTTTTCTATACATTCGCAGAAAAGCTCATATTTATCAGGGCGAGCAAGAATAACTTCATTCTTGGTTCTTGCGCCACATCTTCTCATAAGCTGGCTCCAGCTCGCTTTAGTACCTATTATTCCATAAACAATACTACATGTACGAATGCCATGTACGGCGTCAATATCCTTGAATGTCACAACACGCTGTCCTTTGTACTCCTTGATACCGATTAAAGTATCACATATTGTTATCTCGTTCATTATTGTTTAACCTCTCTGTGTCAATATATTGGACTGTTGATGCTTCACGTTCCATTTGTCGATTGCTTCTTGCTGTTCTTTAGTAATAGGATCATTAAATCTCTGCTTTGCCTGAACAATATAACCGTCTCGGATCTCTAAAGTTACCAAGCTGTCATTTGGAGTAGCAGCGTATCTCATAAACATGACATGGCAATCACCGGATATAACCCTACTAATATATGAAGCAACACAGTTGTTCTGCTGTACGGCTTCATCTTTAATATCTTGAGAGCTCTTGGGATATATGAATACATACCCATCAATTTTGTCTTCAAGAGTAGTATCTATTCTTGCTACAAATTGATCTTCTTGAAACTGCTGTTTTAAACGATTATAGTTTCGACAAGCGATAGCGTGAGTAGTAAGAAAATGTCGAGGGTATTTATCAAATTTAGGACTGATTTTTGACATCATAGTTGCATAATCGAGCACTTCTCTTATGATATTTAAATTACACGCTTCGTAAGTTATCAGGTCGTCTATGTATCTAAGGAGAGCTTTAGGCTGATAATTATATCTGATAAAAGAATCAATATAAAAATCATTATTTCGATAATCATGTTGAGCAAGTATATATTCTACGATAGTTCCAAACGAAAGAGACGTAAGTTGCTCCGAAGCTGCAAAATTAAATATATCTGCGTGTTTTTTATAGGATTCATATGTGTTTTGCTGTAAACAGATATTATTTTCTTTACATATCTTTTTTAATCCTTTAGGAATATCGGAAAAGGGTATTGCGTACATATTTTTACTTATATTTGTTATTCCTGCGCTGTAATATTGTTCAAGATTGGAATATAAAGGAATGCGATCTAAAATTGTTCCTATATTTGAAATATTGGATCCGCCCTTTACTTCCCATTCCATAATAGACTGTAAAAATAAACCATAATTTTTATCGGAGCAGGCATCAATTAATTCTTTTATTGAAATATTACGAAGCTGTGTTTGAAGCGAATTGACTTTTCTTCCACTCCATCCGTATGTAGTCTTTGTTGCAAAATCATATTTGCAAATCTTATCGTCTTGATTAAAAATTAAGAATGAATGATCCTTATAAACCGATAATGCCACTGTTATTTCCACCTTTCTTTAATTTTCTTCTTTATACAGCTTCGGAGTTCCATCGGCATTGACCATAACGGTTATTTCGACGCAATAAGTACAGTTACGTTCATAATACATTACCATTGTATCCTTGTCGTACCAAATAGTGCTATTAGAATCCTCATATACTTTTACCATAGGATTTTCAATGGTGTTGTTTTGTGATCTACTGCGCACTGTAAATATTCCCAGTGCTATTGCTCCTACTGCCAACATTCCCACCGCAAGCACACAGCCTGCCAATATGTAATTAATTTTCATTTTTACCTCCATTTTCCTTGGGCTTACCATAAACGCTTCTTGTATTTTCAAGAAATACGGTTCCTTTTTCATATCTTTGTATTTTCATTTCGTTTTCTAATTTGTCAAAAAGTTGATAATTACTAACAAAGTAGTAAATACCCTCTTGTTCGCTTTGAAACTCTATAGGATATTCATACCACCAAAATCTCTGATTAGTTACAAACCATGAGTCAGAGTCAGGGCAGAATGCTATTATCCAAGTGGAAAATTCTGTCCCAAACGTCATATCATTCTTTGAGTTAATTGTTATCATCATCATTATTATTTTCCTATCAATATCCATAAAGGAATTTTCTTCTTAGGCTTTATTTCTATAAAGTCCACGGTGTCTAAAGTTCGAATCAGTTCAGGCTTATTGCGCCTTATCTCGCTGACCGATGGATAAATGCCTAATTCTACAAGGATTTTAGGCAAATATCTTTCATCGGTATAATATGTTTTCTCAGACTCGCTACCGATCCAATCGTCGCTGGTTGCGGCAAATATTTCAGCAGGATCTACAATAGGCGTCCCGATAACAATATTTTCAACGTGTCTCATTATTATCCTCCTCGTCACTTGATGCAATTACACATGCTATAGCAGCAAGCGCACAGCTGCCTGCGAACATCCCAACTACAAAACCTATCCAGAACATTTAATCACCTCCGTTGGCGTACTGATACGGCTTATCAATATTCATCCCACGCTTCGCACCAGCATAAGTATTCGTATGCGAGATAAAATTTGAAACAATTCATATTCTCACATTCGCCATAATCGTGGTCTTCGCCGCACCATCTCTCACAGTTTCGGCACATATCGTGTAATGCCTTACAGCTGGTCTCATCGTCAAGATAAGGCTTGATGTGCTGATAGGCTTCTTGTATATGACCTTCGGTTTTAGTATATTGCCTTTGACAGTTGCTCATATTTAATCATCTCCTACTATAGTAGTGTATTATTTGTTTCTTTCACATTTTCACGATCCTATACAGATTATTGTCAAGATATCTTCTCAGTAGTGTATCTTCATCGAAACCTGTTCCGTGGTAGAATTCCTCGGCAATGCCTCCGCCGATCGCACATAGTGTATCAGTATCGCAAGGCAGTGACAGTACATTTCTGATGAAACTCTCATAACTCTCGCTTTCGAGAAAACATCTGATAGCTACCGGCACACTGCCCTGACAAGTCACATCCCATTTATAAGTCTCTCTGTAACTATCGAGAGTCTGGTCGATGCCGTATTTATATTTGCTTGAAGGATATTCTGTTGACACGTATTCATAAATATCCCCTTTGCTTTTCCCGTTCTTTGCCAGATTTATGCACACGGCTGTTACTACTGCGCCTTTTATACCTTCTTCGTGATTATGGGTGCAATCTGCTGACATTCTTGCATATACATATACATCGGGGATAAGCTGGTAATGTTCTCCAATATAAGAGCATCGCATTGCTGAACCGTTTCCGAAACTGCCGTATGGACTCTCATCGTTGTGTTTTATCCACCAATGAAACATTCCACCATATCCGGCGTGGGGATATTGCCTGCCGAATTCCCTGTAGTATTTTGTAAATGAGCCTTTATTAAACACTGCCATCTTTGTTGCCAGTGTCATTACTGTGTCATCTGTAAAGTGACATTTATCTGTAAAGAGTTCGCAGTGCTGCCAGTCGAGATCATCGGGACGGGTAAACTCAAACTGAGAACCTGCGATATCTCCTAAAATTGCTCCAATTATAGCCATAAAATTATTCCTTTCTTATTACTGTAGTGTTACTATGGGACTTTACAATTCTGCCTGAAGCTTCTCGATAGTTTTGTCTATCTCATCGTCAAGTCTCCATCTGAAATGACACCAACCATTGCTGCCATCATCTGAATACATAGGGCATTTGCCGTCTCCGCCATCTGGAAAATGAGCGCAATAGTAACAGTCGAGGTCATGCTCATTGAGATCAGCTGCCATATGATTTATAGTGGCCTGTGCTCGCTGCAAAAGGCTTGTGAGATTGTCGATCTCATTATTTGTCATACAGCCACTCCTTTCCGTTAATAATTTTTGTATTTTCGTGCGCATAAATCTTACCTCATTCATCCGCCGGCTCATACGGAAACTTTTCAATGTCTGTATAAAACATCGTATATTTGCCATTATCCCAGTCGTCGTGATAATGTCCAAAATACCAGTGCTTGAAGTCAAGCCTGTCGGCAACCTTCTGAAACCAGACTTCCATAGAGCTGTCCACGAGGGACTGGTCAATACCTCTCAGGAAAAGGTGTGTGGGTCTCGTATCATAAGGACAAGTATGAGACAGTACGTAGTCAACGCTCCATCCGGCTTTGTCAAGTATTTGCTCTATCTCAGCCTTACGCTTATCTGTAATCTGCTCTGACTCGAACCAGTTCCAGCCTTTCATCAGCCTGTAATACTTGTCCACCGAATATGCACCGCCGAGAATCAATGTCTTAGCGCCGTTAAGCTTGTAAATGCTGCCATCCTTGGCAAAAATCAGATTTGGATATTTGGGTTCGTAGTAAGCCGTATCCCCACAAAATTCCGTCTCGGTATATGTAGAGATGTTCTCAGGTCTCTCTTCGTGGTTGCCATGAACGCATAGCAGTGTGATAGGGGACTGGGCGAGCATTTCTTTTAGCCTCTGATCACGTCCATTTCGGTAATAGTTAACGCCCGCATCTCCAAGAACTATTATCAGGTCGTTACGGGTGGTGCCTTGCTGGTCACAGAATCGCATAAGCCCCGAGAAATCTCCGTGCTTATCACCCGTGATATAAATGTTGTCAAATGTGGTTACTTGAGCCATTTCTGAGCCTCCTTTAAAAGCGTTTCTTTATCGTTCGGAAGAGCGTCATCTGTTACGGAGTTTAACAACCCTGTGAGCACCTCCCCTAATTCCTTGCCCGGGACAAAACCCAAGACAATAAGATCATCTCCATTGATTGCGAGGTCTTTCATAGAAAAGCATTGTTGTTCTTCGAGAACTTGGTTTAAAACATCTGCAAGATCATCAATTTTCCTCATTTTCTCCCTATCATAAGGAATTTTCTGCCCCCTAATATCAGCCCTGCGAAGATCGATGAGACGCTTTAATTGAACTTCTCCCACTTTGTTTAGCCAACGCTTAACAGCTGATGGCTTTGCTATAAACGAAGAATCGTGATATAAAATCAACTGAACAACAGCATTTCGGGTGTTGCTGTCATATTTCAAGCGCCTCATGATTTTATCTGTCATATCCGCCCCGACAATATTGTGTCCCACAAAATGTCTGATACCGTCAGGTTCGTCTTGGTATGAATGAGGTTTCCCGATATCGTGGAATAATGCCGCCAATCGAAGGATAAGATCGTTCTGACAGGATACTGCTGTATAAAGTGTGTGAATAAGTACATCGTACATATGATGAGGATTATTCTGAGGAAACTTAAGCATATCCTTAAGCTCTGGAATAAATTGTGTGAATACGTGAAAATATAGGACTAACATTGTGACAAATCGATTGGATATAACGATTTTATTGAATTCGCTGGTAATTCTTTCAGTGGATATATTTGCTAAAGAATCCCTCTGTCTGTTTAGTTCAGAAGACGTGTTGTCTTCAATAACAAAACGCAGCTGTGCGGCAAATCGAATGGCTCTAAGTATTCTGAGAGCATCTTCGTTAAACCTATCTGCCGCATTCCCAACGCATCTGATTATGCCACGCTTTATATCACCCATTCCATCAAACGGATCGATAAGACCTTCTTCGTCATTATATGCCATTGCATTGATTGTAAAATCTCGACGTCTTAAGTCTTCTGTAAGATCATCAACGAACGTCACGCTGTCAGGTCTGCGATTGTCGGAATACACCCCGTCGATACGAAACGAAGTGCATTCATACTGCTCGCCATCAATGACTACTGTTACCGTGCCATGCTGCAACCCCGTCTCGATAACACGGTAATCTTTAAACACTTCAAGCGTTTGCTCCGGTCTCGCAGAAGTGCATATATCCCAGTCATGAGGAAATCTGTTCATTAGACTATCTCTGACACAGCCGCCAACGATATATGCTTTGTAACCTGCATCTTGAAGTGCATGAATGATTACATTTGCATTGGGCGGCATATCAATTTTATACTTCATTTTTTATCACTCTTTCATTGACGCTCTGAACGAAATCATTTATTGCCTTGTAGTTTGGCTTAGGTGGGAGTTCAGTGTGCTCTTTCGCATACTGATATTTCTTTTCATATTCGTCTATCATCTCATAGAACTCGGAAGTGGGCTGCTGATTTTCATCAAGGTACTTGCCGTTGCGGATGTCTATCAGCAGGTCACGATCCTTTTCACGGTATGTTATTACGCCTCGTCCCTCAAGAATGTCAGTACACATGAGATACAGACGAATCAAGTGCATCATATGCTTGCCAAGCCTTCCGTTTTCGATAGCCTTGCTATTGCGACAGCCGATGTTATTGTAAGACTTGATAATGCTCTTCATTTCATCCCACATTCCGGCGTAGTCTCTGATAGGGTAGTGAGTCAAGTTAGTGTCCATGAAAATCTCAGTTTCCATATCGGGATTTACAGCCTTGTCGATATACAGTCGAAGCTGACCAGCAGGAATACCATATTTTTCTTCAAAGTTTTCGGCAACTTGAGACAGTGTGTTATAGATATACTGTTCCAGCTGTTCCTGACCAACAAGGCGGTTGGCTTTATTTTCAAGGCGACGAAGCTGAGCGGTTGCATACCCACCGAAGCTGTATGCTGCCTTCTGGGAGAGAAACAGCTCAACGTTGTCAATAAGTTCCTGCCCAATAGGGGAGATATAGAAATAATGCTCTGGCTTGTTTCCCAGCATCTCGATGGTGTTGGGGTTACAATTAGTGAGCAGTGAGACCAACTTGTTGAACGAATATATCGTCGTGTCGGTCTCCTCATTTACAAACTGCTCGAAATTTTCGCTGGTAAGCAGCTCCCTTGGAGTATTCAGAGCACATCCTCGGATATCCAAGTCGCTGGTGGGCGTATCCGTTCCGTAAGCGTGGGAACCGCCGACTGTCAACAAGATGATATTAGAGCCAAGATGTGGATTATCCGACAGGAAGCTGTATTCAGAGCTGCGGAGCGCAAACTTGATTTCATTTATTGTCATAGTATCATTCCTCCATCATAAATTTCTCTCGGTTAAGAATTTCACAAGCCTTTTCGGCTGCTTCTCTGGTAAAACAAACAACAAAGAAATTACAAGAACACTGAAGAGTATAACTAAAACACTTATATGTATTATCATAATATATAGTCCATGTTTCTTTACCTGTATCCCAATCAGGAAAACAATCGGGACACAATAACTCGTGGAGCTGCATCAGCTTATTCTGGACACGCAAAACGTTGTCACGATACCATTCGAGATGTTTTTTACACCCAGCAACTGGCTTAAATTTAGCATTCATATCAATTATTTCTATGTCAAATATAGAAGATGGGTTATAAATTTGTGAAGCAATTCTGCCATTATTACAAATACACAGATATTTTTCACCCTTTTGGGGTATCCACACGGTTTCATTCTTTTCAGCAAGTTCAGCCTTGAGCTTTTCAATCTATGCTGCCATTGCCTCATAGTTAGCTTCAAGCTTGGAAATTTTTTCTTCTGTCGTCATTATTATTTACCTCCATTTAACAGTTCTTTCAGAACATCATATTCTTCCTGCGTGAGACTATTAACTCTGTACTCGTACTTAGGACAGCATAGTCTAAGCTTACCACCATTGATATTAGGGTTTACAGCCTCAACATAGAAGTATCTTTCACCATCGGCTGCTGCTTTCGCTGCCCATTCAGACAGGTCTGGTCGTCTATAAAGTTGAACTCTTCCGTCACTGTCATACACGGGAAATCTATTCACGCAAACTTTATGTATCTTACTCTTGATTTGTGCTTTAATATCAGCATTCATCATTTATTACCTCCATTTGATGTTTCCATTATAGTCATAATACCCATCCTTTCATTTCAATAGGAGACTTTGATTTTTCTCCGTAAGCACAGTAGTAGTCTTTTTCTACTATTGCATAATCGTAACGCTTGCAACAAAGCCTTTTGTCAAGTGTCTGCCGAGCATATTCACACCTTCGGCAGCGTATGACCGGCTCGACGTCAGCGGCGGCAAACGTCTTGATGAAATTTTTTAAATCGTCAAGAGTAAGACGGCATGCGTCATACTCTTCAGGCGTCATCGAGGAAATGCAGTTATCAATGGTCAAGATCACCATACGACGGTCTATGTACTCGTGTTTGTTCACTGTTTTCATTTCTTTCACCTATCCATTTTTCAAAACTTTTGACACAATCACTGCAAACATCTAAAAGTTTTGTGTCGTAGCGTGCTGACTGATGGTATATCTTAACTTTTAGTCTAACTATTTCATCATAATCAAAAATAATCTTGCCGCAGATATCACATATATAAGCAGTATGTTCAGCCATTTTAATCGTCGCTCCAATCAAGTTTTTGACCGCATTTTGGACAACATTCGGATTTTATCTTTTTCCCCGCTTTATCAACATATTCAACCAGACCAAAACAATATTTACAAATAGGACAGCAGAAATATTTATCAAAAATAAGATACCCTTGAATAAAATTTTCTTCTTCCTGTATTATGGGTTCTGCCGGTACTTCTTTTTTCAGTGCTTTAATAGCCATCTCCATTGCCACAGCATAGTCAAGTGGATAGTTCCACTCGACCTCAGCTATAGCAATCTTGAGCGTATCTATTGCTTCTTGTGGGGTCATTGCCATCACCCCTTTTTCTGCTTGTTGGCTTCATACAGCTTCAACATATCATCCGTGTCGATGTCTTTCAAGTGGTACTTCCATACGTCTTCATCTGTATATTCAAAACCGATAGCTTCGGCAAGAGATTTAAGCAGATAGAAATATGCAGTTTCAACCTTGTTGTAAATATTACATTCATTTTCAGCAGCCGAACCAGACCAGCCATGATACCCTATATCACCCATTAACCAGCCGAGATCATAAAGATAATGACCGTCTTCGTTTCCAAGAACTTGGTGGGTGCCGTCTTTGAAGTATGTATTGCCAATTTCTTTAGGACTCAGATCCCACCACATTATCTGCTTGAACATTTGGCGGTATATGTCATAAGCGCCGGACATATTTGATTTATTCATTATTTTTCCTCCAATATACTACTTATTTCAATATTGAGCGTTTCCCACTTCTTTGTGGTCAGACTCTTCAGATAAGACATCTGTTCAGACATTATTACCTTGTCTCTGTGGGCTTCAATATATGTTTTCAGGGTATCAATTATATATTCTTTCACGATCGTCTCCAATCCTATGCGCTGTAATACTTGATATATTTCATCCAAGGTTAAGCAATCATAAAAGCTTGTTCGCAGTTTTGCTTTTGATCTTAACGTACACCCATTTGAGAATGTAAAATTATATATATCTTTATTAAGACAGTTAATCCATGTAAGGTCACGGGAAATGTCTTTGTTGATCTTAAAAATATGTCTATTATAAATAAAAGAAATTTTCACCATAGGACACTTGAAATAAGGATAAATATAGAACTTATATTTGGCTTTTATGTTCATTATTCATCGTCTCCTTTAAAACGAAATATTTTCAGGATTATAAAATTGCTGAAGCTTATGAAAAACATCTTCGTTTTCTCTCAACGCTTTGTAATAATCGTTACAATAAACGCTCAAAGTTGCTTGGCAGCCATCATAAAAATCCACTATTCGCTTGCATATCCAAAGTTTTTTATCACGATCGTATTTTATTTTAAACCAATGACCGTTTTCACTCCAAGGACTATTAAGAGCTTTTGTTGCATATTCAATGTCCTCATTATCTGCGTCGTTCGTGTTGTTGCTTATTTTAATTATTTTTAATGCGTCATCTAATTCAAAATGCTCCCAATCATTATCAATGTAAAGATCAATCTCAATCATTCTTATCACTCCTTCTTAAAAAAGCCCGCATCGTTCGTCTGATTTTTGAGGTCTGCGACCTCTTTACGCAGCTGCTTGATTTCATGTAAAATTGCGACTTTGTTGCTGTAGCAGTCTTTGTAGTAATCTTTATTGAATATCCAAGCATCAGCATCTGCACATAATGGGATGAATACCCAAAGTGTTATAAATGCACATATGATAATAATAACAATAATTGCACCAATCATTATCCATTTCTCCTTCATTCAAACATTATCCTGCTATTTACATAGCTTGTATCCTGTGAGAAAACAGGTATTTCTTTATCAATAACCCAACGAGAACGCAGTGCCACGCCATCTCCAGTTTCAATCTCATACTGTTTTTTGACACAGCAAGAACCACGCTTTAAATGAGTGGGAATATCATTCCAGTTGATACCTTTTTCCTGAAACAGCATTTCCTGAAGCTCTGAACAATTCTTATTTTGCAGCTGTTTGTGCGAGAAATTTGCCTGAGCTACAGACTGAATAGAATTGCGGGTCGCATCCTGCTGTCTCCAGAGCAGGCAGTTATTAACCTCTTCTTTTGGAATATTAAATACTCGGCTATCGAAGAGTGCTCCGTGAAAATCTGCGTCGTCATAAGCGTTCCTTATCTTGAACCATTTTTCAAGCATATCTTCGTTTGAATGAGTATTCATAATCCATCGGTCTTTATTTTCACAAAATTTTCTGTTAAATTCCAATGTTGCCATACTTGCTGAAATACTGCACATCTTCTGAATGTTATTATCAAACCAAGCCTGAGATGTAAGCTTCTTATAGTCACAAAGCACAAGAGTTATTTCATCAGACTGAGTGTAGCCGAGAACACAGCCTTCGATGTTTTCACAAAGATATTTCATTGTGTCCTGCATAGTCTCAACGAGAATATCATCAAACGGCTTAACAAAGCCTCTTGTAAATGTGTGAAATGCTTTGCCGTCAATCCTGATGATAACAGGCGTTCTGCGAGTAAGATGTGTGCGGGTTACATTTTCGTATGTTTTCATTCTGTCACCAAGACTATCATTTTTATTCATTATTTATCTCTCCTTATCCAATCCTCGACACGCTTGTCGTTATCGGGATCAATGTAATATTTGTAAGCCAATTGTCTTGGAAATCCGACTGAATCTGGCTGCCAGTACAGATATTCCCACCAGGCGGGTTCGCCATCATCATTGAGGCAGCTCCACGATGGATACTCAAACATGTCTCTGTAAATGCCGCTGTGGTCGTCAAATACATAGATTTTGTCTTCTCCGGTCAGCTCAACCAGAACCTTGTCAATGCGAACTCTTTTGGCCAGTCTGCAAAGCCACTTGTTAAACTCAGCAAAAGTTGTGTCAAACGTTCGGTCACGGAGTGCTCCATCAATTACGATGATATATTTGCTCTGTGTTTTGAGCCAACCGTATTTTTGGCTGTGAGCACCGTAAGAATCGACCAACTGATTTGAATGGTTCTCAAATTCATCGACCGACCTGCTGCAATCGTGCCCGTTGGCTTGAATAAGATATACGTTCATATCTTCCTCGGAACCTGTGACCAATGGCAGATGATCGAGAACTGTGCGGAGAATATATTCTTTCTCCGCCTGAGTTCTGCCGATCGCATCGACCGTGATGGTGCCGTTAATATATGTCCACATACTCATTTAAATTACCTTGACCTTTCTATAATCTCTGTCAATGTTCTTGGCGTGTAGTCCATATGCGGCATCATACAGCCGACATTATAACACTCATAGAGAATGTACATGTATTAAATGTAACTATACTTTATTTACGGCTATTATTTTAATGATTGTAATAATTATTTAAATGTGCAAATTCTCCAAAATATTTTTTCGCAGCTTCATCATAAGCGTCAGCAGCTTCTTTCAAGGTATTAAATGTTCCAAGATATTCTGTTCTTGAATTATCTCCATATTTAATCGATGCACCATATTTACCACTTTTTAAAGTGGTTACGCCTTTAACATTTTTCCAGAATACTGGAATTCTATTTTGAGAATTTTCAGATTGTGTACATATTCTCAAATTGCATAATCGATTATCTTTTTTATCATGGTTTTTATGATCCACTACCATATTGTCGGGGCAATTAGTTAAGAATCTATGTAACTGAACCTGTTTATTATAGCTAAAAACAGACACAACATATCCCATATTTCCTATTGCCCAGTAATGATCTTTTATTATATCATATTTATCTGTGTCAATTATAAAATACTCGCCTTTATTAGTATAAACCTTACAAATGTCTCCCTGGAATTCATAAATATTACGCCCCTTTTTAAATTCTCCAGGGTTTCGATAACATCCACAAGATATTGTGCTCCCATACACTAAACAAGACAATCTGATATTTTTAATATTACCGCAATCACATTTACATTTAAAATACCTATATTTAGGATTTGATTCACATCTTACTTCTTCTAATGCGACTAATCTTCCAAAGCGTTGTCCGATGATATCTTCAGATTTATACGTTTTTTTATTTCTCATTATTTATACTCCTTTGATTGAACATATAAAATTTTAATTATATCGATTTTATCTTGATTATTACCGGCATAGAAGATAAGCGGATTTACATAGAAACGCATATTCTTCTTTTGCGGAGCATATCTATAGCCGCAGAATACGTATTTTTTCCCGTCTGCTTCAAATGTGATATCATTATATATTTTTATCAGTCTGGAAACCTGATTTTTGTCATAACCTATCGCATCGCAGAACTCGCCAATAGTCATAGGAATAATGCTGCTTTCGTCCTCTTCAAGTGGATTGTGACAGATGATATTATACTTTATATTTACGTAAGGTATCATCTTGAATACATATCCAAGGTGTTTATGCAGTGACTGAGGAGTCTGTTCATAAAGCCTGCGGACATATGAAATATACACTCTAACAAAGCGCTTTTCCGTAAGCGGAGCATTAGTTTTAAACTCTCCCTTTTTAAAGTTGTCTTTGTTAAGACAATACTGACACCCTGATTTTATTAGATATCCCTTTTCGGTAACTTCTTTCAAAAATCGCTTGAATGTACTTTCTTCAAGCAGCATAAGTCTTTGCATCTGTCCTCTGGTCATGGCGTTATTGCCGATTTTTAGGCAGTTATCGTTATAATTCAGCCATGTAGCAAGATATATAAGCCTTGTCGCCGTCTGAGGTTTCAGGTCGGATAAGCTGCTATTCGGCCCGAAAATATACATAAAAAAATGTTCAGCCTTCCAGGTAGAGTTTCGTCTGTTTGTCGAATATTGTTCTTTTGCGTGTTCATTGGTATCAAACTGATAAGTAGATAGTTTCATATTTTTCTATCTCCTTTTGAATAGTGTGATGTAGATTGCTGTAAGGCTTCGAGTTTACGTATAAGCTCCCGATATGGGAGAGCTTCGTTTTCTTCGTGACAGTAGTAGGAAGTGGCTGCCATACAGCCATAGATGAGAGTTTCGATTTCTGCGGACGTGAGAGTGATGGCTATTTTGTTCATGGTTAATTACTCCTTTATATATAGTATAGTTAGTGACGCTTCTGATAGGAAATGGCAGTAGGGAAATTAATTTCTTTGAAGCCAATAGGTTCAACATAATATGCCTTGCGATTACCGGCAATATCAAACACAATAACATCGCTTACCGAGAGAGAACGGGCGTGATAATCATTCGGATGGTGTATATTGAGAGCCTCGTAGAGCGCTTCAAGCGTTCGACTGTTGACATCGCCTGAGATCTCTCCTTCGTAAACCGGAATATAATCAGCAGGCGAGAATTCGGTTTCATCATAAGGCATGAAACAATAGGGGATCGTTACTGGGCATTGGAATATAGTGTATGTCATTGCTAATCCTTTCTAATATTGCATAGCAGGGGCTTTAAGCCCCACCAATACGGAGTGTGTGACGTTGTGCTTCGTGTTAATCGTACCCCCGGGGTTACTCAGCATCGAGCTTAAGGGCATCAAGCAGCTTTTCGAGCATTGCTTCGACACTTTCTGTTTGAGGGAGAGCTCTGGTTGCCGTGCCAGCAACAACGTTTCCCATGTCTTGGTACATGACGGACAGATGATCACGAGTGTGTCCGGAATAATGGAGCGTTGTGAGCATTGAGTCGTGGTTGAGCATTTCCTGCAGTGAAGCCATTACGTGGGGATCATCATAATGCTGAACAATTATCCAATATGCGAACGTCTTGCGAAGTGAACGAACGTTGAGACTGAAGTTACATGAGAGCTGAGGAGCAAGCGCTTCCTTTGCTCTGACCAGAAGACGACGAAGAGAATTAGTTTCAAGAGGCTTGTTTTCGTCAGACGAGGCTCTGAAGAGATAGTCATCGGGGTGAACTACGGAAAGACTGCTCAAATATTCAGCTATTGCTGCCTTGGCTTCGGCATTGATGATTGGGTGGTTCATCTTGTGTGTCTTAGATTCGAAAGTTGATATCTCATCAGCAACGAACCCGTCGTTGGTTACTACATCACGAACTTGCAGGCGGAGTAAGTCTTTGCCTCTTATACCGATTGAAATGCCAAGGACAAAGAGTGCATAGTTACGGAGGGAGTGCTCGTGAAAGTAGTTCTTGAAAAGCTGAATGTCTGAGAGCTCTCGGAATGGGTCTCCCGGTGTTGCTTTGCGCTTTCCTCGGGCCGTGTAATTAGAGGGGACAGGTTTCGGACGACGATCTATGTTGATAACATTGGCGAGAGAAACTACGGGCGAATTGGCTATTGCGTACATATTGGTCAACCCTTTCTAATGTGTTTTAATACTCTAATTATAGGCTTTTTTACTGGATTTGTCAAGCATTTTTGGATATTGCAAGGGATTTTTTGCGTTTTGTGCAATGTGACGAAGTTTTTTGAGTGTGAATTTTTTGTAGAATGTGACAAGGAATGTGGGGAGAGTTTGTGGATTGTAACGAAAAGAGGTGTGAGCTGTTGGGCGTAAAAAGAGGGACAAAATGAGATTTGCGGATCGGAGCTGGTTGAGTGCGATTGGGTGGGATTTTTGAGTGGAGTCGGGGCTGTGCGGAGCGGTTTGATGGGGCGGTTTGTGAGGGGTGATGAACAAAAAGTGACTACGAGGAAAAGTGAATTTTTAACCGAAAATTTCTTGTAAAATACACCCCGTTGTCCCTCTTTTTCGAGTAGTGGGACAACGTAGGCAAGCCAAAAACGGGGATTTTGCAGTTGTCTATTGACATATTGGATATTATGAGATATATTATAGCTACAGTCAAGGGAACAGAAACGACAGAGACAGAAAACACCTTGAATATCCAAAAAGCACCGCTTGTCGGTGGGTAAAAATCCCCACTTTGTGGGTGTACCTTGAAAACTGAATACGTACTGAATGACTTTACGCACGGCTTGCCAATGGGGCTTGACTGTACGCATATGTAAAGTCTATAAAACACCGATAAAATGGGCGCACGGCGCTTTTGATAGGGCTTATACACGGCTAAAAGCGGGAGAGCTGAATAAGCGTGTAGAATATTATCAATCGTTTGGCAACGTTGCATATGTCTATACATAAAGGGTGAAAATAACAAGTACACAAAAACTATGCCCAAAGTCTCTATGTCTTTGGGGTGTGACACATAGTTATACATAGAAAAATCCGCCCGTACTGGCAATACGTGGCGGAAATTCCCTCCGGAGGGAGGTGACAACTATGACAGACTTTTCAGACGACCCGGAGCTCGGAATCTGCGACGACGGCTACTCATACACCCGGATTATAAACGGGGTTGTATATACCGCCGTTTCAGATGACGAGCTGTTCGACATCATAGATGACGATTAAATTATAACACAACTGTCCCATTTTGTCAAGTGAAATAATGGGGCATTTTAGCATTGTTCGAGCGCATACCGCCAACATTTCCGCCGCTTTGCATAGGGATAACCGTGCGGACTTTGTGCGCTCTATAGAGTGCTAAACACTCAAATATATAGTCCACGTGACTTTAAAAATGGAGGTCTTTATGACTATTAACTCTACATTCAGCGCTATCATCAATGCGCCCGTAACCTACAAGAAGAAGTCCAGTGACGGCAAGTATATTGTCATGACAACAACAGCTCTTGCTGACAGCTTTGCACACGCCCCCAAGCTGTCCGACATCGAGGACGAGTCCGCCAAGTCTGCTCTCGGCAACCTTGTCAAGGTCTTTGAGTATCTTGAAACCGCCGCCACATCACGGACTGACAACCAGAGAGATAAATCGGTCAACAAAGCTCACGACTTTGCCCGCTCATATCTTAAAGCGGTTGGTCTCGGTTGCGGCATAGGAAATATAGCTATGCTCACGGCTCTCTTTGCCCCTAAGAGACAGACTAAGACCGATAAAGACACCAAGGAAAAAAGTGTCCTTGGCGGTTACACTACCAAGTCTACATTTATCAAATATGCTCTCTACCTTACTAATCATGTTCTCAACGACGGAACATGGTGTGACCCTAAGTCTTCCCGTAAGACAAGCAAGTCCGAAATGGACGATCTTGCAGAGCAGATGCGTAAGAACAAGGAGGCATACGAGGCTGAAAGGCTAAGAATGAGCAGAACGAAACCATGGTTACGTTTATTATGAATCTGCTTACTCCCGAGCAGATTAAGGCAGTACAGGCGCAAAAGCTCAGTAAGTGAGGTAATCCTATGCCACGCCATGCCCAATACCGGGCACAGGTCGTCCTGTTGGGGTCAACGACCTAAAACAAATGGCTCCAACCCACTAACCCTCTGCGGAGATGAGCGCCGACAGGGGGTAATTTTATCGCTCATGAGGGGTAAAAAAGTTGAAAATAAATTCATACGCCCGTATAGAGAACACGGACAAGTATTACTCCACAAGTATGTGTAAGACTATAGTGGTTAGTCTTATGTATTTCTTGAGCAACTGGTTGTTGCTGGCATATAGTAGTATGCGCTATGACCCACCATGCTTACACATTGGTTCTTTATATGGAATTCCACCTTAGCGAATAGTATCACTTTTGACCTGAGCACGTCATTAAACCGCTCATTTTTTTGCGGAAATCCGCACAAACAATAAGGGTGTTACCACACAGCAATGTGTGAGCAGGCAGCAAGTTGGGCACTGGTACGTGAGCACACGTTTAGCAAATGCCTTGCCCGTAAAATGCGAAGAGCTATTCTTGCACACCCTTAATACACTCCAAAGTCTGCACGAGGGCGGCGGAGCACAACTTATCGACCAGCTCATGTCATTAAACCGAGCAGAAAGGAAACTACTATGCCCAATCTCACACTTAACCTCTTTGCACTGGGCTGTCACTCACGGAGTGACATAACCCTTCGCAGAGACGCTATGGATTCGTCCATAGCATTTATCAAGTTCGCAGGTCATACCTATTCTGCAGACTGGAACGAGTTCAAGCTGCGCAATTTTGAGTGTCCTCTGACACTCATCGTCTAATTGCCAAGCAATATTAGAAAGTAGGTGTTTCCAATGCACTACTAATGGTCCAAGTGCCAGCGACCGGAAATAGGCGGCACGAACCTGACATCCGACAGCTCTGTACGTAGGATGTACGATTCGCACTTGGTAAATGCGAACCGATAATCCCACACGGCAAATCTGAACTGGGTTGGTCGATAGTCAGGGGCTTAAATTAAAAAGTAAAAGTCCGTGGTGGACTTTGGAGGTAGTTATGTCAGTAATCACAAGAGCAGTTTCGGGAACTGCCTGAACAAAACCCGAAATCAACGAAAGGACGTGATACCAATGCCCTAACACCACAAGCAGCTTAGCGGGGTGCTGCTCTACCAATCACTCCGCCCCAGCAGGTAACTGCAAAATACATATGAAAGGAGTTTTCTGAATGAAAACTGCAAAACACAAATACGCTCCCACCGAGTGGCATGTACTCTCCGTTGCCATTATCGTAGCAACAATAATTCTTGTTTCCCTGATTTCTCCATGGGAGCAGGATATGACAGGAATAGTAATTTTCCCCGCACTGTTCTGCGGGATAATCGCAAGATGTGTATATGACTGGCTGTTTATTATCAAGACAGTCATTTTTACAACTGTAAAATACGGTTGCGAACACATATTAAAAAGGGCGGTGAAGTACATTGGCTGAATACTACAAGCAGGAATTGGCGATGCTAACAAAACAGCTCGCCGACCTTAATTCCGACCTCATATCTGCAAACAGCAAATATGAGGCTGCCTTAATAAGAGATAACATCTCAACCGTTAAGGCAGAGATAGTTCTTTGCAAGCGTGACCTTGCAAGAGAACTTGCGTAATCGCCTAAACATATTAGATATTTGAAAGGAAATGATATTATGAAAACAATCGCAGAAATCAAAGCAGCTCTCGAGGTAACAGCACAGACCGAATTTACCATTTCTCAGGTCGCACATATTATTGATGCACCACATTCTACAATTCGCCTTGCATTTCGCAATGCGAATCGTAGCAAGTGGACAAAAGAGGATATCCTTCGCTATGTCGAAGGTGTAGTCGGAAATTCCGATATGCTGACCAGTTCAGAAGCAGCTAAATATCTGGGAATTTCATATCCCACATTGAACTATTACATAAAGAGGGGACTCATAGTCCCCGACATTCATGGCAGGGGACAATTTCCTAATCGTTTTTCCAGAGAGACACTTGACGGTTTCAAGGAATATCTTAACGGCAAATCGGCAAAGTCGGAGCCCGAAACTTCTGCCGTCGTTGTCCCCGTAACCGCAAATCCCGAACCTGCTACCGAGTATGTCAGTCCAATAGATGTGCTCATACACATCGACAAAACAATCAACGAAGACCCAAACGTCAAGGCATACTATGATATGAAGAATCGGTTTGAACAGATGAACGAAGCCGCATTACAAAAGCTGTTCTCTCCCATGCTGGAACGGTTTAAATTTGCTTATATTTGCAAGTGCGTTCCTGAGATCCAGTCTCAGATGCTGACTTGCATAAACAAGGGCAAGCTCAGAGGCATGGAAAAGTACGGAATGGATTTTAACGCATTTCTTAAACTGGTCAAATTCGCCCACGATAATTACGTTCCCCTTGATGCGATCGACAATCAGGGCGAAGGCGTAAATGCGTAATTGCAAAATCAAATAGGAGGTAAACACATATGAAAACTGCAAAACTTATTATTGACGGTAAAGAGATCGAGGTTCAGATCTCAGATAAACAGGTGGAAGAGCTGACTGCGCCTAAGAAAGTCACGGGCTTTGAAAGAGCCGATAGTTATTTGTATATCGACTCCGAGGGCGACATAGGGTTGGGTTATGACGAAGATGATGTAAATTCCGATTGTCATTATGCGGTGGCAAACTACTACACCAATAGGCGACTTGCCGAATGGTGTAAACGCAGCGACACTCTTACCCGCCAAATGAGGCGTTGGGCAGCGGGGCATAATACCAAACCTGCTGATTGGGATTGTCATACACCCAAATGGTCTCCTGTTTGGAATAATGTAACTCAGAAAGTTGAAGCGTATGGTTATATCACTGGCATTGATTGTGGACAAGTATATTTTGTAACTAAAGAACTTGCCGAAGCCGCGATCGAGGAATTCGGTGACGAAATAAAATGGCTCACCGAAAACCGCCCCAAGTGGTTCTGATAATCATACACACATATTTAAAAGGAGAGATATTATTATGATGACCGTAAAAGAACTTATTGCAAAACTCGAAACCTGTGACCTTGATGCTTATGTTGGCATTCATAATTCTTGTTATGAATGTGATGCGTTAGCTTACAACGTGCTCACCGATGTTCATACAGAAGGTGAGTATGGACAGCTCAAAGAATACGGGTGCGACGATCCCAATATCGGATACTATATGCTTTGTCACAACAATGCCAAGTTTGTCGTCATCGAGGGATAATTACAACTTCAAACTATGAGCTCAAGCCCATCAGCCTGTCTGGTGGGCTTTTCTGATAGCTTGAACTATCAAATAAATTTTAACGCCGAAAGGCAGAAAGAGGTATTATCATGAGTACAAGATATGAAGTTGGTCAGAAGGTCGTAATTGCAAATGAAGAGACTTTAAGGCATGTATTATACACAGTGTCTGAAATGTACAAATATGCAGGCACAACAATGACAATTTACACAACGCATTCGGGAAGTGTCACCTGCCCTTATTATATGGTCGAAGATGAAAACGACAACAGTGGACGCCGTTGGCATTGGTCAGACGGTATGATCGACCACGAAGCAACAGCACGACTGATGGAAACTGCAGAACCGGAGCCCAAAGAGTTTAACGAGTTCTCTGTCGATTACTACACCAACAAGGTGTATGATATGTTCAACAGATTTGCTCGCAATGGCGCACTTATCGACCGTGCGAATAAGTTTACCAAAGATGGCATCCGTAAGAATGTCGAAGAGTGGCTCAACATGAAGGCTCCACTTTTCAGACTTCTTCGTAAACACCCTAACTGGAACGAAGAGGCAAAAGCAGTCGTCTATCATCAGACCGAGCACCGTATGCCATCATCGGCAGATTCAGAATCCGCATTTAGTCACCTTATAGAATTTTGTGGATACGACCACATTGAATCTGGTACAACTCCTTGGGACAATGTTTACACTTGCTTTTCTGAAATGTCTCAGATAGATTGGCAGACAATGATAAACAAATCGCATATTTGCAATTGGAGTTGGATATCAGATTCCTATGTTGACAGTAAAAGGCTTTTTGCCACCGTATTCTTAGCACTCTTTTCTCAAGAGCCGATGAATACAATGTCCAAAGAAGTTGCCGACTGCGTAAATCGAATCTATCCCGATATCAGAGCACACGTTGGTCAAAAGACAAGCCGAATTGCAAATAAGTTGTTCTGTAAATTCGGTTTTGATAAAACCCCAAACTATAACCGTGAGTTTGCAAAGCTTGCGGATAGCATGAATCCGTTTGACGTAGAACGTATTACAGTTCTTTCTGCAAACATCATCGACTTTTTGCTGATGTCAAACGGCAACTCGTGGCGTTCCTGCCATACTATCCTCTCAGGTGGTCCCGATAATTACGGTGGCTGCTATATGGGCGGAACACTTAGTTACGCCAATGATTCCGAATCAATGATATTCTATACTGTCGATAAGGATTATCACGGCACAGATTATTGCTTTGAACCTAAAATTAATCGCCAGATTTTCTTCTGGAGTTATCCTGTGCTCGTACAGGAACGCCTTTACCCGCAGTGTAACGATGACACGGAACAAGGAAAAGCCCTTGTTAAGCAGTACAGAACTGTTGTTGAGGATATCTTTGCAACCTGTCTTGAAACTCCGAATCTTTGGGTCAGGGAGAACCGCAACAGAGCAAGTGTATGTAACCGTGATGATACTTTTATGTACGATGATTGGAATAATTTCCCTAACTACATTGTACATCTGAAAAAGGAAATTTCCGTTTCCGAAAACGAGGTTGAAGAGGGCAGCGATACTGAAAACCGTGACTCTGATTACGTTATTCGTTCTGCAAAGTATATTGTCGTGGGCGGTACAAGCTATTGCATAAACTGCGGAGCTGAAAAATGTAAAGATGAATTTGAAGACAGTGAAAATTCTCATAACGGTCTTCTTTGTCACAAGTGTCACCCCGATGAGGAAACAGCTTATTGTGATGAATGCGGTTGTTACAACGATCGTGATGATATGCACTGCATAGACGGCGAGTGGTATTGTGATAACTGCTGTTTCTATTGTGAATATCATCAGGAATATGAAACAGGCAATTACACATACGTCGAAAATTATGGCAACGTTTGTGAAAACGGTCTTTATATTGGTGATTTCTGTTGCTGCGATCAGTGTGGGGAGTGGCATTACGACGAACCAACTACAACTGTCTATGACAGATACGATGATGAGATCGAAGTCTGTGATAATTGTCTTAAGGAATATTACATACAGTGTGATGACTGCGACGAATATTTCCACCGTGAAAATATATTTGAGCTTGGTAGCGATTGTTTTTGCGAAGCTTGCTATGACAAGCATATGGAAAATGAGGAAACAGAAGAACCCGAAAGCTCTGAGGAGGTAACTGCATAATGGTAAACAGCATAACAACAACCGCAGTCAATTATCTCAGAAGCCTCGGGATATCCTGCTCCGAGCTTGGTGTTGCCAAAAACATAAACGAGTGGAGCAAAAATAAAACTCCGCTTCTTGAGTTACTTCGCAAACACCCTATGTGGCGAGAGGACGAGCTCGCAATCGTTACTACAATAACCGAGAAGCGAGAACTTGACAGCAATTACTTTAGTTTCTGCGATGAGATGCGGGCACTGATTTTTGAAAACAGCGATGTTTCATATAACATAATTACAAAACTGAGAAAGCACATCTTCGATAATCACGGTGGAAACGTCCCCGATGAGTTCAGGATGTTCTTTTCAATGAATAACAATAACGACACTGCTCTCCGATTTGTAACTCAGCATTGTTTTTCGGAAACTGTTGATGGCGATATCGTGTCCACAATAAATCTGATAGCTCCCGAATTTAAATTCAAGAGCGGTCAAAAATCGACACGAATTCTGAACAAAGTCTATGAATACTTCGGTTTTACAAAACACCCGGAGTATAACCGCATCTTCGCAAAGATAAGCGACTGCATATCACCCCGAGCCTTCAAGCGAACTGCGGTTCTCTCAGTCAATCCTATGGATTACCTTACAATGAGCCATGGCAACTCATGGAGCAACTGTATGTGTTTAACTCCAAGCCGCAATTTCGATGGCTTTGAGTATAAAGGAAAGCACAAAGCAGGTTGTATGTCCTATCTGACTGACAGGGTTTCACTTCTGTTCTACACTCTTGATGATAAGAACTTCGAATCAAGAGAATTGTGGAAGATACCGAAGATAACCCGACAAGTGATATTCTATAAGTCGCCCCACATAGTTCACGAAAGAATATACCCCAAGTCAATAGACTATTGTGAGAGCGACAGCAATCCGTATTTCATATATCGAAACCGTGTCCAGAAAATTCTTTCGGAGTGCGAAGGTGTCCCCGGCTCGTGGACGCCAAATCACACAATAATCAAAAGCAACCCCGATACGTTTATGTACCCCGACTGGAAGTTTTATACGGTACTTAAATATGATAATCCCGATTTGCCGAAGCAGAGCAACACAATATCAGTCGGCGGTAGTACATATTGTATAGAATGCGGGGCACAGAAGTACCGCTCAACATCAGATGTTAATGATATAATGTGCAGTTCACTTTATTGTGATAACTGCGATTCGTCAATTGCAAATGATAATTGTGATGACGATGCCCCCGATGTCGATTCTTATGATGATTATGACCGCTTCTAATCAAATAATTTAATGGAGGAAAATGGCTATGCCTACAACAACTACTACAACTACTACTACCACTCCCGCAACCGCAAATATTTCCGCATTTAATACTTTATCACCCAAGGTAAAGAAATACGAACCGGAAAAACACGTAAGAAACCTCAATCCCAAAACACCCGATCTCGACAACGTAAATAAGATGATCGAAAAATATAATTCTATCATCGGCAGCACAAGAGATTTCAGACCTCTTTCATCTCTGTTTGAAAAGATAATCCGACTTGAGCAGTATGCTCTCAAAGATTTTCTTTACTCGATACTCGTCGGCTTCGGTTATGATGTTGTCTATGCGGACGGATACTTATTCGCAAAAGGCAATGTTCCCGTAATGATGTGTGCTCATATGGATACTGTTCATAAGGAACCCGTTCGAGACATTTATATGTCCGATAAGGGCTGCGTCTGGTCTCCGCAGGGTATCGGCGGCGATGACAGATGCGGTATCTATACTGCACTTATGAGTATCAGAGATGGCATTAAGCCTTACATTCTCTTTACCGAAGACGAAGAGATAGGCTGTGTGGGAGCTGATTACTTCGCAGACGATATCCGTAATAGCATTATCAATCTCGAAGACATAAACATCAACTTCATAATTGAAGTGGATCGCAAAGGCTCAAACGACAGCGTGTACTATGACTGCGATAATCCCGAATTTGAGAAGTTCATTGACACATACGGCTTTAAGACTGCATATGGTTCCTGCTCTGACATCTCATATGTAGCTCCCGCTCTCGGTGTTGCAGCTGTAAACTTCAGCAGCGGATATTACAATGCTCATACCACAAGCGAGTATATCGTTCTTGATGAGCTTTATAACGTTATCGAAAGAGTAAATACAATTATCAAGGATGTAGCCGAGGGTAAAACTGCAAAGTACGAATACATTGAAGCTATATACAGCTACCGAGGTTATGCCAGTAAAAGATACTACGGCTGGGACGGCGATGACGGATATGACGACTTCGATTACGGCAGATACTACGGCAAGGACAAGACCGGTAAAACTGTTATCAATTCTTTCCCAGATGATGAAACTGATTATGAAGAAGATGAGTCGCTCTGGGACAATATGATAAAGGCAACTCTGCTCTACAACTCTGAATATCTTATGCTTGCAGACGGTTCAATGATTGAAACAGACGGTACTGACGATTTCTATATCGGTAAAGATAATAAGATCTACAAGCTTATTGACTATAGTTCCAATGAAGATGAAGATTATGATAAGTTCAATATTATCGTAACTCCAATTGACGCAGTTGCCTTTACTAAGAACAATACCATCTGTAGGTATGATGAAACTGAAGCTGAGTACGTGTTCGTCGTCAATGATGAACTTGATTACTACAAAAAATAAAGGAGTGATGCCTACGAAAACAGGGTTTGATAACGGCATCTGCACTGAGTGTGCTTATAACACAAAAGGCAGATGTTCTATCTGTAAGTCGTCTGTCAAATATATAAAAAGCTGTCCCGAGAATTACAGTTATGAGCTTATGCGGGAGATAGCCGAAGATATCTGCAGGAGGAGGAAAAGAATGCCTCATGGAGATGTACTATCAAGGGAGTGGTAATTTGAGTTTTGTAATTGCGATTATTATGCTCATTGTAAATCTTATTGAAACCGAGTAAGGAGGAAATTATTATGGTAACAAAAGAACAGCAGCTCACAGAAGCAATCGAAAGAATGAAAGCACTGAAGCTTCATAAAAACACAATCGCAGACTTAAAGCAGGGGAGAGTAAACGTCAGCAAGCAGATGGGTGCTCTCTACTGGGCAAATGAAGATGAACAGAAGATAATCGAAAAATTTGAAGCCGAGCACAATGCACTTGTATATCACGCCATTTATACCCCGACACATTTCGGGCGCTGCTTTTCTATGCTGTTTGTAAGTCAGTATGAAGAGGAATGGGAAATGGATAACAAGGATATCAAAGCAGGCTACCCTATTGCAATGGTTATAAACCTCGACGACGAATGGTGTTCCGATATGGGAAGCATTGGAGTGACACCGATGTTCGGCGGACTGATAAGAACTGCATAAAAGGAGGACTGCAAATGAAGTATCTTGAAATAACTCTGCACGATAATGATTTTGGTAGAGAGCTTAACGGTCTCGGACAGTATCTGATAGAACAGATAACAAATAACGATGGTGAATTTAATATCAATGACAATTATCCATTGTTTCGTGATGGAATTGTAAAATATCTTTCAGCTGCTTATCAACTTCGCAAAGCGATATGGTGGGGTAAAGCTGATGATGTTGGAGACGTAGCCGATTATTTTGACTTGCGTTTAAAAATTAGAGTTATCGAAGAAAATGAACTTAAATCTTGGGATAATGCAGAAATACTTTACGTACCCATCTGTACCCTTAATGATGTTTATCACGGTGTGACATGGGCTATTGTATAATTTGAAAGGAGAAAATACCTATGGGACTTGATATGTATTTATATGAAGTAAGTAAACCTGATATAGCAGAGGGTTTTAGTTTAACGGAAGATGAGATTTATACCCGAGAAGAAGATGGACTGGTCTTATTTAACGAAGAGGAATATATTGCATTTCCATATAAAGAGTATTTAGTAAAAGGTGAAATAAAGAAATGGTATATAGAGATCAAGCAGATACTTATAGATGTTATGGGTCTTACAAGCGATATGGTTATAACATCTAAATATGGTGGTGTAAAATATTGTGATAATCAAACAGTTAATATGCTATACATAACCATTAAGAAAGACTATAAAGTGAAAACAGGCAATTCAACTGTTGTACAGCAAGATGATGGCTTTGCAATAAAATGTAATGTGGAATTAAAGGAAGAGGATGTTGAAACTGCTACATACAAAGCAGAGGTAATTTTCGAAAATAGTTTCACAGAAAGTGGCGGACGAAAATATAACGGTAAATACATAGTGGAGCAGTATGAGGTGGTTTATGTTGTAAATCTTGAAGAGATTTGTTATCAGCGTAAGGGATTGACAGATGCGGGTTGGGATGCACTTCCGGAAAATTGTTCTTATTGTGGAGACGAGAGGGTAATAGAGACCTTATGTAAGACAGGTGGTTTAAGTGAAGAGTTTTTGGAAAAATGGGAAAATGGCAAGACAGTATTTTGTCCTTGGTGGTAATAGGAGGCATTCAATATGGTATGCAATAATGAAATTGTTATGGTAGGTACAAAAGGTAAAACACTCTTGTGATTTATAAAGATTACGACTGCGAATCACCGAGAGAATGGGACAGTCTCGGACATCTGATTCTCTTTGGAAGAGATACAAGAGCTTACGGAGACAAGCATAACTACAAATCATTTCAGGAGCTGACAACTGCACTTTCCGGTATCAAAAGAGTTCAGTATCCTGTGTATGCTTACGTACATAGCGGAGTAACATTTTCACTTTCGGATTTTGGCGACAGATGGGACAGCGGAATATGCGGTCTTATCTATGTCACCTATGATGAGATCGAAAAAGAATACGGAAAGGTTGACGATTCTACAATTGCAACTGCGAAAACAGTTTTGCAGGGCGAAATAGAGGCACTCAATCAGTATGCGAGCGGCGAGGTGTACGGGTACACCTTGTATGAATTCGATGGGCCATTATACAGCTGTGGCGGTTTTTACGGCAGCGACGGTATAGAAGATATCCTTGACGAAACCGGGTTCAGTAAGAGCGATATGAAAGAAGTCTATAATAACTATCGCTTCGGCCTCGATAACTATTTTGAGGAAACATTTATCAAAACAGTCAAGTGGTCATTAAGACCGTAACTGCAAAAGGAGAACGAGAATGAACATAGGTCAGTCATATGAAATAACCAAAAGAATAAAAGTCCATACGAAACCGCTGGTGACGTGCGACGTTATTCTAACCGGAAAATTTGAAAAGGAAACAAAGATGTTATTCGTTTTCGATAATTTCAAGGTTAGGAAAAATGTAATCATATCTATAAAGGAGAAGTGATAGGTGATGAATCAGATAGGTTATGCTGTAATTATTCGCAGTGCTTATGACGGCATACTTCTTGTTCAGCTCTGCGATGATTATGATACCGCAGTTGAAGAACTGCAGAGGGCATACTGCCTTGACTTATTGGAATATGACAACCTTCACATACACGTAGATGAAACGTGCGACGAAAGGGAGAATCTGAAAACAATAAGTCTGACCGACGGTAACATCGTTACATATACAGTAGAGGAGGCTTATAAATGAAGAAGTACAGTGTAACACTTTTAGTAACTGGATATACAACGCTTCACATCGAAGCTGAAAATAAAGATGCAGCGGTGAAAGCGGCAGAGAAATCATTTTATAATAACTGTAATCTCTATCTTGACGATGCAGAAACAGATACTTGGGAGGTGGAAGAAGAATAACTGTATATGATGACAAGGGGACAACATCATGCCGTCATGGAGATGACTGCGAATGTTATCTGTATGACGATGAACTGATAACTGTAATAAGAATAATCGGAAAGGAGAAGAGATAAATGAAACCGAATAAACTTGAACGGTTTGTGAACGACCGAGAGCTGCATGAAAGAGCGCTTTTGCACATCGACCGCAAGGGACTCGATATGTGCGTGCTGTCCACGTTTTCGCAAGATGCAGCGTGGGCTCTTGCAGGCGACCTTATCGCTAATTGCAAAATCGAGTTCAAAGCCCCTGTAGAGATGTACATTGACAAGCTTACAGACAACTGGTTGACATTCGCCGAAGCAGAGAAGCGAAACTTTGAAGAAGTCCGCAAGCTTGCAGTTCTCGAAACGTTTGACCGAGTTCTGTGCAATACATTCTATAAGATGTATTACGACGATTTTCACCACCTGATACATCCTAACTGCGTTTCTTACCGCAGGGGACTGTCAGCCGGCAAGACCGTAAAGGCTCTTGTCAGTGAGATGAACCGTAAGAAATGGTACAAAGGATACAAGCTTGACCTGAGCAAGTTCTTTGATACCGTAAATCGTGAAACGCTTGACAGAACACTCGATATCATAACTCCCGATAAGGATTGTATCGATAACATAGTAATTAAACATTATCACGACGATACTATAATCATAAACGGAAAACCCGAATACAGATATAAATCACTAAGTCAGGGCAATCCTATCGCCTGTCTGCTGGCTGACCTGTGCTTGAGAGATATAGATGAGACCATAAGTAATATGGATGTTATCTATTATCGCTATTCTGACGATATCATAATCCTCGGCAGGGAAGCTGACCACGCCCTCGAAGTTATAAAGCAGATGCTCGAACCAAAGGGTGTAACTCTTAATCCCAAAAAGGTCAAAGCGTTACAGGCAGATAAAGACTGGTTCGAGTTTCTGGGCTTTAAGATACGTGGCGACTTGATAACTGTGTCTGCAAAAACTCTCAGAGGTATCGAGCAGCATATAAAATCTGAAACGATACAGTGGAGCAGAGAACACAAAAGACCGGCTACCGAAGCGGAGACCAAGCGGATATGCAGGCGGCTCCAGAGGTATCTGTTCCTTGCATATGAAGAGAACAGCAACCAGTTCGGCATGTGTCAGTATCTGTTCGGAACCGTTAACTGCAAACATGATATCGACATGATAGACAGGTATTGTAAAGATTGTTTAAGAGCAGTGATAACAGGTCGCAATAAGGTTTGGGGTCTCGGTTCTACAGATAATAACCCCAATTACACGATCCAGTTCCAGAAAGGAATAAACGTTAAAGCCAACAGGAAAAGGACTGTGGCAGACGGAATAGATATGGTAAGGGCTGCCGGTTGGTACAGCCTTAATCATATGTACAAAGTCTATCATACCGACCACGAACTCTGGCTGAGCGAGATAAACAAAATAAAAGGAGGTGTTATACATGACGCTGTATGATGCGTTAATTGCAAAATCAGAATCGGGGCATAAGCTCAGGTTCGATCTGGTCAAAAAGAATATCAGAATAGATAAGCGTGTCGTAATGGAAAACGGCAAGCTTGTAGCTGATATGATAGGCGGCGAAGTTATCGACTCGTTGGGGTCTCCTGTGTCCGGCTATGACGATCTGGTAACTCTTTACGAGAACTTTATTCATTCGTCACCGAGCAGTGAGAACAGCCGCAAGACTTACCTGTTTAAACCTCTGTCTGCCGATGAGCTGAGCATGACCGACTTTTACCGTAACGATAACCGAGATGTAATGCACGCAAAGCTTTGTGCCGCTATTATAATCGGAAGTCTTAACGGTACCCTTAAATGGGAAACGCCCGGCTGGTTCCGTAAACTGACCGATAGTTTCATAATCTATCGCAGCTATATCCAGTAACCCGAAAACCATAAACCATACATATTAAAAGGAGAAATTTATTATGACTAACAACAACACGAACAACGTTAACCTTAACAACAGCAACCTCGATATGAATGAGTTCGCAAAACTGGTGGCAAAGTCAATGCTCGATATGGCTAATACTCCAATCCCTGCCGACAATGATAACTCAATTCCTGCGCACGGTAAGTATTTTGGCAAGACGATCTGCGGCGAAGTCTATAACCCCAGAACAACAAGACGTTGGATCTCCGCTCAGTTCATTAGACTTATGAGACAGGAGAGTGTCACCACAAGTATCAATCAGGTAATCGCAAATTTCTATACCTATAAGTACAGTATCCTCTATACCTGTAAGGAAGCTAAGCTGCTGGCTCACCTCAAAGATAACGACCCCGTTGCATTTGAAGAGCGCAAGCATTTCTTTGATGTGAATAGCATCGCCGATATATTTATGAACTTCGCTAAGGAGTTCCAGCCCAGTCTTCAGAGCCTTATAAATACCGCTTGGTCATACTCAGACTTCGCTGTAATTGCAGAGGCTATTGAACTGGTAATTGCAAAGAGAGCGTTTGATATCCCCGAAGGCACAGGCATGAAGGGCGGCAGATACTTCAAGAACCACGAGCTTGCTGATGCGTTTATTCGCAGCTTCAAGAAGGCTGGCGCTTATTATACTCTCAAAAACTATATCATGTTTGACGGAAGATTTATTCTTCACTGGTTCGATGAAGTTTACACCAGAGAGAATGCCCTCAGAAAACTCAGACTCGAGATTCAGTCACCCGACTACTATTTCTATAAGGCACTTAAGGTTTCTATGGCGGAAAACTACATCAGCCTCAGCGATCCTTTTGCGAATATGGAATAAAAAAATAACTGCAAACTCTCAGTCAGCAAAGTGCATATCATCCGGATTTATAAGCATCGACGACAGTTATCACTCCCGTACGATGCTCGTAAATCACGGACTCTTAATCTAAATGGTTTTAGTAAATCGCTGCGGCTGAGAGTTATACTATTATAATTGTAACGGAGGAATACATATGGTAACACGAAACAGTAATGGCGAATACGTTGTCAACGGCACAGTGCTTAGTTCTTACGATGCTTTCGATGTTTATAAATTCGTCAAGAGTGAATACAACGCAGAAGATATGGCGATGACTATCGAAGAAGAGTATGGCGCTCAGACGCAGGAAAAGGTAACTGCAAATCAGGAACTTTGGCGTGACATATTAGACATGTATGAGGACTGCAGAAACAACGATGAGCAGTGGCATTACGACGCCGAATATGTTGTGTCCGAATTCCAATCTGAGCTGGACGCTATAGCGGCAAATCACTAACTGCAAAACGACTTGCGGAAACAACATTCAAGTCCGCAGCAACACGATCTTCTCATCCTGGAGACCTCCAGAGTTCGAGATCGTTTATGCTGCCTCTTATCTAAATATCTTTAGTAAGCATATGTTTCCACAAGCCGAATAATTCCTAATTCATAACACAAAATGCAATCAATAATCCCTCCCTCGGCGCTCGTGATGCGTCACCCATCGCTTCACGCCGCTGTCGTGATTCTTTATATCTAAATTACTTTAGCGACAATTCGGTGTTATGATTTCTTAATTCCCGGCGGCAAAATGCAAATACGCATCTGGTCCGAAGAAATGTACTGGGACACTCCCAGTACTCTTTCCTCAGACAAGATGGTATTATCTAAATCAATTTAGCGAACAACTGCTGCCGGAAATTGCTGATCTGATTTCTGTCCGTCCTAATGCAAACATGTAATCCCTCAGATGAGAGCCATCCAGCACACTGCTGGATGTTTCTCATCTCCGTGATACATGTTATCTAAATGCTTTTAGCGAAAATTCGGCGGTCAGGAAATATATATAAATAATTGCAGCACCTTAAATGCAATAATGTCATTGAGAATCATCACAAAACCGCTCGCAAACGTGCGAGCTTCAAGATGCACCCACGACATTGTATCTAAAAATCTTTCAGCAATACAATAAGCACTTCAATTAAATTCAGTAACCGTGATATCCAATATGCACTGCACCTTCGAAAGATGAGTCGATGACCCTCAATCAACTTCGTTGATTGAAGCGTCGATGACTCTTCTTTCAGAAGGTTCATATCTAAATTCCTTTAGCGATACCATGGATATTCCGGCTGCATAACCGAGTTTGGCAAACTGCATTTCGGGATCTTACACCGACGGGCACTATTCATACCTGACAAGTGCCCGACGTTTCAGATCCCTCATATCTAAACTGTTTTAGTAAATTGCCGCCAGGCTCGGTTTTGATAACTGCAATCAGCATAATAGCTTTGTACTATAGGAGGCGATCAGTCCAGTTACACCCCGCTTATCAGCGGGTGTCACGGACACTCTCCTCCAATACATCTAAACCTTTGTAGAAAACATCTTGTTATGCTAATTGCAAAACAAAATAATTGTTTAATGGAGGTTATAAATAATGAAAAAGATAGTAAAATTCACATTTGATAGGAGGATTTTTTGATGAGAATAACATTAATTTATATTGGAAACGACAGTTACAACAGACCCGTTTATAAAAACGAAAACGGAAAGTTATTTGTTGATGTTGATCCTCGCAAAGATCATGAGCCAAAAATATGCACAAAATATCAAAATTTCGATGGCGAACCTGATACACCGATAGACTGTATAACTGCATATAGCAATGCAGAAATTGAATTTATACCCAAACGCATTACATGGTAATTCAACCACTGATAAAAGTTTTTATGATTATCTGCTTATGGAATTTGGAGGTAACTATTATGGCTAACATTTGCTCTACACAGATAAGATTTTTTGGAAATGATGATGCACTTACAGATTTTTTCAACAGGATCGAGCACGCTGTTTCAGATGAAGCACACCCTGATATGAGCTACTGCGAAAGACGCAGCTTCCGCAACATCGCCAATGAATTCGGAATCGATCCTGATAAGGTCTCATTAAGAGGAGATATCGAATATGACAGGGATTGCGCAACAATATATACTGAAACCGCATGGACGCCTCGCCTTGGCATATGGAGTGCGATAATTGCAAAATGCTATACCAAAGATGACGAGCAGCTCATTTCATTCAGCTGGTGCGCAGAGGAGTTCGGCTGCGATATCTACTGCACAAACGACATGAATGAATTTGGCGACATGACATACTGCATTGACTACGATATAGGCAGCGATGCAGATTACCTCTACGGCGCCACAGAAGAAGAGGTGCTCAAAGAGGTTAACAGAGTTTTTGAAAAAGCAGGACTTGAGCCTGTCAAGTCTCTTGCGGAAGCGGAAGTGGCAGTTGAAGTCAATGAAGACTGGTTTATGTCAGTTCACAAGCTTGAACTGTTTGATACCTGCGATTTTGATTAAAGAGGAGTTTGTAATGGGTAATTGGAAATACATTCTCAGAAGCGGCGGTAAGCTCAGAGTAAAGATAAACAGCGACGATAAGTTTGGTAAATTGTAATTTGAAAAGGAGATTTTATTATGGATAACGCAAAGCTTAATGGTATGATAAAAGAATTCTATGACTGCTTTAACAGAGCGCAGGAGTTGAGACGTGCAGTCTTGGAATATATAGAAGAGACGCTCGATATTGATACTAACGAAAACTACGAGTTCTTTGAGGACGACAGCGATTTCTGCTTCGGCCTTGACTTAGAGACGATCGACGCTCTGGAAAACGGAGATGAGGATCTGATCAACGAACTTCGCAACTGAAAAAGGAGATGTAGATATGAAAGCAGTAAATATTATGTGGGACACTGACGGAGACAAAAAGCTTTTTGAAGAGTTGCCCTCAGAAGTTGAAATTCCCGATGACGTTGACGAAGAAGATATTGGAGATTATATCTCAGACCTAATTGGATTTTGCCATTTTGGGTACGATATTGAAGATTGAAAGGAGAAAACATTATGCCTAATTGGTGTTCTACTAAAATAGAATTTACAGGAAACTTCGCAGACCTTACGGATCTGCACAATAAGATAGTACAGTACACATCGTCAAATGCAGAAACTTCAGGCTTTGGTGAGCCTTGGCTTGGTAATGTGCTCATCGGGTTCGGCTTCGGCGACAGAATCGATAATCCCGAAAACATTATCCGCTGCCGTGGATGGATCGATGACATCGGAAATGTAACTGACAGACAGGATAAGTCGAGTTTTGATATCTTTGCCGAAACAGCATGGATACCAATGATCAAAATGTGGCGTGAGATAATCGCAAGGCATTATGATAATCGTATTTCCATACATTGGATAGCCGAGGAGAAGGACGGCGGGCTGTATATGACCGATGATATAGGTTGGTTCGGCACTGATTATTACCATGTTGAATGGAGTATTGGGGAAGACGAAGATTACGAAGGCGATTATTTTGACGGCTCAGATGAAGTAGCCGAGCATATCAATGGCTTAATTACAAAATACGATTTAGGCATTGATCTTATTACCGAAAAGGATATCAATACTGCGGACGATGAAGGCAGAAATATTTATTTAAGAGGAAATAACTGGTATATCGGTGTCATTATTCTCAAAGAAGCAAATGATAATGATGTTAATTGAAAGGAAATATATATGTACGATTTCAAACTGACTGAGAGCGGCAAGCGCAAAGTTGATAACTTCATTGCTGAGTGTCGGGCGTTCCGCAAGGAGCTGCTCGATGCAGGCAAAGACACGGCAGACGAAACAATGATCCCCGATACAGAAGATATCCTGAGTGATATTGAGTGTTGGTTTGTGGATGGAGACGAAGGATATCATAACGGCTGGGGCGTAACTGATAATTACGATTTGGATATCAGCCTTTATTACGGAGAAGATTTTGTAAAAGCAGAAGAGGAGTGATAACCATGACACGGAAACAGATGGAAAAGAAACTTGCTGAACGTCTCAATTTAAGATATCAGATAATGCAAGAAGTAAAATCAAACCGAACCGCTTATGAAACCAACAAGATTTGTTATAACGGAATGTGCGAAATCGTTGCACAGATTGGCGGCTACGAACGCAGAGAAGACGGCACACATTATGTGGAGCTATATTAAGTAAGGAGGCAACCTATGATAAAACCCGGTGCAAAATGGATAATGAAGAAACTGACAGATGTGTGGAGCCATCAGCCGAACGGAACTCTTCATAGCTATGACTATTTCGAAAACGAAAATGGACAGTGGATATATAATATCGACTTCCATTATGACGGCTGCTTCGCTCCTGTTCAGCTCAAACTTCCAAAGAGAATATCCATAACAAGAGCCGTCCAAAAAGCGAGAAAGATTTTTGAGAACACTACATACTGTGACCAGCCTGACTGGAACGATTGATGATTGGAGGAGTAGAAATGAAACTGGTATATGATTTTGATTTTAGTAAAGCTGCGAAGAAAGCCGAAACTCTTATCAACGAATGTGTAAGAAAAAAAGAAGGAAGAGCATTTACAAAGATATATGCAAACATCAATGGTCGGTTATTTGAAATCAATAAACCTGTATCTTTATATGTATATCAGATTCTTCATTCGGATGGCACTCCATTCTACGAAGACGAGATACACTAAATGATAATCGGAGGAATAAAAATGAAAACAAGATACAAAGTCGAATGTGTAACTCCCGACGAATCGTATAACCACTTCTGCAACTCGTATAAGGAACTTCGTGAATACTGCGGATGTAATCTCACAAAGGGTTACTGGACCGGATTTAAACGTTATGATTATCGTGGGTATAACAGTAAGAACCAGACGAATTTTTATATTACAAAAGAAGATCCTCGCTATGATAATTATATCCACGAAGATGAAACGCTCGTCACGACAAAAACTTTTACTGTCGGACGGTTCAGTCAGGCACAGATACTCAAAGTCGAAGGTAGGAAGATTACAATAAACAGAGCCGTTGCTGAAAAGTACGGCATCATAATTGAAGAAATAAAAGAAGAGTAATCGTCACGCCAAATTCTGCACAGCCCACCATGGACTGTGGATAACGGCTCGGAACGAGGAGCTTTCTCAATCCGACAACTGTAAAATCGTGAACGAAGCATATTGAAAAATATATGTTTAAATAAGGAGATGTTTTCTATGGATATGAAACTGTGCAGCGAGTGCATGAATCGTTCCATCATTATGATGGAATCCAAAACAGGCAAGGAGTATCGAGAATACTTTTGCTCCGTTTCGGGTACCCGGTTGAAATTCACTAAAGAGTGCCCGATGAGTTATGATTTGCAGGAATACGAAAATCTGATTGCAAAAGGCGAGGCTTATGATCAGCTGAGGTACAGAAAAGAAATGGAGGCAGCAATATGAATAATAAGTTCATAAAGGAAATCGCAAATTACATGATAAAAACAGGAACTGCAAAAACCACATCCGGCAATTACATATTTTACTTTGATGATCTTGCAAAAAGGTTCAGAACAAGTAAGACGGTTATATCAGCAAATGCCGAGGCTATTCTTGACGAACTGATTCAGCATGAGGAATTCTGTTTTGATGGTCAGGAATTAGAGCCGGACTGTTTTAGCCTGATGTTCTATCTTAACTATTGTCCTAATTGTGATGAATGCTAATATGGAAAGGAAGAGTAATGATGAACGAATATATAATCGTGTTTGATAGCGGAGCCCCATCATTCAGATGTGGAATCAAGAAAACCATAACTGCAATTTCTCCTGCCGATGCTGTTGTTAAACTCATGCAATCTGTCAAGGTGGACTGCATAATTTCAATTCAGAAACTTGATAACACAAAAGAGGAGTGTCGTACATGAAAAAGATATCTTATGCTGAACTTGTTAAAAATGAAAATCTTATTCTCTGCAATAATATCACGAATCTTGAACTTGAGCTTTATTGCGGTAATGATTATGATGAAGAAAATGATTATTATTACGATATCTATCAGTATTATCTTATCGATCAGAGCTTTGCCGATTATTTGGCAAGAGCAACCGATGAAATTGTATACTATTGCGATGAACTGAATCTTTATGTATGGGGAGTGGCTCACTTTGGCACTCCTTGGGACTGCGTCTATCTTAACGTCAAAACCTTTGATGAAATGTGCGCCGACGGTACATATGATTAATTGTGATTATGCTTATATTCCCAAATAAAATCTGCAAATTGTCCATAGACCTGACGTTCTAAAGATGATTTAAGAAAAACGTTACGCTGATATAACACTGCCATTCTCTTTGCTCTTATTTCGGCTGCCGTTTTGGATATATTACAAATTTCAGATATCTCATTTGCCGAATGAATGTCGCAGCCCCAAAGCACGCACGCAGGAGCAAGAATGTCAATCGCAAATCTTTCTGCTTCATACTCGTCATCGGTGGGGATGATAATATGACCCAGCTCATGAGCAATAGTGTATCGTCGTGCTTGGTATGTTTCGGTATCTCTTACAATGATATAATATCTGTTGTTCTCGATAACTGTTTTTCCTCTTTGTTCGGCGGCTAAAGCATAAGGGCTGTCAGTCGGCAGAACAGAATTTTCTATTACTTCGGAATTGTAATGATTGCAAATCTGAGACAGTTTGACAGGGAGCGCTTTAATATTGCAGTTGATCAAACATTGCCACGCTGCATTTCTGGCCCGTTTATATTTTTCATACAAAAAAATCACCTCAGCAGTTATTGTTTGTAACTGCCGGGTGATTATTAAGGAGGGACGTTAGTAATTGTTGGTAGATTTGGAGATGTTACATAAATTGTAACTGCGGGCAGCAAGCATCTGAGGTTCTTCTTTTATATAATACCCGATGACTTTGCCAAAAATTTCGATCTTATGGTCTGTAGTTATAACCGAATATTTAGAATTGTAAGAATGAAGACCATCTTCCTGATAGATTTTAAACAGGGGACAACCATCAACTATGGCAATAACTTCATCTCCATATCGGATCCCACAATTGCGGTTTACCCAAACAATGCAGCCATTGGGATATTCAGGTTCCATGCTATCTCCGTCAATCGGAATTCCACAATCTGCACCAACAGGGATTTCGTCAATAGGAAACGACTCTTTTTCAAAAGAATCATCTTCCGTAAAGGGGAAAGAAACACCTGCGCCTGCAGCGATAACCGCAATATCCATTTTGCGCATAGAGATTTTTCGTCTTTTGTTTTGAGATTCTCCGAGCCTGTCGGATATTTCAGAACAGCGACCAATAAAACGCTGTTGTTCATTATCAGGCAGCGAGTGGAAGACATTTAATAATGCTTTGTCGTTCTCAGATAATGATATTTTATCAAACAATAGGTTGTCAACGGTAACGTTAAGGTATCTTGCGATTTTAACTACAATATCAAGAGTTATCTTAGAAGTCGGTTTCTTTTCCCACTGGCTGAATAAGCTCTTGTTACAGCCAATAGCAGCTGCAACGGAAGCCTTAGTCTTTCCGCTGTTTACTATTTTCTGTATTATGGTTTCACTGTATTCCATATTTCAATGTTTACCTCGTAAATTGTTGTATAGTTTCTTAATTGTATCTTTGTCAATAATAAACAAAGATGAATATAATTTGAAAAAACACTTGACTTTACGTTCAAAAGCGTATATAATCATATTATAAGTTGAATATTCTCAACTTTAGTATTATTATACCACATTTCGTGATAAAAGTCAAGTAAACTAATTATTTCTTGTCATACACATTTGCTGTCCGATTTTCCGACCAGATCGTGTGCTATAATTAGTATGGCAAAATATATAAGGAGGTCTAAAGATGTTTATAAAAGAATATTCTGTGCGAGAAGTGCAGGATATATTATCACGGAATGGGTTTACATATCTTAGAACTCACGGCAGTCATCGTATTTATTCAAACGGTAATTGCAGCGTTTCAATTCCGTCTCAGAAAAAGACAGTTAATAAAATGCTTTTTCTGAGAATTGTCAAGGAAAATAATTTGATATTAAATTAAATGGAGGATTTTACAAATGGAAAACATGAATAGAATTATGGCACTTTCCCAGATGAATGATACAGTCGATTTTGCAACGGTCGTAAGAGAAGCGGCCGACAAAGCACAGGAAAGGTTTGATAAATGGTCTGAAAAAAATCAAGAAAGCGAGAAGGGCGACGCAATGCAGGAATATATCGATCACCTTAATTCTGCCGCCGATGCTTTTGATGAAGCCTTTTCCGAACTGAATGAAGCTTTGGAAATGGACGTGTAAGAGGGTGTATATATGGAAATAATTATACTAATTATCATTTTTGCATATCCTTTAATTTTCTTTCTTGTTAAATCGGTTGAAGACGACGATGAAAGAGAAGCTAAAGCCGCCGAACAAGCTGCTCGTGAAGACTTAATGAGGAGACTTGCAGAAGCAAGAAAGCGCAATGCAGAATTGCGAAATAAGAAAGGAGAATAATAATGCTTGGATTGGTAAGTACTATTTTTACATGGCTTGGTATTGGCGGCGCTGTGGTGCATGAAAAGGTTAAAGAAACATGTGTAGATGCAAAATTAGAAGCCGCTAAAGAATCCAGAATAGCTGCAGCTGAATATGCCAGAGTCGGCAGCATTGAAGAAAAGATTACAAATATTAACAAGGCGACAGAGCTGGGGCTTATTTATGATGAAAAATTCCAAATAAGTATAACATTGACGATTCTTGAGTTTGCGGCACGTCGTGATGAAGATATCTCTTCTTCAGATATTAACAGGTTTAATGGAACCGTTTTTTTTAATGGAGATCAATTTCCATCTCCTTTACTCGATAAGGAAAAAATAGATACTGTTCGTCGCTTTTTTGATTATCATGATTTTAGGATCATGGCATATGTTGCAAAAAACAGTGATGAATCAATGTATATCGAAGGACTTACGTGTAGAATTCTTAATATTCTGGGGTATTATTATGATGAAATTGTAATGGAAAAGCTTAGTCATACCTCAGAGTTTAGGCTTATGGCCAAATGTGTCTATGACCCTTATGATAGAAGTGGCCCCTTTTCTCCCCGTCCCGGGTATCTGGAACTGTTTGATAAGTACTATATTTTTTATATAAATTATCGTCAATCTGACCTTGACAAGTTTTTGCCATTGGAAAAAGCAGAAAAATTAAGGGAGGCAAAAGCCGTTGGGTTATATTACGACAGCGATGTTCTGGAAAGAATTACTTACGGAATTGCAAATCGTCGTCCCAATAATGCTCGAAACCTATTTACTGAGACACTCCTTGGACAGCCTCAAAAGCATTTATTTTACTCAAGGGAAGAAGAAATCATAAATCAAAACTTTAAAAACGTTTGCAAAGTATTAGAAGTCGTATTAGCTCTTGAAGATCCTATTTATTTAAAGAGATTCATGTGCAAGCTTCTGAATTGTCTTGGTTATTATTACGATGAACAATATATGCAAAACTGGTTGGATACAAAAGAGTTTTGCCATGCGGAATGTTCCAAATATAGAATGGATGAAAAAACCAATAACCCCAAGTGCCTTCGCCCTGACAGCAAAGAAATCCTGGAAAGAAATGCAGATATGCTGGCAGAAGAACTTCCACCTGACACATGGAACAGAAATTATCAGAAAGGCAGCGAGCAAGTATGAGATTAATCGATAACTTCAATCTTGAATTCAGCAAGAATATTATCACATCAACGAATATTCACAACGGATTTGCAGAAATGAAGCTGGACTGGTTCCAGCTTCCGCTTGCAGTCCGGGAAAGATTGGTAATTGATACTTTAAAAAAGGAACTCGACTATGATGATCAGTGGTATTACTTTAGCATATTTGTTCCGCTGCTTAATGGAATACCAAACTTTGGAGATACATACTATTATATAGATGAATACGCTCCCAATGAACAAATGTATGAGGAGTTTATAAAAACAAATTTTGATTTTCCGGGCTTCGTTAAAGCTTCTGTTGAAATAATAGATGTTGTTAATCTTGCTTCGGCTTTGTTGCCAAGCAAAAATATGAAAAAGCCCGCTTGATTCTATGAAAGGAGAACTTGTCAATGAACGTTAAAACAGGAGATGTAGTCAGAATAACACTGCCAAATGCCATCGGGCATCAGCAGGGCGGAGAAAGATATGCTGTCGTTGTTTCAAACAACATTGGAAATAAAGTTTCTCCTACAGTAGAGGTTCTTCCGGGAACTACAAAAAGAGATGACAGCACGCTTCCAACTCATGCACACTTTAAAGCCGGAGAAATTCAAGGGCTGCCAAGAAATACGACTTTTGAAGCCGAAAGCCAATGGGTCATTAACAAATTTCAGATAATTGAAATTGTTGGGCATCTGAGCGATAAACAGCTTGAAAGAATTGCGACAGCTATGATAATGGCGACTCCTCTTGTCTTAAAAGCTTTCGAGAGCAATGTGCATAAGACACAGCGCTTTCAGAAAATCCTGAATTTCTCTTGACATATTTGAAAACATGTGTTATAATAAAGCAAATACAAGCATATACTACTTTATCATAATATATGGAGTGTGATAACATGAATGTGTCAAAAAGAAACGAAGCCATAGCGATATTAAAAAGATTATTTTCGACAAAGCTTAACGTATGCCAAGACATTTATTCCGCTGAGCTTGTGGATACCGGCAAAATGACATGGGGAGAACTTGGTCCTCTTATGTCTAATCCCGACTTGGAAAACGTATCAGATATTGTGCTGTGTTGGCTGTATGAAGCTGTGTCGAAACATAGCGCCGCATTGAAAATTCCTGATGTTTCACATTTTTTTACTGCCTCGGAAATCACCGAGGCTAATTCTGCTTATATCAAAAGAGGCTATTCCAAATTACCGATAGCCTTCCCAATACTGGCAAGGCTTACGGATAATGATAATTATCTGACAGCGTTATCCATACAGGATATTGCGAATCTAAAATCTGCCGGTCTTATACAGTGGAAAGAAGGAATGCAAAGAGAAACTGTCATTACCAAGCTTTCTGATAATGACTTTATAAGTCATATCAAATATGATGACAACCGTGCCAGAGCAATCGGAAAGTCTATGAGCGACGGAACGTTCTTTCCAAATTCTCTTCGTTGGCATATCGTGGCGGACGAATCTGACTATGAGGTAAAAGATGATAGAGTTATATTGAAATCAGGTTATATTGCCGAGATCGATGGTCAGCATCGAGATAAAGGCAGCGAGTATGCTCTTATGAATAATCCGAATATTATAATGACTATGCCCATTGTTCTGACAATAGGCTCTCGTGCAACTGCTCAGAGAATCATCAATCAAGACGAAGAACGTGCCCCCATCAATAAGAGCGTAGTGGCTCAATACAAATATACTATGGGAAACAATGTTCTGAAAAAGATTATTGGCAGCGGCGAGCTTGACGGCATTTACAAGTTCTGTGATACTCAGCAAGGAATTCAGGTCGGTCAGGGCTTTATTCTTAAATCGGATTTTGCAGCTGCCATTGATAAGTATTATTCTGCAAGAACGGTCAAGGAACAGAGTAAAGTTGCAGAATGGCTTATTAAATTTTTTAATGAGCTTGCAAGTATCAATTATGATGCGTTTGTAGGTTATAAAAAGAGTATCTCTGCCAAAAATTCTGTATTTCCGATCTATGTTTATTTAAGTAGTAAACTTCAGAATCGTTCAGGCTGGGAAGATGAACTTGCTGCTGTTTTTCCTAAATTGGATTTTTTAAATTCAAAAAAGAGTATAGAAATAATCAATAAAGAAATGGGGGAGAAGAATGTATAATGAGGAAAAAAAGCTCGAATTCTTAGCAAGCATGAAAGAAGGAAGCTATACGGACATGTCTTGCAATACCTATATGTATAAGTTTGAAAAATTTTCCGACACTGAAGAGCTTCTTAAAAAAGACCTATATGATTTTAATTATAACGATTTTAAGCTTTTGTTTGAGAGAAATAAAATCATTAACACCAACACCATGCTTAACAGCAAGAGTATTATAAATAGGTATATAGAATGGGCAACCAAGATGGGATACTGTTCAAGCGATACCATAAATGAACTTAAAAGAGTTATAAGCGAAGACATAAATCCAAGATGGAAAATCATGACCGAAATGTTTGCAGACGAAAATGATTTATTGGATTGTATCAGCAGTGTTATGATGGAACAGGATTCCTCCATGATAATTTGGTATCAGGCTTTTTATGGTTTGTACTGGAATGGATTATGCAATGTTGAAATCTATAATCTGAAAAAATCAGATGTGCAGGGCAATCGTATAAAAGTTGGAGACGATACTATTATAGTATCAGATCGTTTTGCTGAAATAATTAACGAGTATAAGAACATGGATAGTGTCGTAATAAACGATAGTGTTATGCCATTTGCTCAGTCTATTTATCTGATAAGAGCTAAGAATAAAAAGAATTCCCTCGGTCAGATCAACGATAATTTCCATGCTCAGCGCAGAAGAGCATGGGACAGAATGGAGGTTGATATTGATAATAAGTATTATGGTAAAGTTCTTGTTCCCACTTGGATAATGAGATCCGGTAATTTTTATCGTGCATATCTCGACGAGAAGAAGGGAAAGGAGATCACATCAAACAATATATCGGATTATTTTAGAGTGTTTGCTATTTCAAATCAGAAAAAAATTGGTTATAGCACATATCGTGATTATCAGAATTGGAAAAACGTTTTCTATAAATGATCCGCTGCCTTATGTAAGGCAGTACATAAAAATTTTTAGCAACATCCACAATCGCTTGACAAGTTTAAACTCATCTGATATAATATAAATACAGTCAAGGGAGAACGGTTCAGAAATGAGCCGTTATTCCAAGAAGTCCAAAACATATTGGATATAATGAACATTCTTTCATCAACTCTTGATGGGGCTGCTGGGTGGAATATCGGAGATGTTATTTAACCCGTAACCGTAAGTTACAAAAATGTTCATAATTATATTTTTGTCAGGTATAAATTGTAAAATCAAAGTATGAAAAATTATGAGTCATTAGCTCAGTCGGTAGAGCAGTAGTCTTTTAAACTATTGGTCTGGGGTTCAAATCCCCAATGGCTCACCAAATATATGTTTTTTATACTATTATTTATTAGTGCGAAAACATATTGGATATTTTACAATTTAAAAATCAAGGAGGAGTCATCATGACCAACGAAAAAATGACGATCGCAAAGGCACTTTCCGAGCTGAAGGTGCTCGGTAACAGAATCACAGCAGAGATTCGCAGTGCGACATTCTGCAACGTAAGCAAGCATACAATGCGCACGCTAAACGGCAAAAATATCACTGACGTAAAGGCAGAGATGCAGGGCAGCTACGATAAAATAGTCGCTCTCATCAACAGGAATAATGCCATCAAGAAGGCAGTGAATAAGGCAAACGCTTCCACAATCGTATCTATCGGTGGAGAGCAAATGACTGTTGCCGAAGCTATTTATATGAAACAGACGGGTATTGATTATATGAAGGCTCTGCTCAATACCATGGCAACTCAATATACAAATACGCAGAGTCTGCTCCAGAATAACAACGGAGAGAAGCTGACAAAAGCCTGCGAGACATATATCATTGGTCTTTATGGAACAAACAGCAGTAATAACACTATTTCCGATGAAATGGTGGAAATCATAAATGCGGCGAGAGCAAAGTACATCGATGAAAATACTTTTGATCTTATCGAGGGTATTGACACAAAGAAGGCAATCGAAGACTTGAAAAATAAGATCGACGCTTTCGAAGCTGAGGTGGACGCAGCCATTACAGTGGCAAATGCAACCACCGAAATCGAAATTAACTACTGATTAAGCTGATTATCCATCGTCAACCGAAAACACTTAACTGGTTTCAACTGAACATCAACAGTCTAAAATGATGAACAAAACAATTTGAAACTGTAAAAGCTTCCAAATGCTAAAGATATTAAGAATATCGAGTATCTACGATGTTTTCGGGCAGAGTTTAAAGTCCGAATAATAGCTGAAAGTTTAAAATTCAAAGCTTAATTGTTTTAAACATTAAAGTTCAGAATTTATAGTAGCAAACGTGCGTACTTGATGGCAGACTTGCTGCACTTCAAAGTTCAAATTGTAAATTGTAAATCATAGAGTTCATAGAAATCCCCGATATAGGTTAAAGCGGCGAATCCATCGGCTGTGTGTGATCCTCGGGGCTGGTTGATGGTGGATAATTTATAGATTAACATAGTATCCTATCGTTGAGAAATCTCATGTGCGGTACGTTAAGCTGCACAAATATTTCAGGTTAGTTTAAGTGGTAGAACATTAGATTTTGGCTCTAAGAATAACGGTTCGATCCCGTTACCTGAATCCATAAAATTATTTACAAATTACATGGTGAACACTACCGACCTTTCTAAATGGGAGAACAGGCAATAGGAGACATCAACTCTGAGTCTAAGACAAGTGTGATAGGAATTAAGCCAGAAGAACGTTTACAGACTTGATTCTGATGCCTTGTGAGGATGGGGCTTGAAAAAATCATCAAAACGTTGAGTATGGATTTGCTTTTTGGTGAAGTGACCATACGATAATTATGCCGGTGAGCGTCGTTAAAGAGAGATGGCTAATTCCTGAAACCGAGTACAAGCACCCTACACCTTAATATAATTTACTTGGGGTCAGTAAGGGTGCATATATGAGCCGTTGGGCTAATGACAAGCCGCCTAACTGCAGAAGGAGATTCGGGGTAAGTACCCGAGCGGCTCACCAATGGTGTCTATAAGCAGATGCAGACAAAGCTTGTAGGTGAAAACTCAGTGGCCAAGATCATCTGTGCTGCATAACAGATGACAACAAGGGGTAAAACGTGGCGGAGACTATCTTAGTGTCACCCTTGTAACTGAAAAAATCCACATCAGCTTGCGGTATGGTAATATAACTGTCTGAGTGGTTGAGATACAGATTAACTTGTATCAATAATAAGACCGTAATACAACCAAACAAAATAATGTATGGACGGTACAGTAAACGCACTCAGCGTTATACAGTTGGAAGATAAGCGTATTGAGTGTACGCATAAGTCTGACTGTGGTATTCGTGCAGAGGTAGCTCAGTTGGTAGAGCACTCGGCTGTTAACCGAGGTGTCATAGGTTCGAGTCCTATCCTTTTGGTAGTATGAATAGGTGTTATTGAAATGAGACCGCACGGGTGCTCCGTTGCCCGTTACAATTATAATGCGGACGTACAAAGTCTCCTGATGAGATCAAGACCCTGACGAGGGGTAGATCGGGCAAGTTTAAATACAGCCTCGGCTTATTGGAGACGCCTACGGGTGCAGAAGCCAGAACTCACAAGATAACGTTAAAACAGAAATGTGAAAAACAGGTTTTGCAGGGGTTCCTTAATACCGCTGTATAGGGGTGTGATGGGCAAGGATCCAGCTCGTTGCGCAACATAAGAAATGTTGTCACGCCGTAAGACCCGAATCGGCAGATGTCGAAGCTGGACATCGTGGCAGCCCGGAAAGACGGGCACATAACTCCCAGTAGTCCAGAGGCAGGAGACAAGGGACTTAAAATCCCTACAGGATGGGTTCGAATCCCATCTGGGAGACCAACATGCGGGTGTGGTGAAATTGGCAGACACGATAGACTTAGGATCCATTGCGCAAGCGTGCAGGTTCAAGTCCTGTCACCCGCACCAGATGTTAATAATAGCTAACGTCAGTTGCTATATTATTAACGAAATATGCGAGAGTGCTGGAATAGGCAGACAGAGCAGTCTCAAAAACTGCTGCAGGAATGCGTGTGGGTTCGAAGCCCATCTCTCGTACCAAAATAGCGTAGAAATATTGGATATGGAGGTTATTGCAATGTTAAAACTTGAAATAAAATAAACCAGCCGCAATCCCATTGGCTTTAGACGATGGGTTAAGCTCGCTGTGATATAACAGTGATGTAGAAAGGCGGTAACAAACCAATGTTTAAATCATTCAAATATAGGCTTTATCCAAATAAAACACAAGAAATACAAATTCAGAAAACATTCGGTTGTTGTAGATTTGTTTATAATCAGACGCTTGCTTATAGGAAAAATCTTTATGAAGCAGAAAAGAAATCTATAAACAAGATAGGTTGTAACAACTATGTTAATCAAGTTCTTAAAAAAGAATATGAATGGCTTAAAGAGGTAGACAAATTTGCTCTTACTAATTCTGTTTATAATATGGATAGCGCATATCAGAAATTTTTCAAAGAACATTCTGGTTATCCTAAATTCAAAAGTAAGAAGAATAATCATAAATCTTATTCTACTAACAGTACAAACAACAACATAGAGGTTGATTTCGAGAAGAACAGAATTAAGCTTCCAAAACTTAAATGGGTAAAAGCAAAAGTTCATAGAGTATTTGTTGGTATAATTAAATCTGCAACTTTATCTCAAACGCCAAGTGGCAAGTATTTTATTTCTATTCTTGTAAATTGTGAGAATTTTCAGATGAAGTCTACTGGTGCTATGGTTGGTATTGATTTAGGTATCAAGGATTTAGTCATCACATCTGATGGTGAAAAGTTTGAAAACTCCAAAACTCTTTACAAGTATGAAAAGAAACTTGCAAAGGAGCAAAGAAAACTTGCTAAAAAGACAAAGGGTAGCAATAATAGGAACAAACAGCGTATTAAAGTCGCAAGACTGTATGAGAAGATAACAAATATCCGTGTTGATAATTTGCATAAAATTTCTCACAAACTAATTCAGGAAAACCAACTGATAGTGAGTGAGGACTTAAAAATTAGCAATATGGTTAAAAATCATAATCTTGCAAAGAGTATTTCTGATTGTAGTTGGTATGAACTTACAAGGCAGTTACAGTACAAGGTTCACTGGAATGGTAGACAGTATATCAAGATTGATACTTACTTTCCAAGTAGTCAGACTTGTAGTGTATGTGGGTATATTAATAAGGAAACTAAGGATTTATCTGTAAGAGAGTGGACTTGTCCTTGTTGTAATACACGTCACGACAGAGATATAAACGCTGCTATAAATATTTTGTATGAAGGATTAAGGCTGATTAAATCAGCCTAAATAATAATGTAGTACGGTAGGAACTATCGGAATTTACGCTTGTGAAGTTAGTAGGTTACGAGGACGATGAAGCAAGAAGCCGACTGGCTTTAGACGGTCGGTAGTTCACAAGCAGTATTCAATTCTGTTTGATTGGGTTGGAGATTGTGATGAAGTCAACTGTGCCCAGAGTTCATCGTTCACCCATAGTGGCGATTTACATATACAAATCAAATCATAAGGAGAGATGGTTGTGAAATCCATCAAGGTAATCTTTTACAGTATTTGCCGTACAGCTGCTTAATTCTTTTGGCTGTGCGGCTAAAATTGACCCCAAAACATATTAGAAAGGATAACTGCAAATGACAAATAATTATAATGCTTCGAATTATGCCAAAGGCTCCGATGGCGCAAAGCTGAATGACGAAAATCTTAAGGAAATGAATGCTTCCGGTAAGTGCAATACTTGTAGATATTTTCAGTTCAGAGGTTACAAATGTACGAAGAAGACTGAGGAAGGCAATTTTGTTCGTTCTGCCATGATGCCAATTACATATACCGAAACAACTTCAAAGGGCAATTTTATCAACGTGTTAAAGCCCTCTTCTTGTAAGGATTATGAGAGTAAGGGTAAGCGCAAGATTGAAAAGACTGAGGAGGCGGCCGAATGAAACTTCTCGTAGTGGTTGATATGCAGAATGACTTTATCGATGGGTCTCTCGGTTCTGATGCAGCACAGGCAATCGTTCCTAATGTAGTTGAAAAAATCAAATCTGCTGATAAAAACACGGCAATTTTATTCACAAAAGATACTCATTATAACGATTATGCTGAAACTCTTGAGGGGAGAAAACTTCCTGTTCAGCACTGTCTCGCTCGTTCTTTCGGCTGGATGATAAATGATGATGTCGCTGACGCATGGTATCACTCCAATACATATGCAATATTGGAGCCCGAAGTCAGAGAAGGGAACATCGTTCTTAAGAACACATTTGGCAGTACCCAGCTTATGAGTTTACTTATTCGTGAAGGTAAAATGTTCGACGAAATTGAATTTATCGGGCTGGACACCGATATCTGTGTTGTATCCAATGCCCTCATGGTGAGAGCTGCACTTCCCGATATGCCAATCGTTGTTGACGCCTCCTGTTGTGCCGGATCAACACCTGAAAAGCATAAGGCGGCACTCGAAGTTATGAAGAGCTGTCAGATTGATATCATAAACGAGAGCGAGGTATAACTATGATTTACATAAATAATGCACCTTTTGGAGATAAAAGTTTTCCTAATGGTGAAACCATTTTTGATATGGGAACTTATTATGTCAAGGATGCAGTAAATGAAATCAAGCTTGTATATGAATCGGACGCTGATATCTTTAAGCTCATTGTGGCCAAGAAGTGTCTTGATGAACAGTCAAAGGAAAACAGAGTTGATTACGGTTGGGATGAAGCAATTATAACTCTGACCATTGCATATATGCCATATTCAAGAATGGATAGGCAGATGTCTTCAATGGCGTTCAGCCTCAGATATGTTGCCGATATCATCAATTCTCTTAATTTTGATTCGGTAACAATACTTACACCTCACTCCAATGTAACTCCGGCGCTTATTAACAACGTCAAAGTTATATACGATGCCGGTATTCAAGAAGTACATAGGCGAAGTGCCCCCGATTACGTATTTTATCCTGATAATGGAGCCTGCAAGTCTTTTGGCGAGCACCTTACATATACTAATTACTTTTACGGTAACAAGAAGCGTGAGCTTTCAACCGGAAAGATTGAAAAGTATGAGCTGGTTAATGCCCCCGATATTAAGGACAAAAACATTCTGATAATCGATGACCTTTGTGTTAAGGGCGGCACATTTATTCTTGCAGCTCAGGCTCTTAAAGCGGCAGGTGCAGCTAAGGTAGATTTGTTTGTAACTCATCTTGAAAAGGCTGTGTATGAAGGAATACTGCTCACGACAGACTGGATTGATCATATCTATACAGTCAATACACTGGAAATCCCCATTGAAAACGACAAAATAACAGAAATAAGAGGTAATTTCATATGAATGAAATAATGCCAATGCTTCTGGGCGATTTTTATAAGATGACCCATCAGGCTCAATTTAGTCCCAAGCTCACTAAGCTCGTATCCTATATGACACCAAGAATGTCCAGAGTACACGATGACAAACTCGTCTTCTTCGGACTTCAGGCGTTCATCGAGAAGTATCTTGTGGAATATTTCAATAACGAATTTTTCAATAAGCCTGTCGATGAGATCTGCGCCGAGTATGAAAGAGTTCTCGGCAGCACTCTCGGCAAGGGTACATATGATACCGCAAAAATCAGAGCTCTTCACGAGCTGGGCTATTTGCCCGTTAAGATATCGGCACTTCCCGAGGGAACCCGTGTCCCCATGCACGTTCCTATGCTGGAAATAAGCAGCACACACCCTGACTTTGTATGGGTCGGACAGTTCCTTGAAAGTCTTATGAGTGCTTCACTCTGGCATCCAATGGTGTCTGCAAATGTGGGTTATTGGTATCGTCAGATCGTTGATAAGTTCTACGACATCAGCGTTGAAGATGGCGTGCCCAGAGCCAAGGCTCTCGGTGACTTCTCGTTCAGAGGTCAGCATAGTCTTGAAAGCGCAATCGCTTCTTCTGCCGGTTGGTGTACTTCGTTTCTGAATACAGCGACAGTGCCCGCAATCCCTTGGCTGGAAAAGTATTATCACTGCGATTGCACCAAGGAGCCCGTAGCATACGGGGCAGTGTCTACCGAACATTCAGTGATGACCAGCAACTTCTCTATTGACGGCGACGAGATTACATTTCTCCGTAAGCTGCTGACTGAGCTTTATCCCAATAACAGTTTCAGTGTAGTATGCGATTCTTATGATTACTGGAATGTAGTCAATAATATTTTGCCTCAGCTAAAGCCTGAAATTATGGCTCACAACGGCTGTATGCTGATAAGAGGGGACAGCGGAGACCCTGTTGAGATAGTGACCGAAACTGTGTTTGCACTCTGGGAAGAATTCGGCGGAACAGTCAACAGCAAGGGTTATAAGGTACTCGACCCTCACGTTAAGGCGATTTACGGGGACAGTATCACCGTTCAGCGCTGTCAGCAGATATACCAGAGGCTCATTGACAACGGTTTTGCCTGCAATAATGTAATCCTCGGTGTCGGCAGCTTCTCAATGATGTGCGTTGAAGAGGACAATATGCTCAAGCCTTTTACCCGTGATACATATTCAATAGCTATTAAGGCGACTTATGGTGAGGTAGATGGTAAGCCCATAATGATTTTTAAGAATCCCAAGACAGATACGAGATTCAAGAAGTCCCAGAAGGGTATGTGCTTTATCTATAAAGAGCACGGCGAGATAAAGTATCAGGACGGCTTTACAGCTGAGACAGTTCCTGTCAATGGCTTGTTCCGCACAGTGTTCGAGGATGGTAAATGCTATAATACTCAGACGCTTGCTGACGTTCGTAATATGCTTTATGAAGGAGGTTTCTGATGACATCAACAGTAAAAGAAGACGATGCTTTCGTAGGTGGTTTTCTGTATAAGCGTCTCAGGGATGCCTATATCGAGCATGAACGCTTGATTATTGCATATGACCTTGACGATACAGTGAGGCCGTATAAAAGCGAATGCTGTGACCATGCGAAGAATTTGATACGTAAAGCGAAAACAATTTTAAATCCTTATTTCATCGTGTTTACAGCCAATCCCCATAACGAAAAGAATATTCAGTTTCTTCATGATGAGAACCTTCCATTCGATACCATTAACGAGAATATCCCGGAAATCGGCAGATATGGAGACGGTTTGAAAATATATTATAATTTATTTCTTGACGACAAGGCCGGACTTTTCGAGGCTTGTAATGCCCTGGCAACTCTCTGCTGGCAGGTGGAAATGGGATATGTAAAAAAGGAGTGATATTATGGCACAAATTGGAATCAGAAACAGTTATAAAATAGTCACATTAGGAGATATACCAGTCGGAAATTTATTTATGAAGAATGGTTCTTACTATATCAATACCGATATACGTATTATTCCCAATGTGAACTTGCCAACGATTGATGTTAGTGACTATTCTTGTGTTGTTAATCTTCAATCTGGAGCGGCTTCCTATATGAGTGATGACGAAATCGTAATAAAAATTAATAATTCTATAACTTTGGACGAATGAGAGGAAATTAAGATGAATGATTTTAATGCAAAGAAGATAACTTCCAAGATTATTGACTGGATCCGCTGGTACTTTGACAAGAACGGCGATGAGAATACAACTGCCGTCGTCGGTGTTTCGGGCGGCAAGGATAGTTCTGTGGTACTTAAGCTGTGCGCAGAGGCTCTTGGTTCCGAGAGAGTAATTGCAGTGCTGCTCCCCAGAGGTAAGCAGGGTGATATCAGATATTCTTACACGGCTTGCACTGTATGCGGAATTCCCGATAAGAACGTGTATGAAATTAACATCGAGGATGTTTGCAAAGTGGTTGATGAAACTGTGCAGATACACACCATTGGATGCCCTGAGAATAAGATCAGGTGTATGAATACGAATTACCCTGCCAGAACTCGTATGACAATCCTTTATTGCGTTTCTGCTCTTAGGGGCGGCAGAGTAGCCAATACCTGCAATCTCAGTGAAGATTGGGTCGGCTACGCAACCAAGTTCGGTGATGGTGCAGGTGATTTCAGCCCTCTCCACGATTTTACCGTTCAGGAAGTTAAGGCAATCGGCAGAGAACTTGGGCTTCCCAGCTGTCTGATCGATAAGGTGCCTACTGACGGTCTCTGCGGTAAGACTGATGAGGAGAATCTCGGATTTACATATGAGACACTCGATAAGTACATCCGTACAGGCGAATGTGACGAAGACACCAAGAAGATCATAGACGGAAAGCATTATGCAAATCTGCATAAGCTGAAGCCTATGCCTAAGTTCAGATACAGACCCGATCTTGACGGAAAGGCGGAGAAGAACAATGAAGTCACATCAGATTGAAACAGTTGATAACAATATCGCAAAACTTCAGGCAGTTTATAAGACACAACTGCAGAAGCAGTTTAATATTGGCTTTTCTTATGGCAGCCAGGCTTTTTGTCAGGTCATTAAGGATAAAATCAACGGATTTACAGGTGATGATAGATCAGCATTGATTGCAGATATATCGAACTTTGTAGATATAACGCTCAAGAATTCACCACAGGAAATTCAGAAGGCGATAGAAGAAACACAGAAAAGAGCAAACTGTTTGCTCGGAAAGGACAATGCGAATGAATAATAGATTTAACTTTGTGGGAAACATATCGATTCCCAAGGAAACTTCAAAGAAGCCTTTGCTGTCAACAAAGACAATTGAGTATGTGAGAAATGGCAAGAAAAACTCTATGGAGCTGACTTCGCTGAACTTTGGCATCAAGGAAAGCGATACCAATATGGCATTTATGGAGGTGTCGGATAGCCCCAGAAGCATTATCAAGTCAAAAGACACTGATAATAACGATATTGAAATTGATTGGGACGATCGCAAGGATCCCGATATTGTTGCAACAGTTGCAAATTACAGAAAGTACATTGTTAATCTGGGCGAAGAGTTTGATGGCCGTCAGGAATTTCTCACGCAGTTTGATATGATTGAATTTCTTGCAGAGAAGCTTTCTGAATACAAGGGCAAGATTCTTGCTGTGGGCGATTACCAGAAGACATATTCGAAGGGTAAATGGTATGAAAAGTTCAGACTTCAGAACCTGTACGCTGTCGAAGAGGATAGAAAGAGCAGACTCGGACTGACGTTTGATTTCTACTATAATAAGGACAGTATTGATAAGACTGATTTCAAGGATGAAAAGAAGATCTATCTTGATGGATATATTAAACAGTACATAAACAAGGATGAAGGCAGTAAGTATATTCCCATGCAGCTTGTATTCAATGCAAGCAAGTATGATATGGAAAACGAAAAGCATAAGCAGTTGTTTGATTATAAGATGTCATATATGGACATTAAGAATAAGAATATGTGTCATCTTGCTTGGGAAGTGGTTCTTCTCAGGGGCGCTGAAGCTGTTGATTTTACATATGATATGCTTACTCCCGCTCAGAAAATGCAGGTTGACCTTGGTGTCAGGGAGCTTGACGATTTTAAGCCCAAGAATGGTGTACTTGGAGATAAAGTAAACGAGTACAGAGTTTTTGAGCCTGTACTGAAAGACTTCGGCAAGGGCGATGATTTCTCTGATGGACTGGTCGAACTTGATATGAAGATGTCTGAGTTCGAAGACGAGATTTATGTGCCTAATGCCGTCGAGGAAAAGCTTGACGAAACCGAGGACGAGCCTAAGAAGTCAGCGAAGAAAGTCGATGATGATGTTCCCGAAGCTGACGGACAGGACGACGAGGCTTTTGACTTGTTCTGATTAAGGCAGTGAAACACGAGAATTATCATAGCGACACCATAAAATGTCGCTATGATTGTGGCAAAAGTTGTTACAAAACAGGAGGAATTACATAATGGGTAAGTATGGTAAGAAAAATTCAGTGGATCTCAATCCACTTCACTACAATATCGCTTTTCTTGGTGAAGGTGGCATCGGAAAGACAACACTGTGCTATCAAATGTGCGAAAAACTTGTCGGAGATGAGGGATATATGCACTTTGATATCGGTAAGGAAGATGGAGCGGATGCTATTGAGGGAGTAGTAACTGAAAAAATTGAAAATTGGGATAAATTTGAAGAGGTTATCGATGATATTGTTGAAAATAAAGAGACAGATTACCCACATCTTCAGGTTATAATTATTGATACATATGATGAGCTCATCCCCATGGCAGAGGACAAAGCAGTAAGAATATGGAATAAGAGAAATTCCGATAAAAAAGCTGAAACAATAAATGGAGCGTGGAATGGTTTCGGAAAAGGGCAAGATAAAGCTGCCGAACTAATTCTTAATAATATTTGGAGATTTAAAAGTGTAAATGTACACCCCATTATTATATTCCACGTTAAAAGGTCGGATATAATCGATCCAATTACACAGACAACATATTCAAAATTGACAGCAGACGCTCAACAGAGATATTTTAATGCCATAAAAAATAAGATGCACTTTGTTGGTTTTGCATATATCGACAGAGATATAATCAATGAGAAAACAGGTAGAAAAGATATTAAGGGCAAAGATATTACTACAAATAAAGTAATGGCAGAAAATCGTGTGATTAGTTTCAGGGACAATAATTATTCAGTCGATAGCAAGTCTCGTTTTGCTGATATTGTCGATAAGATACCTTTCGATGTTGATGCTTTTATCAAAGCAATGCAGGATGCTATTCTTGCTGAGAAATCAAAGTCTGGTAAGTCCGAGGCTGAAATCAAGAAGGAACAGTCTGAAAGAGACAAGGCTGCCGCAATAGCTGCCGCCGAATATTCGAAGTCGGCTAAGACTAACAAAATCGACCTTGACCGCAACGAAGAAATCATTGCCGAAATCAAGTCTCGTTTCACCGATGCAACAGAGGAAATTCAGTCTGCCATCAAGTCTAAGATGATTGAAGTCGGTCTTAAGAACTTCAAGGACACCGAAGTTCCCACTGCATCACTTGAAGCAGTGCTTGCAGTGCTTGGTTAATGTCCTATGGGTAGACCTTGTAAATGTCATATAACAGGCGTTGAAGGGAATACTGACACATTCGTAAAAATCGGAAGATTTTATTATCAGTCTCAGGCGGTATATGATCAATACCGCCACGAGATTGATACCCGCAACGCCATTGTATCAAAGATAGCATATGATTTTCTTGGGTATCAAACAGGGCAAAAGTTCCCATCATATATTCAAAAGAAGTTAAATGAACTGAGCTTTTATAGTTACGACGTAATCCTCAAGACTATTGAAAAGATGCAAGATAATATCCTGCGCTACACAAACAACAAAGAATTTAAAAACGAATCGGGTAAGATATCGTACATATTCGCAATTATTAGTAACAATATCAATGATGTAAACAAGTCGTATCAATGGAATAAGAAGTGTGAGCAGCAAAAACATAATACCGAAATTATAGACATTCCTGAATCGGTTCCTGCATCATCAAATGTCAGAGACATAACGTCATGGTTGGACGGTGATGATATTTGAGCAAAGAACTAAGTGAGTATCCAAAAGAATTAACCGATGGTCGCAATGCAGTCGAGGCAAGTTTTATCTTCTGCCTTTGGAAACAGTCAGACTTATATAGTGATTACGGTGCTTTAAACGACAATAATGACGAAACGATCAAGACAGAAGACGGAATTTTCTATTATTCTCTTGGCAAACAGCTTTATAAACAGGGCTTTAAGGCTTTTGATAATGTTTCGGTTTATACTTTTCTTGAAGATAAGCCAACAGTAAAAAAACATTTTGAAAAGCTTGGCGGCTATAAGACAGTTGAAGAACTTCGCAGTCTTGTAGACGTGGAAAACACCGATGCTTATTTTGACCAGATTGCCAAAATGAATACGCTGATGATGCTCCACGATAAAGGCTTTAATGTGCTTGATAATGTCAAAAAGCTTATGAAGATGACTAATCAGGAAGTCTATGACTACTATGACTATCTGCTAAATTCTATCAGCTTAAATACGGGACATGACTCAGTAATTGAAGATCTTGTTATTGATCAGGCTTATATAGACAAGTGCGATGCAGGCGAGGAAATGGGTTTGAACTATGGTAAGGTTTGTCATATCCTGAATTATCTTACTATGGGGCTGCCGCTCGGTGAAATGACAATGATTGGCGGCCATTCAGGCGCCGGAAAATCAAGTTTTATATTTGAATGTATTGTTCTTCCTCTTGTTGAGCAGGGGATCAAAGTAGCAATAATCAGCAACGAACAGAAAATTCACTCGTTTCAACAGCTTTTACTTGTACATATTCTTACTCAAGATCTTGACTATTGGGAACTGACAAGAAAGAAAATAAAAATGGGACATTTTACAGATTCGCAAAAAGAAATGCTTGAACTTGCTCGTCAGATATCAGCTGAGAAATATCCCAATATTAAGTTTGTCAAGCTTTTTGATACCGATATGGCAAAAACCAAAAAGATAATTCGTAAGCTTGCCAAGCTTGGCTATCAGGCGGCGATTTATGATACCCTAAAGGTTGAAGATACTTTTGATCGCTCAACATGGGAGCAGCTTCTCATTCAATCCCGTCAGCTTTTTCAGCTTGGAAGTAAGGAAAACATAGCTGTTGTTACTACGTTTCAGCTTGCACTAAGCACCTTGAATAAGCGCTGGCTCGATGCGGGATGCCTTTCCAATGGCAAGCAGGTCAAAGAGGTATATTCCGAAATGATATATCTCCGTCAGCTTTGGGACGATGAGTACACAGGCGAGAAGCATGATTGTAAGGCATATCGATTAAAGCGTGATGCTAATGGAAAGCTTACCAAAGTCAAAGAGATGATAACGCTTGATAAAGATAAGAAGTATCTTGTAGCCTTTCTTGATAAAACCCGTAATGACGAAGATAAACAGACTGTTTTGTATGAATGGAATGGCAGATTTAATAAATGGACCGAATTAGGATATTGTACGATATATAACGATCACGCCGCATAGGAGAAGCTATGAACGTAATTACTATAACAGAGTTTTTATCCGGTCATCCCGATTCTGTCAGCGAAATTCTCGAAGATATAGGCTTCTCGAATATCAAGTTTGATACCGTCAAAAAACAATTCCGTTTCGCAAGGGGAGAGGGCAATAATCCTACATCTATCCTTATGAATTTGGACACGCTGAAATACTTCTGCTTCAGCACCAACAGTAGGGGTAATCTCTATACTCTTGTAATGGAACGAGAGGGAATGTCGTTTCCCGAATGTCTCAGATACATAGCAAAGAAAATTGGTATTCAAGCAACGAGTGCTGTCAGCAATATTAAACTTCCGTTTGGAGGTTTCTTTAAAAGTCTCCATAAAGAAGTCGCCGAGCCGGAGAGTGTGGTGCAGACATACTCTCCCTCGGTATTAAATGATTTTGTCAATATTCCTAATATGCTTTTCTTCAACGATGGCATCAATTTTGAAGTGCAGTCGGAGTTTAATATCGGTTATGACATTGAGACGAATCGGATAACAGTTCCAATCTGGACATTCAAGGGCGAATTATGTGGAATAATGGGAAGACTTAACGATAAGAACTGCGCTCATGAGGATAGATGGCTACCAATTATTCCGTGTTCGAGAAGTCTGACGCTCTTTGGATTTCATCGGAATTATCAAACGATACAAGAAAAGAATTTATGTATTATATGCGAGTCAGAAAAGGCTCCCATGCAAGCGGCCTCATTTGGGTGTAATTGTGTTCTTGGTTCTTCGGGCTGTCATATCAGTCAAACGCAATCAAAATATATAAAGTCATTGATGACAGATAAAGTGATCGTCGCCTTCGATGAGGGGCTGGATGAAGAATTTGTGAGAGATGAAGCCAGTAAGCTTGTCTGTGATAATTCCATTTTAAAGAATAAAGTCGGATATATCTGGGATGATGATAACGAAATTCTGGAGAAAGACAAAAAGCAATCAATAACAGATTTAGGCAAAGATAAATTTGCTTATGCAATAAATAAGAAAGTGAAGTGGTTGTAAATGGGGCAGAGAGAATTAGACCCTCGATTAAAAGCATTGTTCGATGCCAAGAAAAAAGTGTATTCTATTTCAAAGCTTAATACAATCGACCAGTGTGAATATCAGGCGTATTTATCATATGTCAAGCATGCAAAACAGAGCAGCAGCTGTTATAGTATCCTTGGTACGAGAATCCACGATTGCCTTGAGGCAATTATGAACGGCGAGAGCACTGAAGCAGCTCTACTTCCTGCTCTTAATAAGGAGCTTGAAGATATGGATATGCTTGGAATTGATTTTCCCAACGATAGAAACGGTGGTACGAGCATTCGTGACAACTGGATAGCTGATATGAAAGATTTTTGTACAGGCTTCGTAAAGCCAAAAGGAAAGTTTGAGACAGAACAGTTGTTTATATACGATTGCGGCGATCAAACCCATTATCTTCAAGGCTATATCGACCTCATTAGGTATAACAATGATGGCACATTGAGTATCTTTGACTGGAAAACGTCATCACAGTTTACGGCAAAGGATTTGATCCACCATGGCAGACAGCTTGTACTTTATGCAATGGGCAAAGAACAGGAAGGCTATACTGTTAAAAATGTTGCTTGGATAATGCTCAAATATGCCGAAGTCAGTTGGAACGGTAAGGCTCGTAAAAATGCTAAAACAGAAACTCGCATTAAGAAGATATTCAATAGAAGCAAAATACTTAAAGAGCTGAAACCGTATCTCGAATCGGATCTTGAAAATCTTGGCTTTACGGAAATTGATATTGAGATGATACTTGATGATGCTGTAAAACGTAATTCTTGGGACAAGCTTCCCGAAGAGGTTCGTAAAAAGTACACGATTAAGCCTTATGTCAGATGGTATGAGATAACTGATGAGCTTAAGCAGGAGACATTGGATTATATAAAAAACCGTATTGAGCAATTTGAAAGTAAGAGCGATAATGAAGTTGACTGGGAACCTGTTGAAATTGATAAATCGTCAGAGTTTTTTTGCAGCGTTTTATGTGGATACAAACATATTTGCAAGTATATTGCTGATTATAAGTGCATTAAGGAAGAACTTAAGCAGAACGATGATGACGATTTGTTTTAAGGAGTGATTTGATGACAGGTGGTGAAAAATCAATGAAGGAATCAACAAATCAAGAATTAAAGTGTTGCATTTGTGGTAAATTAGCATCAGAAGATTCGCATTTTTATAAAACAAAATTACTTTGCAACAAACATTATACTCAACTACATAGATACGGCAAAATAATAGATGATAAACCAAATTATCCAAGACCGCTGAGTCGTAAATGCGATATATGTGGAGATATAAACTCTTGTAATTATACAATTTGGCATTCCAAAGATGAATACAATGGGTTAGAATTGTGTAGCAAACATTATATGCAAATGAGAAATCATGGAAATCTTCTTGACGAAATGCCATCTGGCAAGAAGATAGAAAGAGTGTGTTGTATCTGTGGTAGTGACCATCATGTGATATATTCTCGAATATATAATGGCATGTATTGTTTAAAGCATTATAGCCAATTATATAAACTCGGAGAAGTGAAAGAAATTACGGTGTTTGATAAAAATCAATATTATATTAAAGACGATGTTGCATTTATTATATTGAGAGATTCCAAACATAATATTGTTGCAGAGGCAAAAATTGATATAGACGACTTGGAAAAAGTTATTCAATACAAATGGGGATTAAACACTTGGGGATATGCAGAAAACACATCAAAAGGGTTAATGCAAAGGTTTCTGTTAAACGAATATGATAAAAACAAGATACCGGATCATATCAATAGGGATAGGCTTGATAATCGAAAAGAAAATTTACGTATTGTAAATAAATCTCAGAACTCAATTAATTCTGGATTACGCAGAAATAATACGTCTGGCGTTACTGGAGTAAGCTGGCTCAAAGCTACGTCAACATGGAGAGCATATATTAATTATCAAGGTCGCAGAATTGAATTAGGACATTATAAGAATATTGACGATGCGATTACTGCAAGATTAAATGCCGAAAATTGTTATTATCCGGGAATGCAACCTCAAAAGGAAGTCTTTAAAAAGTACGGGGTGGAATTATATGGGAAATAATTATACGGTGTATCATCTCCACTCAGAATTGAGTCTGTTAGACAGTTGTACTAATTATAAATTATATATTGACAAGGCAAAAGAACTTGGTCAAAAAGCAATTTGTTTTACAGAACACGGCAATATTTATAACTGGATTGAAAAGAAAATGTATTGTGAAGAGAAAGAAATTAAATATCTTCACGGCGTAGAAATGTATCTTACAAAGGCGTTGTTACAAAAAGATGACGAGAATTCGGAGCCTCATAAAGTTCGTGATAATTACCATACCATTCTGATTGCTAAAAATGAAGCAGGGGTCAGAGAGATAAACACGCTTATTGATATTGCTTCACAAGAAGACCATACATATTATAAACATCGAATAAGCTTTGATGAGTTCTTTAATATATCAGATAATGTAATTAAAATAAGTGCTTGCCTCGCATCACCCCTTAACAAGATTGACATGGTAGACAATGCTGTATTACTTGATAGGCTTCTTAGAACATATGACTATTACGAAATTCAACCTCACGTTAACAGTTCTGAACAAAAAGAATATAACGATTGGCTTGTAAAGATGTCAAAGAAATATAAAAAGCCTCTTATTGCGGGAACCGATACTCATAGTATCAATAACTATAAAGCTGAATGCCGTTCTATTCTTATGAAAGCGAAAAAGATTGGCTTTTCCAACGAAGATCAATTTGACTTGACTTATAAATCATATGACGAACTTGTCGAAATGTTTAGACAGCAGGGCGTTGTAGATGAGGAAGTGTATTTACAGGCAATCGAAAACACCAATGTTATGGCTGATTCCGTTGAAACGTTTGAGTTGGATACAAGTTTTAAGTATCCCAAGCTTTATGGAGAAAAAGATATTGAAGTAATGAAACAACGTATCAATACAATGTATAAGGATAAAAGAAAGCGTCGTATAATATCCGACAGTTCTGAATATAGAGATAGGATATATGAAGAAATGCGTGTATTTGAAAAAGTTGGTATGGTTGGATTTATGCTGTTTATGTCTGAACTCGTATGTTGGTGCTGGGATAATGGTATTCCAATTGGACCATGCAGAGGTAGCGTTGGTGGTTCAGAAGTAGCATATATTACAGGTATTATTGACGTTGACCCAGTAGTATGGCATACAGTTTTCTCTCGTTTTTGTAACGAGGATAGAAAAGAGATTGGAGATATTGACATCGACGTATCTCCGAGCCAAAGACATCTTGTTTATGATTATATTATCGATCGCTTTGGACAAGATAAGACAGCCTATATTCTTGCTATTGGTACTATTTCAGATAAAGGTACAATCGATGAAATCGGCAGAGCTCTTGAGATCCCGCTTGGTGAGGTTGAAAAAATAAAAAAGGAATATGAAGTCGATCCTGAAACGACAAAACAAAAGTATCCGGATGTATTTTATTATTTCGACGGATTGCTCAATACAGCAATTTCACAATCAATGCACCCGGCGGGAATTATTGCAAGTCCCGTAACTCTTCCAGATAATTACGGTACATTTTGGTCTGAGGGAAAGCGTATTTTGCAGGTGAATATGGAAGAAGTACACGAAGTATCTCTTGTAAAATATGATATTCTTGGTTTGAAGAACATCGAAATATGCAAAGACACCTGTAAGTTTGCAGAAATAAAATATCCTCGTGCTCACGAATTAAACTGGAATGACTCTAAAGTATGGGATGATATAATCACAAGTCCCGTAGGAATATTTCAGTTTGAAGGAGATTATGCCTTCGATTTACTTCAGAAATATAAGCCTACTATGATAAACCATTTATCTTTGGTGAACGCATCTTTGAGACCGTCGGGAGCAAGTTATCGTGACAGACTTATTGCAAAAGAAGTTAATCATAACCCCTCAGAAATTATAGACGAGCTTCTTAAAGATAATAATGGTTTCCTCGTATTTCAAGAAGATACCATTAAATTCTTACAGGAAATATGTGGATTATCTGGTAGTGATGCGGATAATATTCGTCGTGCAATCGGTCGTAAACAAGCGGATAGGCTGCAAGCAGCTCTCCCACAAATTCTTGAAGGTTACTGTAATAAGTCTCCAAAACCAAGAGAAGTAGCTGAACAGGAAGCAAAAGAATTTTTACAGATTATTGAAGATAGCTCGAATTATCAGTTTGGATACAACCATTCAACCGGATATTCAATGATAGGTTATATGTGTGCCTATCTTCGTTATTATTATCCTGTAGAATTTATTTCTGCATATCTGAATAATGCAAATAACGATGCTGATATTGTTAATGGTACGGCATTGGCAAAACAACTCGGCATCTCAATTCTTAATCCCCAATTCAGACATTCCAAAGATGTATATATTCCTGACAGTAAGAATCGAGCAATCTACAAAGGCATTGCTTCAATCAAATATCTCAACACCGAAGTTGCTCAGAAAATGTATGAGATGCGAGATATTGAGTTTTCAACTTTCATAGACTTCCTTGCGGTAAATCCCTGCAATTCAAGACAAACCGAAATACTTATCAGGCTTGGGTTCTTCCGAGAATTTGGCAAATCGGAAAAGCTGCTTGAGATATTCAAAATGTTCAGCGAGTATGGTGGCAAGAAGCAGTTCTCCAAGGACAAGGTACAACTTCCCGAGAAGATCGTTCTTAAATATGCAACCGCAACAGCAAAGCTCTACAAAGTATTCGATATGAATGGATTGCTTGCCGAGATGTGTAGTACCCTTGAAGATAAAAGCATTCCTCTCTCCGAGATAATTAAAGCGGAAATTGAATTCTTAGGTTATGTTCAAACTACTTTGCCGAAGTTAAGTGATAACTATTACGCAATTCTTGATATAAATGATAAGTATGCGAATCGTGTAGTCAAGCTTTATCGTCTGAATAACGGCGAAATGTTAACTGTTAAAATAAAAGGTAAGGTCTTCAACGATAACCCCGTTAAACAGTGCGATATCATCAAAGCTATTGATATTTCCGAAGAACCCAAGTGGGGTAAAACTCCCGAGGGTGAATGGTATCGTAAGGAAGAAACAGAACTTATTCTCAAAAAATGGGCGAATGTGAGGTGATAGAATGCTTTCCCATTATAAATATACCGATAAGGAAAAAGAAGAGCTGATGAAGTCGCTCACAATAATAGTCGATTCCCGTGAAAAAGTCAACAAATCAATTCTTGATTGGTTCGATAAAAATCATATCAATTATGTAGTTAAAGCTCTGAAGAACGGTGATTATAGCTTCTATATTCCCGCCAATGAAAAGCTGAATATAGACCGAGATATGTATTTCGACCGCCAGATTATGGTGGAACGCAAAGCGAGTCTCGAAGAAATCAGCGGAAATATAACTCAGAACAGAGCGAGATTTGAAGAGGAGCTTGCTACATTCTCGGGCAAGAAATATCTGATGATAGAGAATGCAAACTATGCTGATATCATTCAGAAAAACTACAAGACCGATATTTCGCCAAAAGCATTCCTTGCAACGTTGCATACATATAACCACAGATACGGACTTGAATTGATGTTTATGCCCGACGCAGCGTTCAGCGGTGTTTATATTTATGGCGTATTATCGTATTATCTGAAATCACAATTAAGATAACAGGTGCAGCTCTCTGGCTGCATCTGAGAAAGGAAATAGATGGACAAGGTATTTGACATATTTAAAAAGCTGCAATCAACTACTAAGCGCAACGCAAAAATTCAGATCCTTAAAGAGAATCAAGATAACACTTTGTTCCAGACGACTCTGAAATGGCTCCTTAATCCGTTTGAAATCACGGGTATCAGCACCAAAAAACTCAATAAACAAGTTCCATATAACACCTCTCCTATTCAGACTTGGAGAGATATGATGGTGTACTTGTCCGAAAACAATACCGGTAAAGACACGGATATTGCTATCGTGCAAGGATTTATTGAAAGCCAGCCCGAGAAATATCGGGATTATTATAAGCAGCTTATTACTAAATCACTAAAGCTTGGAATAGATGCGAAAACGGTAAATAGCGTTTATGGGAAAAATTTTGTACCCGTATTTGATTTGCAGCTTGCAGAAAAGTATTTTGAAAAGCCCGAAAAGGTAACGGGTGAATTTACCCTTACCGAAAAACTTGACGGATATAGATTAGCGGCAATTATACATAATGACAAGGTTGAATTTTATTCTCGTCAAGGACAGCCTGTCGAGGGGCTTATCGAAGTCGAAACAGATTTGTCGCAATTTTGTAAAGAGAAGAAGATACATAATGCTTTTTTCGATGGTGAGCTTGTCGCTATAAACTGCGAAGAACTTACTTCTGCTGAGAACTACAAGATAGTAACTACTACGGCAAGAAAGAAAGGCATTAAAACCGGTCTCAAATATATGGTGTTCGATACACTTAGGTATGAAGATTTCATTAAACAGACCTGCGACATAGAATACTGGAAGCGCAGAGCGTTACTTGAGAAGATATTTGAGGATAACAAGTTTGCCCATGTGCGTCTCTTGCCCGTTTTGTATCAGGGTTCTGATAAGGAAATGATAACTGAATATCTGAACAAAGCCCGTGATAAGAGCAAAGAAGGAATTATGATCAACCTTAACGAGGGCAAGTACGATTTTAAAAGAACATATAACTTGCTCAAAGTAAAGGTAATGCAAGATGCTGATCTCAGAATTATAGATGTTTACGAAGGCATAGGTGAAAACACAGGTAAGCTTGGTGGAGTTGTCGTTGAATTTATATATCAGGACAAGCATTATGTTTGTGGCTGCGGCAGTGGTTTTAACGAAAAAGAACGTGTGGAATATTGGAAACACCCCGAATTGATAGTAGGCAAGATCGCTACGATATCGTATTTTGAAATTACTAAGAACGATGAGGGCGGATATGGTCTGAGGTTTGCCATTTGGACACATCGTATTAGAGACGACAAAACAGAAATAAGTATGAATTAACACGTTGAAAGGAAGTCATATATGAGTAAAGATTGGACAGGCAATAAGAAAACAACATTCGTTACGCTCGGTGCAAGTAATCACACCGACCACGATAGAGCTGAACACGATTATTACGCTACTGAACCTAAAGCCGTTGAAGAACTAATGAAAGTAGAAAAATTCAATGGCTCTATCTGGGAAAATTGTTGTGGTGAGGGTCATTTGTCAGAGTCTATGATTAAAGCTGGCTATGATGTTGTAAGCACGGACTTAGTTGATAGAGGTTATGGAGAAGGTAATATTGATTTCTTCAAATGCAATAAATCTCTTGCTGACAATATAGTTACTAATCCACCCTATTCAACAGCATTAGAGTGGACGGAACATTCGCTTGACTTGCTTGAAAGCGGTAAAAAACTTGCACTATTTCTTCCGATACAATTTCTTGAAAGTGACAAAAGAACAAAACTGTTTAAGACAAGACCGCCCGTAAGAGTGTGGGTAGCTGCTAACAGACTACTTTGTGGAATGAACGGTGATTTCAGTGCAAAAGATAAAGACGGTAATACTCTTTACAATAAAGATGGAACAGAAAAAAGAATGTCATCTGCAAAGTGTTACGCTTGGTTTGTCTGGGAAGTAGGCAATTATAACAACGCACCTGTTATCGGGTGGATAAATACATAAGGTAATTAACATATTAGAAAGGATAGAATACAATGAGTATAAAATCAGAAACATTCAGAGCAGAACTCGACACAATTACAAACTCCAATATTCGTCAGTTTTGTATAGAAATGCTTGAAGACGCTCCAGACTATTTCTTTACGGTTCCTGCATCAAGTACAGGCAAATACCACCCCAAATTCGCACAGGGCGAACAAGGATTAATTCGCCATACTAAAGCTCTTGTCGGAATTGCAAATGACCTGCTTGCACTTGAGCAGTTTGATTTTGACAACGATACCAAGGATATGATCCGTGTTGCGGGAATACTCCACGATGCAAAAAAGCATGGTGATAATGGCAGCACTTATACGGTTTTTGACCATCCTGTCATCGCAGCTGAATGGGTTCGTAACAGCAGAAGTGAAGTTATCTCGCAGGCGGATAAAAACAAAATAGCAAGTATGATCGCTTCACATATGGGTGGTTGGAACACAGATAAGCGTAGCAACATCGTTCTCCCTAAGCCCGTGACTGCCGCACAGCAGTTTGTACATATGTGTGATTATCTTGCAAGCCGTAAGCATTTTGAGTATGTTTTTGAACAGCCCAACATTAACTCTTATTCGGCACCTGCTGCGGAGAATTCTGACGAGTTCATTATGCCCTTTGGAAAGTATAAAGGTCAAAAATTCGTTGATATAAAGTCTGATATTGATTACCTTACATGGCTTCATGAAAACTGCACTCTTAGAGAGCCGCTTAAATCCTTTATCGAAAAAGAAATTTGATTCCACATCCACAATCCCTTGACATATTGGATATAATAATATATAATAGTAACTGTAACAAAAACAAATCCCCTCGATAAGAGGGGATATAATACTATGAAAGGATGAAAAACATTGAACAGAGACATAATCAGAGCAATTTATGCTCTTATTGCTACAAATATATGCTGCACTGCTTGTTTAGGATGCTATTTTAACAGTGCATTAAAGCATATTGGATATGATAAGCAAAACCCTACAATATCCGTTGAAGATTTTTCATCAACTCACGCTACAGAAAAAGCCACCTTGGTAACAGTTTCGTATGATGAAAAACTTGACTTGGACACTTCTTTCAAAACATATATGGATTACCGCACCATAACCGATACATCGTCCGCTCAGTACGACCTCCAGCAGCACGCATGGACTGATGAAAACGGACTAAGGCGTATTGGAGATACATACATGGTGGCACTTGGAACTTACTATACAGAAAATTGCGGAGAACAGTTTCATGTGATCTTAGACAGTGGGTCGGAATTTGATGTCACCGTTGGAGATATTAAAGACGATCGCCATACCGATGCGAACAATCAGTATTCTCCGGTATATGATAACGACGGCAATTTTATCAGTGCAAATATTATCGAATTTATCGTAGATACAGATTTAATGCCCTCTTATGTGCGTCGCAGTGGAACAGTGGGAACACTTAACGATTTTGAGGGAAATGTTATTTCAATAGAAAGGCTTTATGACGGTTTAACAGTATGACAAGCAAAGAAAAATATACAGATGAAGTTGAACGTATGGTTAAAAGATATGAAGAAATTAACCGAAGGGCAAAAACAGTGATCCGCAAACCCACTCCGGAAGAACTGAAATTTTATGAAGAGATTTTAGCGCAACACAATTCGCCTAAATATTCAGGCGGATTAACATATCAGAAAGGAGAATCATAATATGATTGAAAATTTTCGAGTTAAATTAACAACTCCCAGAGATGTTATAGATTTTTCTGCAGCAGCAAGCAGCTTACCTCTCGGAACAGAAATAACAGCTGCTCATGGCAATTTTATAGTAGATGCCAAGTCCATCATGGGCCTTTATTCTCTTAATCTTAGCGAGCCCATCGCCGTGGAAATTAAGTCAGATGACGTTGATACATATATTAAAGATTTTAATAACTGGATCGTGAGGGACGAAATATGCGAATAATTAACCCCAGTTTTAACTTCGTTTACGAACCAAATGCAGAACAGATGCTTGATACTATCGAAAAAGCATATCGCATTTGTTACCAGTCCGAGCCCAAAGGCAATAGAAACTCATTTATCACTAATAAAATAAAGATAGGACATGAGAGCCCACTGGAGCACGCTAATATTTCTGTTGTCATTGAAACCAATAGGGGAGTTACCCACGAGATAGTCCGCCACAGAATAGCTTCTTTTTCTCAGTCATCTACTCGCTACTGCAATTATTCCAAGGACAAGTTTGGAAATCAGTTAACCTTTATTCGTCCCGAATGGGTCAGCGAAAATGTTCTTGGCGATTGGGGAAGTTTTGGCTGGAAAAAGTGTAAGGATATTTCAGACGAAGAAATGATGTGGCTGAATAGCTGTCACCAGTGCGAAGAGATTTATCTTTCTTTAATCGCACATGGCTGGACGGCTCAGCAGGCTCGTGATGTTTTAAATAACTCTATAGCTACCCAGATTGTGGTAACGATGAATGTTCGTGAATGGCGTCACTTTTTTAAGCTGCGTGCGATCGGCACAACAGGTCAGCCACATCCTGAGATGCTCCAGATTATAATTCCAATGCTGGAAATGTTTAAAGAAAAAATTCCTGTACTCTTTGACGACTTGGAGGTAAAACATGAATAATATAGTTTGTATTCTCGGCCCATCCGGTTCAGGCAAGACAACTGTAGAACAGATCCTTAACGAAAAATATGGCTTAAAGCCTATCCGTTCATATACGACCAGACCAAGAAGAAATCTGGAAGAAGTTAATCATATCTTTGTCTCGAATGAAGAATTTGATACCATTAAGCTCGAAGATATGGTAGCTTTCACAAATTATAACGGCTATCGTTATTGTGCAACAAAGCAACAGGTTGATAAATGTGATACATATGTAATTGATCCTGCTGGTTTAGCAATATTGGATAATATATATAAAGGTGATAAGAGCGTTAAAACTGTTTATTTAAAAGTCAATGCCAATATTTGTTTAGAGCGCATGCAGAGCAGAGGTGATAGCTTTGACGATGCTTTTGAACGTATCAAAAACGATCTTCTGGCGTTTAAGAATGTTCATGCTGATCTGATAGTCAACAATGAAGAATATGGTCCGGAAAGAGCAGCCGATATAATCTATAGCAAATTTTTCGAAGTGCCCGATGACTGCTGATAAAATCTATTCAAGTGTATATCAGGATGTCTATCGTATTCATACGGGAGTAATTTTTCTTGTAAATAAATTTACTCAGGTCTATTACTCCCTAAAAGACGTTCCCAATAAAAGATATTATAATTCAGAATATTTACGTATACTCACCGACAATGCCATAAATGAGGCGACCGGTGAGATTTATAGAATAGGTACTGTCATTTATGAGGGATTTCCGATTAGACTTGCAGAAAAAAACATGTGGTCATATGAGCTTAAGTTATGTTCAGGGGCGTGTGTAGGCGGAGCTAAGGAGTTCAGGCAGCTTACAGAAATAATGAACGACATAATAGAAGGAAAATACGACGAAATTACAAATGATTAAAGGAGAACTATAATGAGAGTATTATTGCTTTTAAGGGGTTCCGCAGGCTGCGGGAAATCAACATGGATCGAGCAGAACGGATTGAAGCCGTATGCGCTTTCGCCTGATGATATCAGACTTATGCACCAGAGCCCAATAATGCAGCCCGATGGTTCTTACGGTATTAGCCAGAGCAACGATAAAGCTGTATGGAATACTTTGTTTAATTTGCTTGGATATCGTATGCAGAAGGGTGAATTTACCGTTATTGACGCCACCAATTCCAAGACAGCAGAAATGAACAGATACAAGGATATGTGTGAAACATATCGTTATAGGATTTACTGTGTTGATTTCACTGATATTCCTATTGAAGAGGTCAAAAGAAGAAATGCGGGCAGACCCGGGGTCAAAAGAGTCCCCGATGAGGTCATTGATAAAATGTACTCAAGGTTTGCTACACAAAAGATTCCTGCAGGTATTAAAGTAATAAAGCCTGACGAACTGGATAAGATCTGGTTCAAGAGCATTGATTTGTCTGAATATAAGAAAATCCACCATATTGGAGACATTCACGGTTGCTATTCTGCACTTCAGTATTATTTTGACTTCAACGGCGGACTTAAAGACGACGAGTTCTACATATTCCTCGGTGATTATATCGATAGGGGAATTGAGAACGCCGAGGTGCTTAACTTCCTTATCTCTATCAAAGATAAAAAGAACGTCTTTATGCTTGAGGGAAATCATGAGAGATGGCTGTGGCTTTATGCCAATGATGTCCGTGGCAAATCCAAGGAATTTGAACTTGTTACCCGCCCTCAGCTTGATGCTGCCAAGATCAGCAAAAAAGACCTCAGAATGCTTTACCGCAAATTTGGTCAGTGCGCTTATTATACATATAACGGTAATCAGTTCATTGTAACTCACGCCGGCCTCAGCACAATCCCCGACAATCTCACATTTGTTGCAACTGATCAGATGATTCACGGCGTTGGTTCGTATAATGATTTTGAGACTATCGCTGACACCTTTATAAGAACTACACCCGAAAATACATATCAGATTCACGGACATAGGAACACGAAGTCGATTCCTGTGCAGGTCAATGACAGAGTATTTAATCTCGAAGGAAAGGCTTTACAGCAAGGATAATCACTCTTGCTACACATACCGAAACAGGCGAACAGCTTGTGGTTTATGAGTGCAAAGGCACAGAAAACAGCGGAAACCACAAAGACGGCATATATGCCCGACCGCATGAAATGTTTTTGTCAGAGGTAGACCGTGAGAAATACCCTGATGCAAAGCAGAAATACCGTTTTGAGCTGATAGAGGAGTATGATGAAAATGCACGAGTCTGAGCAACAAATGTGGGAAACAAGATCTTTTATCCATGATCCACATGCCTGTCCCTTTTATGGTGATTATGATCCGGGCATTAACCCTATTACTGGTAAATGTAGCGGCTTTATCCCACACAGCTCTTACGACTATAATGTAGCAATGAAGGAATATTGTACGGATTGTCCTGTACGTGGATTTGACATATCATCTTGTACAATTTATTATAAATTGAAAGGAGAAAACATAATGTTTGAACCCGAAGTGATTAAAAAGCTTCTTAATCCTCGCAATCTGGAAAGCTTGAAGCTTAGTAAAGTTGATCTTGAGGCTATGGAACTCTATGAGGATCTTGGAGGTAAATTTACTCGATATCTATATAGATGTAAAGCTGAGAACGGGCAGGAATGGCTGGTTGAAATTCCAAAGACCTCATGCCCCGTAAAAACGAACGAGCTTCCTAATTTTGATACTTACCCCGAATGGTCTACCAGTATTCCAGAGCCCAAAACCAGTATGGATACTGTCGGAACAACCTTCTTACATCTTGGCACGCCAAAATATATAAAGCTTACCAATAAAAATCAACAGGGGGCTATAGTGGTCAAGGTCATCAAGGAACCTATCAAGGAAATGACATTGGCTGAAGTTGAAGAAAAGCTGGGTTATAAAGTAAAGATAATATCAGGGGAGAATAAGAACTGAGTAAAGGAGATGATTAAAAATGGACTGGCGAAAGCGTAATTATTACCTCGTTTACACAGACCCTCTCGCATATCAAATGCGCCATAGGTATTATCAACTTGCGGCTCCATCATTGAAGCGTCATTCACCATACGGTCATTTCAAAGAGTACATAGGCACTGACAATTACGACGGATACCATAAAGAAATAACAGGGCATAGCGTTCTGCAGGAAATGATAAGTTGCCGAATCGAGGATTCTAAGGCATTTGAATATGAGCTTGCAAAAGCAGTACGCAATAACTGCGGCTTTTACTACAAGTTGACCAAAGAAATATGCGGTCAGTAAATTTAATAAACTGAAGTCACTCATGGTGAAGTATATGAGAAGTAAATCTCGCATTACAAAGGAGGACATATATGGATACGAATTGCTTAGTAGTTAATCTATTCGGCGTTCCCGGCGCAGGCAAAAGCACTGGAGCAGCTTATATTTTCAGTCAACTCAAGATGGCTGGCATAAACGCTGAACTGATTACAGAATTTGCCAAAGACAAGGTGTGGGAAGAAAACCCAACCATATTTCAACCCGATAATCAGATTTATATATTCGGCAAACAATTTTATAAAATGAACCGCTGTAAAGATAAGGTCGATGTAATTGTAACTGACTCTCCTTTGCTATTGTCTTCATTTTACAATTCAAGCAAAATTCTTGGTAAAGAGTTTGACAAAACCGTATATAATTGCTTCTCTTCATTTAATAACAAAACATATCTGTTAAAGAGAGTAAAGCCCTATAATCCTAAAGGCAGGCTTCAGACCGAGGAAGAAAGCGACGCTCTTGTAGCTCCATTGATGGAAAAATTGAATTCTTGGAATATCCCATACACTGTTCGCAGTGGCGATATCAAAGATTATGATGATATCGTAAATGAAGTATTGGAATATTTGAGAAATAATTAAAGAGCAACCGCTTCAAAGATAAATTAAGGAGCAACACATATGACCAATAAGGAGGAGCACAATGATCGTTAACAAAGGCAAACAAGGTTGTTATAACTGCATAAATCGTGAGTACGATAATACTTTCGGTCTCATATGCCAGCATAAAGCCTCGATTGAGGGCGTTGAGGTCATGAAGAACTTTTATACCGCCAATGAGGTGTTGGAATGCAACTATTATGAATACGATGAAAATTCGTCGAGTAACAGACAAGGAGAATAAAAATGAATAACATACCAGAAATTCTTAATGCACAAATTAAAAATGTATCAATCTATTACGAAGACCACGGCATTCTTACGTTTGGTATCTCAGTTGACATTTCCGATGGAACAACTTGTGTCATAGGTGGATACGCTTTAGATGAATATAATAAGAACACAAAGAAACGTCAGTGTTGTGCTTATAGTATGGATTTACTTACTCGAATTATGAAAGTAGTTGGTGTAAGTAAGTGGGAAGATTGCAAAAACAAGTACATAAGAGTAGTTTCGAATGGTTTAGGCGGGTCTATTACAAAGATAGGCAATCTTATGAAAGATGAATGGTTGGATATACCAGAGTTTTTCAAAGAATATGGAATTGAGTAATATGATGAAAAATTGCTTTTATTATGAAATTAAAGGAGTGCATAAAGATGACAGAACGTGAAAGATTAAATGAGTTACTTAAGAGCTGTGGATATATAGACGAACAGTTTTCTGAGAGATTAGCAGATTTTCTGCTTGAAAACGGCGTTATTTTCCCTCGTGCTAAAGTAAATCAGTCCATTTGGACAGATGATCAATTCGTTGACGGAATTCCTCATGAGGGACATGTCACATCTATAAAAATCACTAATGGCTATAATGCTTATTATTGCAGCTTCGATGAGTTCCCTGTGTCTTCCGGTTTCGTCGATGATGACATTGGTAAAACTATATTCTTTACCCGAGAAGAAGCCGAGAAAGCTCTTGAAAAAGAAAAGATATAAATGGGGGGATAATTTATGAAGTGTCCATATAGAACAATAACGGAAACTACTGACGGTATTTCCAAGACAGAATTTTGTGATTGCTACGGTTCGGCTTGTCCGTGGTATTGCAATACGACTACTAAGGGAGATAAGACAATATCAGAAGAAGGCTGCCAAAGATGCTATACAGAACATCTCAGAGCAAGATATTTTGATGCAAATCGAAAATTTCTATCAAGCAAATAAACATTTTTATTGAGAGGTGATGTAATGACAAACCTTGAACATATAAAGAATATGACTTCTGATGAGCTTGCAATATTTCTTATGAAAGTAAATAGTGCGTATTCAGAAGAATGTATGATATTAAGATCTGAATGCAAATATCCTAATGTCAATAATAATTGTGCCATTTGCTTCAAAGAGTGGCTCGAAAAGGAGTGTAATACATAAATGACTTTCAGAGAAGAACAGCGAGACTTATTTACAGTTCCAACGGGTCATATTCTTGTTCACTGTATTAGCACAGACCTTGCAATGGGTGCAGGAATAGCTAAGGAGTTTGCAAAGCGAGGAGTAAAAGCACAACTTCAAAGAAATTATCAAAATATAGAAGTAGGGGACTGCTTAGTATCTAATACAACAGGTTGGAGAGCAGAACTTAATCTTGTTACTAAGGAAAAGTATTGGCAAAAGCCCACTTACGAAACAATGAGAATGGCTCTTGAAGATGCTGAATTTTTGTGTTGTGAGGGAACAATGAATGATGAGAATGTAAAACTCGCAATGCCAAGAATCGGTTGCGGATTAGATAAACTTGAGTGGTCTAAAGTAAAAGCAATCATTGCAGAAGTTTTTGTCGATACTGATGTAGAAATATTGGTCTGCGTGAAGTAAAGGAATAAAACAAAAAAATTTAATAAAAGGAGGGTATGTTAATATGAAACCATATTGGAAATATCGATGGGAAAGCGAACGTGATTGGGATGGAGGACATACAAACCGTTCTTGGTATGAATGTAGCAACTGTGGACATATAGAACAATACTCCACTAAAGATATATGCCCTTCTTGTAATTCATATATGCGTTATCTTACAACTTTAACGGTTGGCGAACTTAAAGCAATTTTAAAAAAATTCAACGATAATGACAAAGTTTGTATAGCAGAAAACAATCATAATTTTTCTGTAGAAGCAACTACACCTATTGATAAAAGCTTTATTAAACAGTATTTTGGTGATGACTGTATGGGTGTACTTTTAAATGTAAAAGCAGAAATTAAATAACATAAATACAGTATTTAATGAAAGGTGATAAAAATGAAAATATTAAGCCAGTTCCAGTGCGAAATCTGTAATACAGTTTATAAGTCAGAAACTGAGTGTAAAGTTTGCGAAGACAGTCATTATCTTCCTGTTACGATAAAGGCGTATAAGTTCAATTCATATAAGAACGATGGCGAATACCCTCAGTATATAGATGTAGCCATGGAAAATGGTAAGATAATCAGGTATAAGAGGTGATAGCTAATGAAAGTATATGAAAATGATTGCGTGGACTGCGGACTGCCATGTTTATATTCTGGCTGTCCTTATTATAGCTCTCCTCATTGGTATTGTGATCGCTGCGAAGAAGAAATGCTTCCAGAAGATCTCAGAGAATTAGATGGAGAACAGTTGTGCCAAGATTGTATAATGAAAGTATTGCCTAAAGTAGGGAGAGATTGATGAGAGTACATATTCGAGCCCCTTAGATGTTGTTGTTACTTCGGACTATAAACGTATTAGAAAGGGTGATTAAATGATAGTTGTAAAAAGAAACGGGGATAAAGTCCCATTTAATAAAGACAAAATTTGTAATGCAATCCTTAAAGCTTATAATGAAGTAAATCCAACGAATGACAATGTTGATAATGCTTTAAGTGATTGTTCTAAAGTATGCAGTAATATTACCACCGAAAAAATATCTGTCGAACAGATACAGGATATCGTTGAAAATATTCTCATGGATAGTTGTAAAGATGTAGCCAAGGCATATATCACATACAGATATAAAAGAATGCTGGCAAGAAAAATGAATAATACCGATAACACCATACTCTCATTGATTGATTGTACAAACGAAGAGATTAAAGAAGAGAATTCAAATAAAAATTCTACACTTTTGCCTACACAAAGAGACTATATGGCAGGCACGGTATCCAAGGATCTGACTGATAGATTGCTTCTTCCCAACGATATCGTCGAAGCTCACGAGCAGGGCATAATCCACTTCCATGATGCGGATTATTTTGCTCAGCATATGCACAACTGTGACCTTGTAAATCTGGAGGATATGCTCCAGAACGGCACTGTTATAAGTGAAACAATGATTGAAAAACCTCACAGTTTCGCAACCGCTTGCACCATTACAACACAAATTATTGCTCAGGTAGCAAGCAATCAGTATGGTGGACAGAGCGTTTCCTTATCGGCTCTTGCGCCTTTTGTTGATATTTCAAGAAAGAAAATACGACAGCAGTTCATAAATGACGGATTAACAGTATCGGATGAAATTATTGAAAACCGTGTCCTTGACGAGATTAAACGTGGTGTTCAGACAATTCAGTATCAGATAGTCACACTTATGACAACAAATGGTCAGTCGCCGTTTGTAACCGTATTTATGTATCTTAACGAAGTACAGGATAAGCAAACAAAACACGATCTTGCACTTATTATTGAAGAGGTACTTAAACAGCGTTATCAGGGAGTTAAGAATGAAGTTGGTGTTTGGATAACACCTGCTTTCCCAAAACTTATTTATGTTCTTGAAGAAGACAATATCCACGAGAATTCACCATATTGGTATCTTACTAAACTTGCTGCAAAGTGTACCGCCAAAAGACTTGTTCCAGATTACATTAGCGAAAAAGTAATGAAGCAGCTTAAAGATGGTCATTGCTTTACAAGTATGGGGTGCAGAAGCTTCCTTTCACCGTGGAAAGATGAAAACGGAAACTATAAATTCTATGGCAGATTTAATAAAGGTGTCGTAACAATTAATCTTGTTGATGTTGCACTTACAGCAAAAAAGAATAGCCCAAATGATATAATGACAGAATTTTGGAAGATATTTGATGAACGTCTGGAGCTTTGCCATAGAGCTTTAATTTGTAGATATGAAAGGCTTAAAGGTACATCATCAGATGTTGCGCCTATTCTTTGGCAGTATGGAGCATTAACAAGACTTAAAAAAGGAGAAGTAATTGATAAATGCCTTACAGGTGGTTATTCAAGCATTTCTCTTGGTTATGCAGGTCTTTGGGAATGTGTTTATGCTTTAACTGGTCATAAACTTACCGAAAAAATAGGTCAGGATATTGGTAAGAACATAATGAAGCATATGAATGATAAGTGCAAGGAATGGGACAGAGAACTTAATCTTGGCTTTTCAATTTATGGCACGCCCTTAGAATCAACTACGTATAAGTTTGCAAAGTGCCTCCAGAAGCGCTTTGGTGTTATAAATGGTGTTACCGATAAGAATTACATAACCAATAGTTATCATATACACGTCACAGAACCTATTGATGCTTTCACAAAGCTTTCTATAGAATCTGAATTTCAGTCTCTTTCAACAGGAGGGGCAATATCTTATGTGGAGACATCTAATTTGGGCAATAATATTGAAGCCGTGCTCGAAGTGATCAAGTTTATCTATGACCATATAATGTATGCTGAACTTAACACAAAATCTGATTATTGTCAGGTGTGCGGATTTGATGGCGAGATACAGATTATTGAAGATAAGAAAACAGGCAAACTTGTATGGGAATGCCCTAATTGTGGTAATAGAGACGAAAAGAAACTTAATGTAGCACGTCGTACTTGCGGTTATATAGGAAGTAATTTTTGGAATCAAGGCAGAACTCAAGAAATAAAGGAAAGAGTTATACATCTTGGTGATGACGAATGAATTACATAAAAATCAGTAAGTGTGATACTGCTAACGGCACAGGCATAGGAGTTGTACTCTGGGTATCGGGGTGCAACTGTCACTGCCACGGCTGTCATAATCCTCAAACTTGGGATTTCAATGTAGGACAATTATTTACAGAAGATACGATGCAGGAACTCCTCGACGCTCTCAATAAACCATACATCTCTCGATTAACTCTTTCCGGGGGACATCCTCTTGAATCACAAAATCTTGAAACTGTTTATCAAATTGTTAAAACGGTTAAAGAAAAATTTCCAAACAAAAAAATCTGGCTCTATACAGGTTATACTTGGGAAGAGATTTTAAATAATGACAGAGAAAACAAAAGAGCCAATACGAACAGCATATCTCCCTTTGATATTGTTAGATGTTGTGATATTCTTGTTGACGGCAAATATGAAAAAGATAAAAGAGATATATCGTTAGCATTTGCCGGTTCAAGCAATCAACGTGTTATTGATATTCAAAAAAGCTTCAAGCAAAACAAGGTAGTCCTTTTCTGTGACTAAAATAATTTCCAAATCCCCTTGACATATTGGATATAATATGCTATTATATAAATAAGTTAAGCAATATTGGAAAGGATTGATGTCATATGCTCGTAGCTCCCAAAGGAGAAATTATCTGGGCGGTATATATATGTAATGGCATGCAAACTCATGCCATTACATCTTCTGCCCTTAGAGATGTTTATTTTTTATGTGAAGTTCAAGGTAATAAATTGGTGAAAACAAAAAAGAAATCGCCAAAACCAATGGAGCTTGAACACTATATTGATTATCTGAAAGGATGAATGAAATGACTTATGTTATTGTTGGTATAGTAACCGTTGCAATATGTATCGGCGCTTTCGTTATCGGATTAAGAGAAGGCAGAATTCAAGGGGAAGGCTGCGCAACGATTGTTATAATTTTTAAACTCAAAGATGTTTTTAATCGTGTGCTGATGCTTGTTCCTGCAGAAAAACATGAGGAACTGTCAACTATCATTAAGGATTTTTACGATGATATACAGGTAACGGTGGATATCGATGATTAAACTACCACAGAAATCAGGCGAAGTAGTGATTGGCAGCTTTGACGAATATTTCAGACCGTATGCTAAAATCAAAATAGGGGACTATTTACTTTATAATCCTGCAATGGATAAGGTAGTGGTTGTTTCAATTAATGATCGTCCTCAATATGCTCTAAAACATATTAGAAAGAAAGGCTTACTTAAAAAGAGCTGCATTGTAACTATTGAAAAATTATGAGGCGCTTAACAAAGAGGTGATATAGTGGATTACAGTGAAATCATTGATGATATTCTTGATAAAGTCTTCGTGGAAACCTTTAGGAATTCACTGAATAATCCACCTCCTTGGTTTAACCAATTCGTCGATTGGCCAGATATAAAGAAGGTAAAAAATAATGAAACAGATAGTACAAACATACTATACCCTTATTTTAACGATAAGAAAAGAAGAACATGAGATTCGACAAAAGCTTGACCAGTATTGTGGTTATGGGGGCAGATGGTACTACACAGAAATGCAGCCTGCCAAAACAGAGCGTATTACATCATATGACGAATTTATTCAAAGATGTTCATATCCTTGTTTCGACTGCATGTTCCCGTGGGAAAAATCAAAATTTGGCGATAAATATTCGGAGTTACCTTTAAAATGGGGTTGGGCGAAGTTTTCCAATAAGAACTTTGTTTCGTGCGAAATAACTACCGAATATCTAAAACATGAAATTTATACTTTGCAGGATTTAATAAAGCGCCTTCCGGCAAATGAGATGATTGAATATCTCAAGGATAACGGATTGAATGTGTGTCCAATAACAAGATAATATTTATGGACTTACTTCCAAGTCTGTGGCAATAAAAAAGGAGAGAAATCATGAAATTTGAAAAAATATCAGCAAGTCAGTTTTTAAAGGATGTTAAGAATTGTGCTCCCGGTCTTACCGAGGAAGCATACATAGCGCTGTACGATCAGTTGAAGCTGCCAAAGCGTGCCACATCAGGCTCCGCAGGCTATGATTTCTATGCTCCATATGCGTTTAAGCTTGAGGCCGGTGAATCAATAAAGATTCCCACCGGCATAAGAGTGCTACTCGATAACGACAAGTTCCTTGCCATTTATCCCAGAAGCGGACTTGGATTCAAGTACCGTCTGCAGCTTGACAACACTTTAGGCATCATCGACAGTGATTACAGCGGTTCGGATAATGAGGGACATATATTTGCCAAGATCACCAACGATACCCACGAAGGTAAAACCGTACTCGTCAAAGCCGGCGAAGCTTTTGCACAGGGTATAATCCAGCAGTATTTTATGATCGAAGACGATGACGCCGACGGTATCAGAAATGGCGGCTTCGGTAGCACTACAAAATGATGAGACTTCTCATCTTCGTTCTGCTTATATTCATTGTAGCTAATATAATCATTCTGATTATTGATTACTACAGGAGAAAAAAGCAAGAAAATAGAAACAATAAACCCGATAAAGGGTTCTTTAATTAAAATCAAAAGGAGTAATGTAAAAATGAATAAGGGAATAATCACAACAGTTGTCCTCGCCATTGTTCTGGTCGTAGGTATCATCGGCTTCGCAGTATGCACCACTAATATTGGTGCAGGCTATGTCGGCTACAAGTATGACCGCACAATTAAAAATGGGGCACCAAATACCATCGAAGGCACATCGGTAATAGACGCTCAGCTTACTGGTCTCGTCTGGATCAATCCTGTAACTCAGGAAGTTCTTAAGTATCCCACCACTATCGTTACCCGTAACTGGACAGGCATTGCCGAAAACGACAGTAAGGAAGACTGGTCTATGACTGTTGGTACCAAGGAAGGTAAGAACATTGAGGCCGACATCTATATTTCAGTGAAGCCCAGAGATATCGGTTCAATTATTAAGAACTTCGGTACCAAGAAGTTCGACAGCATTGTCGATGATGACATCTACGGTCTCGCCAAGGGTAAGCTTTCGGTTATCACTCAGAATTATTCCGTATATGATATCCAGTCTTCTCGCTCTCAGATACAGACCGAAACAGCTGAAATACTCGCCGATACACTTCTTAATACATACGGCGTTGAGCTTGTGCGCTTTGAGATCGGCACACTTTCACTTCCTGCGGACATTCAGACTAAAATTGACGAGAAGACAAATGCAATGAACGAGGTTGAACTTGCTAAGCTTGCAAGAGAGAAGCAGGATGAGACCAATCAGATGATCGTGGATCAGCAGAAGGCAGAATCTGAAAAAGAACTTGTCCGTCGCCAGAATGAAGCTGATGCAGCCGCATATGAGAAGCAGAAGGCGGCCGAGGCTGAACTTATCGTTGCTGAGAACAAGATCAAGGTGGCAGAGGCAGACGTCGAGGTTGCAAGACTTCAGAAGGAAGCAGAACTTGAAAAGCAGAAGTCTTATACTGCCGAATATTTCGAGGATAAGAAGCTCGATGTTCAGATGAAGGCTGTTGAAAAAATCAACCCCAATGTCAAGACAATTATTACCGATGGCAGCGGCAGCGGTTATGCCGGTCTCGTTGGCATTAAGGAAGTTCTTGACGGACTGGACGGGGAATAATAGATTGCTACAGTCCAACAAGGCGGCGAATATGTATAAGCCAAAAGTAATTACACCAAAACAATTATCAGAATATCTGAATTGTTCAATAAATATAGCATATGATCTGTGTCACAGACGGGATTTCCCATCATTTAAGGTCGGAAGAAAAATACTTATAATTGAAGATGAGCTCCATTCATGGATGCTTAAACAAACAACAAAATAATAAGATAAGGGATCACTTCGGTGGTCTCTTATTTTTTTTGCTTAAAAATATAGATATGCAGATATACCAGAACCAGTGGATGAATCAGTCTCAAGATTTGGTAAGGTGATTTGGCAGGTGTGTCTTATCCCAATTATTATTGTTCGTGAAACTTCGACACACCTCTGATGGTGTGTTTTTTGTGTGATGGTGTGTTTTTCAGCAACTGTTTCAAAGTGGTGTGTTTTTCAAAAAGCATATTTTCCCACAGACACACTTTCGACACACCAAGTAACACTTTATATGCTTGAAAGTGGCTATAATACGCAATAAAATGCGCTGATACCAAATGAGTTGAAATCAAATACGTATATTTCAATATATATAGATATTATTAATTGCGATGCTTTCCAGATACCTTTAAAATGGCTATAATGCGTGATTTACAGACTTAACGTGTGTTCTTCACGCAGAAACAAATATACTAATATTAACATATAATGTATTGTTTCACCACCTTTTAACGCCATTTCACACCGTCTTGACACACTTTTAAACACACTTTTTTTCGTATGCCTATTGACACACCTCTACTTTAATGATACAATATACTTATCGAGGTGATGAATATGATTAACGGAACAATTCGAAAAGAGGGCAATATTTTTATCGGACAAATAGCCATTGGAAAATATGAAAGTGGACGTATTAAGTATAAACGTTTCAAAGGCAAAAAGAAGGCTGATGTCGTAAAAAGAATGGAAGAGTTTCAAATTATATTACAGCAGAAAAGTCCAGAAGTTGTTGGAAATTATTTAGACCAATGTTTGCTTCAGTGGGCAAAAAACGTAAAAAAAATAGAAGTCAAGCCTACATCATATAATAGCATTATATATATTATTAAAAAAAATATCAACCCCGCCATTGGTCATTACACCATTGAAGCTCTAACTCCAAGCCTCATTCAAACGGAACTTATAAACAGATTATTCGAAGAGGGAAAATCGTTATCCACTATAAAAAAAGTATATATTTATTTAAAGGCTGGTCTCAAATATTATCTTCCTAAAGGAATGCCCAATCCTTGTGATGATGTTTCTCTTCCATCAAAAGATAAATTTAAACGAAAAACAATTAGATTTTTCAATGACAATGAAATTGCTCTGTTTAAAGAAGCTGCCCCAAAATACAAATACGGGAAAGCGCTCATATTTGCCATGTACACAGGACTTCGTGCAGGCGAATTGATCGGATTAAAATGGAAGAACGTTGACTGGTATAAAAAAAGGATATTTGTAGCATCTAATGTTGTAACGATATATAAATATAACGAAGATGCTGATGATGAAGAGCAGCCTGGTAAATATACTATATTAGAACAAGATTCTGCTAAATCCCGAGATAGATACGTTGATCTTAGTAAGACAGCGATTTCTATTCTTACCGAACTCAAAGCCCAATATTACAATGGCGAGGATAGCTTTGTTATTTCGCCCGAAAACAAACCTTTAGCTGTGCATAATCTTTTTAATAATTATCTTCATATTTGTGCAAGAGCTGGGATTGAAAATCCACAAGGCTTACACACACTTCGCCATACATTTGCATCAATGCTTTTCCGTAAAAAGGTAGATGCAAAAACTGTAAGCGAACTACTTGGTCATTCAAACGTAGCTTTTACTTTAAACACGTACATTCATTTAATCGAAGACCAAAAAAGCGATGCAGTAAATTTAATAGATGACTTGTAAAATGATACTGAAATTTATTTCAATATCTATGGGCGAAAAAATAGGGTAGTAGATTTTATCTACTACCCTTATAATATTTAGATGGGCGGCGTATCCATCATCTCAGGTTCCTATTCAGGAGTGTCGGGAGCCTTTCCGACCTTAAATATCGTCAGATCCATTTATACTTAGGCTTGTCCTCTCCAAACGCCTTCCAACGGATCGTGTCATCGAGTACGATGCCGACAGCACTCAAAAAGTACCACAACACCGAACTGCCGACCGATATCTGTCCCAGAAAATTCAGTGGATATTGGGAATAATCCCAAACGTCCCAGCCAAGTCCAATGTTGACAACGCAGCCTGTGATAAATTCCAGCGTTGTGATTATAGCGCAGCCAATAGCCATTTGCAACACCATCGGTGTGTTCCAGTCCAAGACTTCGTTTATTAGTCCGAGAGCTATGAAACATATACCTCCGAGTATAAACATTGTCCAATGCGACCATCCTCGCCATATGTGTTCAATCGAAACATATATTGTTCCGCCGATAAAAAACAGCGCCAGATATTTTGTGAAAAGTTTAATCATAATTTATCTCTATCGCATCTACAGCTTCAACAGTTTCACAATTCCTTATCTGAACTTCTATTGACTGCTGTTTGCTTACTTTGGGCGCAACATAAGCGGCAATGCTCAGACTCAAAGCAAGTAAGTCGTTATAACTGAACTCCGTACATTCTGCTGTAGTTGCGTTCCACTTCAGAGGATACTCAACACCTATTGCTTTGGCTCTTTCGTAAGATGCTAAATTTCCATTCAGGAGTGACTGCTTTTCCTCGGTGCAGCTGTAATACTTGCCGTCGCTGTGCAAATACGGATGACTTGCCAGCCAGTTTGACAACAATATCTTAGACTGAGCGACCTTGTTTTCTTTATAAACGTTCAGATCTTCCTCTGATATCGCCGTCTGAACTATATCGACCAACACTCCATTTTTTATAACAAAATCATAGTTAGGAGCATAAGCCATTATCTTAGACGCTATCTCAGAGTTATCATCGACAACATAGTCTGCGTCTCCAACCCAGTCGTCGTTTGGATGATCTGAATTGGTGCAGAACCATTTATTTTTGTAGATTATCATACTTATCCCTCCTTATTACTTAAATGCTACATAATGGACTGTTGAACCGAGAAAAGGCGAGTATGAACCACCCTTCAGCGCAAAACAATACACGGAGCTATTGTCTGCTTCTCCGGCAGGAATAGTAAATCCTGTTGATGTCAAATGAGAAGCATTTAATCCCATAACAGCCCAGCCTCCGGTGTTTACTGCTTCACAATAGAGCAGAACAGCAGATGGTTTATAGTTTAGCGTTACGGTTGTCGCTTTGTTGCCGTATAATACAGTACCTGCCGTGTAGTTTTTGGGCATTGTACAGTTAGTCGCCATGCGATAGCCAGTAGAGGGATCTGCGTAAATATTAAAATAAGCATACTTTGAGGTATCACTTGGCTCGTAAATCTGGAATAACAAAGCGTTCAAGGCATCTGTATGCTGAGTTGCTATGTTACACATCGCTGTTCCGTCAGACTTATTAACCCTAAGAGGGAAACCGTAAGCCTTACTATCTCCATCGTTGACAATAAGAGGATACTGAGCATTAGATTTTATTGTACCTGTCATAGTTCCGCCCGCAAGAGGAAGACAATCACTTGCTGTAACATCTGCCCATGTTCCATCACCACGAAGGAAACTGTTCTGTTTGCCCGCAGCGGGACTGGGTACTAAACCGTACTTACCATTTGCAGACTCAGTTGCCGCAGTCATAATGGAATATGTATGGTCATAGTAATAAGGAACTCCTTCAACTATCGGACAAGCTGTAAAACCAGTTGTATTGGTCACTGCTGAAGTGGTCTTTACCATTCCAAAGTCAGACGAACTTGCTATATTATTCCACTTAAGCCTTTCTTCATTGGTAATATGCTTAATAGTGTCATTCTCATGAATTGCTAATAGCTCCGAAGTAATGGTTGTAATAAAAGGTGTATCAATTAAATACGCCTTGCCGTCACCTATTTTGATGTTGGGAACAACGCAGGTATTTCCATCACTGCCAGTAAAAGAGTAGTCAGTGTAAACGTATATAACACCATTTTCGGCAATAAGAGATTTCTGCTTGTCCCACTCTGCAGTCGTGTTTTGGTAAACGGGAAACCCTTCAAACGCACTCGGATCAAGATCATCAATTACTTTAGCTATCTTACCAAATAGCTTTCCAAGTGTTTCTCCTGAAACTAAATTTTCTCTGGCTTCAGGTATTTCGAAGCTGCTTGTTATCTTGACGTTATCGAAAATTCTTTCAGCCATAAGACCACCTTTTACAATGTGCAGTTAAGTACAAGAGTATCTGTCTTGTCAATCTTGTCGTCAAGTGCAGTCTTGATGACCTTGTTCTGTACAGGATTTTCAGAGACGTCGGAGATCTCGCCATCTACCGTTGTATTCTTCAGACCGTTGAGCTTTGTCTCCAACTCAGTTGTAAAAGACGCAGTGGTCGCATCAAGAATATCCTTGTTGGTGTGGGTGTGCTTTGCATCATTAAGACCGGTAAGCTGTTCTGTTACCCAAACCTTGGTCGCATAAGCATCAAGGCTGACTTCAGTAGCAACCCTGCCCATAAATTCCCACTTGTTGTTCTCAGTCCAAACGTACTCGGAAAAACTATCAGTGGTTTCACCTTGGACACCAACAAGATATACGTCTCCTACCTTATTATTGGTAGTAGGCAGCTTAGTAGTATCTTCAACGATGCCCTTAACGGTCATAAGATTTCCAAGAGCGGAAACAGCCTCAGATATAGCGTTGTTGACTTCCTCAGTAGTAGAATACTTTGTGATGTCAATATCCCCACCAGCATAGGGAAGATCAGCATATGTATCTGTACCGTTACCGACCTTGAGCTTGGTCTTGCCGTCAGCAGTAAACTCTACGCAAAGCAAGCCCTTAGATATTACATCAGTTACATCAGCCCACTGCGCTGTAGTCTTGGATACGTGCAGTACCTTTACATTCATCGTAGTCATTTGAATCAATCCTTTCTTATAAAATACCTTGAATTACCTTTATGCTATTTATATCACTGTCTCCGCCGCTAAGACAAATATACGATACCGTTTCAGCATCAAACCTGTATATCAGGTCTTCGTCTGTTGCAATATATAGTATATTCTCTTTACCAACGGCAGGAAATTCAAGGCGTGTATTAAAATACAGCTCCTTATTTACAGTTGTTCCACCAGAACCAGTCTTTACAATACCTTTAACCACCATTGCCATCACCCACATTCTCAATAGTTCCGATCGTATCGATTAGACTAAAAATGCCCGAAGCGTAGGTGTAAGCATCTCCGCTTTCAGGCAAGTAAGTAAAATCAAAATTGTAGTTAAAAGGCTGTAAATGTATGGTGTCCGATGGTTTAAGTATCACAGCAAGAACACCTGCATCATCGTAATCATCAGCAGTCAGCACTTTCTTTAAGTAAATTCTTCCGGTGGCACTGCCTACGCAAAAGAGGACTTTATCGTCTCCTCTAAGCGTAATAGGTTGATCCACATCTGTTATCTTACCGTCCTCGTCAACGTCGATTACAGGAATGGTCTCAATGACTGCGGTGTCTCCACGAGTGAGCCGAATATTAACAATATCCTTGCGAGTAGTAATATCAAACACATCATCACCTACTTTCAATATTTGGAATCATCAGTTAGACATAGAATAAGAAGTATTATTTATGTTGTAAACATTTGCGATGGGATATTTCTTTTATCCTTTTTAGCTAAATGTAATAGTTGTTCCAGCTGGAATAGCAATACAATTAATCGAAGCGTCACCAGAATCAACTTTCATATCAAATCTAAGCAATCCTAAACTTTTTGAATCTTCTATGCCAATGGCACTAACTTGCGTAGGAGTCTGCTCAACTTCATCACTTCCAGTATGTAAGAGGATTCCTTTATCCCCAAAGTCAAGTGACACATTAGATACATCATCAGCAATAGTTATAGGAATTGTTATTGATACCTGTTTCGTTTGAGGGTCATATCTGGCAGTAAACCATTGATATACTGCTGTTGTAACGCTTGTATTTTTTTTATGAACCTTTATACATTCTTCATTTATCTTTTGACTGCTCCAAACCTTATTGGAATTAACAGAAGTATCATCAATTAACGCACCGACCGCCTCTGTATACTGAGCACCAACCTTCTCTGCTTTTATGATAAATGTTAAACAAACAGAGGGTGGCTGGACAGTGTCTGAGTTGCCATAAATTGAATTTGATTTTGAAGCATCAAATGTTATTAAACCAGAATTTGTTGGTGGGTCGTTCGCTAAATTTTGCCGACCTGTACTTTCATATGATGCAAATGCGCCCGATAGTCCAGCTTTTGCATTTGTATCGTGATAAAATGTACCAGTAATGTTCGGAAGTCCAGCGTCTTTACTTGCACCTAAATTACCATTAGCACCCTGAATAAATCTATTTCTCAAATCAGGGAGCCTAAACTTCGTAGTATCTGTAGCTGTGCCGAACTTGTTGCCAATAACAATATATAAATCAGCGTAGTCAGTCTTTGATATCTCCGAGCCATCACAAAGCAAGAAACCTATAGGGAGAGTAGTGGAGGCATAACTGATAATTGTACCAATAGGCACAGAATATGAAGCGTTTTCGATAGTTATATTATTTGCGACTTTCTGGTCGCCTTGATATATTGACATATTGTTTCACTCTCCTTTTTTTATGATTCTGCCCAATCATATATTGATTGAATAGAAAAACTAAGATTATAATGAGCTGTAGAAGTTGTGACTGTAATTGTTGTTCCGTTTATAATGATATTGGAAATGTGAGATGATTTATAATCAATAGATATATAATAACTACCATCATATTGTCCAATACTGCCTTCAGCACAATGAGCGACATTGCCATTACCTACTATATAACATTTAAAATGATATATGCCGTGGGTCAGTCCTAAAGAGGATATATCTAATGTAAAGGTTGTCATTCCTGAAGATGTCGGAGCGTTTTTATATAATATTCCAGTATTTTTCAAAACAACAGTATCATTTATCTTCTTCACAGACCAAGACTTTTTTTCAGATGTAGTAGAACTATCGTCGATTACTAAATCACTGAGTGACACTTCATCATCTTTATCATCAGTAATCACATAAGTAGTATCTGGGTCTTTATTCTCAATAGCATCAAACTCTTCCTTAGTACCATTCCAGAGATTACCGCTTGCTATTTGTTTACCTTTATAAAGGACTTCACCCTCATCAGACTCTGTAAACTTATCAAGAACGATTTTATTATCGTGAGTATGTGCGGAGGTTACTGCTTCGTCCCAGCTCTCAACCTTCTCTTCGCTGATTTTATCGAGAACTGCTTTATTGGTGAAAATAGGGATTTCAGTATCTTCAGGAAGCGCACCCACCTCCGCCGCAGTATAGGTTGGTTTATTTTCAGCTTTCGCCCAAGCGGGAACTGTAGGGTCAGTTTCGGCGTACTCAGTCAAATAGCCTGCATCATTAGTAAACGCAGAAACTACACTTGGAACCGTAGGAAGTTCTGTCTTATTGGCTTTCTCCGCTAATTTTGTATCAACCTCAGACTTCTTGTAATAATCTGACAAATCGACCTGAGTAGTGCCAAGCTCCGCCCAAGCACTGTTTATATACATATACTGCATATAAGCATTAGCATCTTCCTGCTTAATCAGATAAATAACGCTCGTATCAATATCTTCTGTAGGAAGTTGGTCAACTATTTGAGAAGTAAGCTTATTGATATTAGAAATCAGCATATTAACTTCCGTCTGAGTATAAACGTCAGCCTTATTATAATAATGAATAAGATTGTCTACAGTATTCTTAATATATCCTGCATCATTAGTAAACTCTGATACATTTACGGGTACGACAGGAATATCAACTATATTTGCTTTTGTAGCAAGTTCTGCAATAACTTCGTCCTTAGTATAGTAATTATCTACATCAAGAGCAGAGCCGTCTTTGACGACAAAAGATTTTACACCGTCTTTATCAGTAATAGATACAGTGTGTCTGCCTGTAGCTTCTGTAATAGTAACAGTAGGAGAGATGCCATCTACACCATCAGCACCGTTAGTACCGTCCTTGCCGTCTTTACCTGCGGTGCCTGTATAGCCACGTTCACCTCTTATCGTTGTTATTAGACCCGCATCGACAACAGAGCCATCAGAAAAAGTACCTATTAAATGATTAGTTGGGGTAATTTCTAATCCTACAATAGAAATACCATTTGCGCCATCTTTACCGTCCGCAGGAATTGGAAATGTCATAGTCTGAGAAGTTCCGTCTGTAAAGTTGAAAATCAAACTTGTGCCTTGGATTTCAGTGGACTTAACTCCGCTTAAAATGCCATTGATTCTCTTAGAGAGTACGCCATAAGTTACTATATCCATAGTGTCACCTTCCTTTCTTATTGTCGATTATTATATTTCTACCCAGCCCGAACTCGAAAGCATATAAACAGCAAGCCCAGTGCTGTCGATTACCTGCGCTACTGAACCGATTGCAGGGCGGGTTTTGAAGCTCACATCATTGGCAAACTTACCCTTTGCGTCAGACGTGGTTGTAGGGAGATCGGCTATTTCGGTTTTGTCGGTCAAGACATACTCGCTAATGGGGGTATTATAATCGTTGCCGTATTTACTTTTTATACCAGCCATATTATCAATCCTTTCTATAAGATTTTGTGCAAAACGCTGAAAATGAAATGTTTTATCCTAAAAGCTTGACAAAACATTGAAAACGAGGTATATTATTGGTAATGAAATTCATTTTAATGTTAATAATACTAATAAAGGAGAATATTTATGGTTACTACAAACACAAACGAAAAAGAACTGCCTACGGTTCCTGAACCAGATGAGTCATGTGAAATGACTGATTTATCCCAACTTTTAGTGCCATCGGCTCTTTTAAACAAAACAATAGGCGAAATTATAAAAGAACCTAACACTGAATTTTCTTCCAAAAATGGTTCCTTTGTTATTCGTCAAACAAAATCAGACAGTGTTTTTACAGCTACATTCAATACATTTTCCAATGGCGGAGGAGAAATAAAAGCAACTGCCCACCCTTGTCAAAATGAAAAGAAGAGCAATCGACCAATTATTGAAGAAATGATTAAAAGAGGCAAGAGCCAAAAAGATATTGCGCATGAGTTGGGAATGTCACAGTCTTATGTGAGCAAGCTTTTAAAGGATAAGTAATATCAAAAGAGGCTACTATACGCAGTAGCCTCTTATTGTTTTACTTGAAAATAATAGGGAAGCAGCTTCCAAGAACAAAAGCTACAACACCAGTCACTATAGCAGTAACTATAAGTTTGCCAATGTCTTTGAACCATGTGGCTTGAACTTTATCGGGAGCATTCTTTAAGTCAGAAACTTCATTCTTTAATGCTCCCTGTTCTACTTTTATGTCCTTAACATCGGCTTTGATATCAACTATACCTTCTGAGAGATTTTTTATACTCGCAGACATCTCGATCAAGGCGGTATTCTTTTCTTTAAGGTCTCGAATATCAGCCTCCGCTTCGTCCAGACGATGCGAGTTGCTCTTGCTTCTCTCATCAACCTGAGTAAGTGCTGTGAGATAATTCTCATTAAATTCAACAGACATAACCCACCTCATTCCGAGATTTCAGGCTTATAGTCCGTGATCTCCAGTATGTCGTTCATGTTCTTGACCGCATTTTCAATAGCAGCCTCTATTGCATCTGCCGAAAACTTCAGATGATGTTCCTCTGCGATTGCAGTGAGCTTCTCAATTACCCACTTCTTCTTATCCTTGCCAAGATTTGTTCCATTGAAGAGCATTTCCGCAGCCTTTACAAATACGATCGCATACTCATTAAGAGTGTTCCACTGTTCATTGTTCAACTTAGTCTTGATCCAAGGTATTACAATAACAGTAATAATTGTGCCGAGCAGGGCAATAACCAGCTCAATGATAGTTGTAATGTCGATTGTCATAATAAAACTTCCTTTCTGTTACATCTTGAAATAATCACGGAAAGACTTGTATCCAAGCTTCGTGATACTGGGCGCTCCACGTTTGGCTTCGTCGCCATACCACTGAGAAGCCTTGGGTCTCGTATCCACATGGACAGCCCGACTGTTGATATACCCTATACCGTATATTCCACCCATCTCTTCCAGCGTTACGCACACAATCTTAGCGTCGATTATTTTCTTGTTTTTGTCATAGCAGACAATATCCGCTGCTCTTCCGAGAACATGATAGCCCGACCCATTACCACCGACCGCTTTGTCATGCTCCGCAGTCCTGTAACCACTGTTGACTATAATCATCGAGCAGTCCAGTTTTGCATACAGGGCTTCCAGAATTTCAATCAGCTTGTTATGTATTTTGACTTTATCCGAATAGACCTTACTGCCCGATTTACTGGTAAACTCTTTGACCTTGAAATGGTCAGAAATCTTGGTTTCTCCATAAGTTTTCAGCGGATAGGTCGTAATCACATTCTTAGATGTTGGTACTTTAAATGTGATATTATCGGGAACAACATACTTTGACGATTTAACCGTCTCAGTTTTTGTAGCTGTACCCTTACCGGTATAATCCTTATAACAGTAATCCATATCGGTCTTAGAGGAGAAACCGCTCGGTCGTCCGACCCATGAGTACTGATGAATAACATACTTGCCTTTGTAGCTTGTCTTTTCCAGAGGATTTCCGTTGGCGTCTCTTACGTGAGCTACCCAAGTGTCATAGTTCTCTTTAACCCTGTCATCGAAAAATGTGTTCAGGTAACTTACACTGTTGTAGTTGCCAACCTTGTACCCAGCCTGTCCGATAGTGTCCATAAATTCTACAGCCATATCAGACACAAGCTTTTTGGTAGGCGTTATACCGTATGTTCGCTTTACGTAGTTGTAGCTGTCGTTCTCCCAGTCGAAAAACACAGGATAATTTATACTCTTTCTGTAGGGCGATATCGTCTTGAGACAGAACTCTGCTTCCTTTTTCGCATCAGCCACACTTCCTGCATAGCTAAACCAGTATATCCCGATATCAAGTCCGCATTTTATAGCATTTTCAATGTAGGTCTTAAACATCGGATCAACCGTATTAAAGCCAAATCCAGCTCTGATAATCACAAAGTTAACCTCGGTCTTCTTAACTCTGTTCCAGTCAATGTTTCCATTGTGTTTAGAGATATCTGCACCTTTTGCAATCAATTCCATGTAATCACCGCCTGTCATATTCGTCTAAAATATCTTCCACCGACATATCATCGGTGTCATATCGGTTTGAATAGTTTATCTCTTCCGGCTCTTCATCTGTAATTGCTTTGTCCATCTCATCTGTTGGAATGCCCCACTTGCTGCCGGTATAGGCTCTCACGCCGTTAAGCCCCGCATAAAATACAAAGGACACTGCGGAAGTTCCCCACAGTGTCTCAATGATCGTTATGCTAAGTGTTTCTACGGCGTTCTTGTCGAACCACGCCAGAACGTATGAAGCCAACGTGAAGAATAGGCTAACGCAAATACAGCCTATAAGCCATTTCTTAGAAAATTCCATCTTACGCTTTTTCATTATGTACTCACCTTCACCGCAAACTATTAACAATAGACAGCTCGTTGATGATATTGATGTCTTCATCAAAAAACATTGATATCTCATTTATCATCGGATAGTTATTTGCAGACTTGATATAGAATCTATAAGTCGTATAGGCAGTGCTATTATTAACTTCAAATGTTTTACTGAATACTTCTATAAGATTTTCAGAGAAAACATAATTACCCAAATCAGTATAGGAAGAACCATCATTAGACCCTTGCAGAGTAAAGGCTTTTACACAATCGTCATATTGTGTATGAGCCTTATACATAATAAAGCTTTTCAGCACCTTTGCTGTTGGAAATTGTATTTGCAGCCATGTTGGGGTAGTTTTATCATTTGCCAACCAGTAACTACTTGTAGTCGTTGAGCCATCAAAAGCATAATATGGATTGCAGCCTGAGCGATAGCTACCTGCGGAGGCTATTATATCACCCTCATCGGTTGTTGTCGTGTCAGCTGTCATATTTATAGAACTACGAAAATATACCCGTGAAATTCCGACGTAGTAAGATGTTGACTTGATAACTACTTTTGCTTTAGAAATAGACAAGGCGAGATCTGCTAAATCTATGACTACAGTATTATTGGTCACGGTGTCATAAGTGCCTTTTAATTCATCATTTATGTATAATTCAAAAGCGGGGGCGGTATCATATAGTGTCTTATATTCTACGGTATATTTTGATGTGGAAGTTATATTTGCAGTGAAAGAGACAGTTGATTTTTCAACTGTAGCAGATGGTTTATCCCCACTGTCACTATCATCAATATCATCCGCATTGCCATTAACATACCTATATACGTCCCTGTTGTAGTTCTGAGTAATTTCATCAGCGGTTAGCACCTTATCATAAATAGCAGCCCTGTAGTAATAGCTCTGACCGCCAGCGTGTTCATTCTTTCCTCCTGCTTTAACGCCAAGACACGGAAATAACGCATTCGTTATTCTATTTGTGCAGCTTGCTTCAGATAAATAAATTCCATTTATATAGGACTTCAGCGAGCTACCGTCAAATGTCATTGCCACATAGACAATTTCACCTTTAGTATAAGTCGAAGACATATTTTTCCAACCGCCTGAATATGCCTGAAGTGTAATCTTTGTAGAGTTTTCCGCTGTAATACCGAAACCGCCGTAATTGTCACTTGCATAAGTATTGATTATATCACTCTGGTAGCTATCCAAAGAAATAATTCTTACTACAGCTTCTACGGTAAAACTGCTGTAAGTTGACATATCTATCGGTAAGACAATACTGCCACTGGCTATGGCTGGCTTAATGTAGTAATCCGCATCAATGTAGTCCTTAGCTTCAGTATCTCCCATAGAAACTCGATAGGCGCTCTTTTCGTGAACCAAATCAGTCCACAATGAACCATCGGAAACATGTCCGTAAGGGGTGTTCCATCTGCCATCAAAAAAAGCGCTTGCCCCCGATACATAACCTAATTTTTCAGGAGTAACTTTGCTTGAACCTTCCCCGCTACTTCCATATCCTCTTCTTGTAATAAAACAATCAGCCATGTTTACACCACCTTTATAACGAAATTCAAAGCAATAGTAGGCTTTTTCTCATAGCATTTTACTGCCAGTGTATTTTCGGCAGTTGTTGCCTTTGTAATGTATGCCCACTGTTTATTTTCGTTAATTCCAGTTGTAACATCAACTGATGTAATTAAATCCAGAATAGGATATCCGTCCTCGGCTAAACCAGTTACGGTAACAGTCTGAGTGTAAGGAGCAGTGTCAGACCAGCCATCAGCTGTTAACGTTCCCGTCAAATTTACAGCGCTTGACGTTACGGTCGTTATACCTTTCAGGCTGTTGAGCCAAGCAGCCTCATCACCGCTAAAACCCTCTTCGACTGCTATAGCATACGCCGATTTTCCGTCATCTCCATTAGTACCGTTTGTACCATTAGAGATAGTAGCAGTGGTCGTTCCCGAGCCATCAGTCGCAGTTACCGTACAACCTGTTTCAGTCTGTGATACCGACAGCATAGCAGATGTACCGTTAGACACATTGGCAGTAGTGGTTCCGTTAGCATCAGTCACGGTAATAGTAGCTCCCAAGTCGGTCTGCGTAACTTTTGCAGTAGGGGAAACACCATCAGCACCCTTGTCACCCTTTTCACCCTGTTGCCCCGTCAGGGCAGTCCAGTTAGTCTTTTCTGTATCGTCAAATGTAGCACCAGATGTATGTTCTGTTTTACACTGATATATAACCGTTCCATTAACAACTAACATTCCTATTGTATAAGCTGTACTTGCTACCCAGTTAGGAATACTGCTATCGTTAATGCAGGTAATTACACCCTCGGAATTTACAGTAATAGTAGTGCCGTCAACCTTTATTCCACCTAAAACAGCTGTTGTTGCTATAGGAAGAGTGTAAGTATTTGCACCATGAATAGTACCGTCCTCGTCAACAGTTATTGTATTACCATCAGGCTTAACGCCACCAAGCGCAGAAGTAGTCGCTACTGGGAGGGTATAATCGCTGCCCACAGCTACATCGCTCCATGTTAATTTTCCTTCGTTATTCGTACCGAATAACTCAATAACTTGCATATTTGCATGAGCGTGTGATGCGGTCTGAAGCTCCGCAACATTTGCCCTCGTTTCTGTCTCTGCTTTCTGAATATCAGAAATATCTTTCTGCATATCAGATATATTCTGTACCAGTTCGTCCGATAGTGACAGCATGGAACTGTCCGAATTTACATTTACCTTGAAATAGCTGCCGTCTATCGTGCCGAAAGGCTTGTCTGCAATCGAATCCCAACTTGATATCTTGGCGGTAAAACTGTCGAGACCGATACGAGATGTCTTGCCCGAAGCATTAACTATAATATCATCGGAACCCGACAGCGCCGTTACTTTTGGCAGCGCCGTGGTTTTTATATCATTCGCCATTTAATCACCTTCCTTATAGCGAAACATGCTTGTTGTCATCTGTAATAAGATGCTTGTTATCGTTTGTAAGCAGATATGGATCGTGGGGTCCATCAGGCTCAAACATATTGGGATGAGGATAAGGATCGGGATCTTCGGTTATAGGACGAGTAGTCACTTCATCCACCGTGATATAATACCAATCGCTCAGTCCTGAGTCTTCATAGAATGGACTGTACAGCGCCGCAGCAAATCTGTACTTTCCATTCTGCGTAATGGGTATATCCACGATTTTGTATGCGCCGTCATTGCCCCAGTTTAGCTTATATGTGCCCAAAGTGTTTGTACTTTCCCCGACGAAAGAGCCACCCTCGCCGTCATAAATTTTGGCAACACCCAGCCCGATGTCTGCACCTTTGACGTAAAGCCTGATCTTAAAGTTGTAATCATCGTTGATTATCTCATGATTAAATATCACTGGTATAGCCAGCGTCTGCTTGATTCGGTCGTCATCAACTTCATACAGTGGCTTAAACAATGTCAGCTCAATAGTCCAGTTGTTAGAACCATTTGATATCTTATTTATATAGTACAAATTAGTATCGCCGTCAATGGTCGTGTATTCAATAGTCCTGCCAACAGCAAGCGATGGATATCTGAATGCAGCCATGTACCTATCCTGAAGACTTACGGAAATACTCATACGACCATAGCGAGATTTGTAGTTTTCCCAGTTAGCTTTCTTCTGGCAAAGTTCCTCCGTCTGAAGCGTGTCATCAGTAATGACCTGCTTTCTGGGATATAAGCCCATATCAAGATGGTGCTGCTCGCATACCGCATAGATATTGTCCTTGCCGTAAACCTCAGTGATGTTATAAAATCCCGAATCATTATAGCTGATGTTCTCGCTGATAACAATGTCCTTGTAATCACGCCAGTACATAACGAGGTCGCCACGTATAGTGGGCTTCGGTTTAACTCTCAGCGTCCTGTTTTCATCTATCCACAGATTGCCCTTGCTCGCAGGATATGCTATCTCAAGGACTTTATCAAATACATCTTGGACACAAATGTCTGCATCAAACTCAAGGTCGTAGGGGATATCATAAAGCTGCTGACCTTCAACCAAGGCGTATGTTACAGGTACGGGCATTGACTCACTTCTGAGATTAGGCTCTTCATTTGTGTAAGAACCCATAGCGATCTTATAAAACAACTTATTGTCAATGCTTTGCTCCGCAGGAATTTTGTAACAACGGGGGAGCACCACTGTTGTATATTCATGCGTTTTAGGGTCAATAAATGTCTTACCTTCTCGCTCCATCGTAATACCGCCGCCGTATTCCTTCGTGAAGCTTATAGTCATGCCCGACAGATTTATCTGAATAGTTCCTGTAGTGGAATCATACGTGTAACTATCGTCTGTTGGTACGAAATACCCGAAGCTCACTTCCTGCGGATTGCTGCGGTCGTTCTCTACGAAATATTGTTTTGATATCTTGTATAAAAGCGGCTGCCACGTTACAGAACGAGTAGCGTTGCCATCGAACCATTCACGGCTCTTGTTTTCACGGCGCATGAACCAATGCTGGTCGTCCTTATCGACTTTAACAGTAATGCTTGCGGTCTGCCGAGGATTGGACTCGCAGTCGCAGTCATAGCTAAAGTCAAGAACGCTGTCCGAGATATCTCTCAACGGCTGCACCACATAGGGCGTGTAAGTACAGATCTCAACTTTAAGCTTGACCGTTACAGCGTGAGGATACAGGATTTTGGTCAGATATCCCTCATGTATTGGCTGAGCAATATCGTACTTTCCGGCAGGTATGTAGTCACTTACAGCCATTATGTGCCACCTACCTTGGTTCCGCATTTCTGGCAGTAAACCGCTGTCGGGACGGTTATACTGTTGCACTTGGGACAATATTTTACGGAACTGTCAATGAGCGAATAATCATCGTCGAGCTGCTCCCAGTTGAATGATACCTTGCAAGTGTAGCCATCGTCTATAGTGTGTTCTGTTGAAGTCGATACTTCACCGAGAATGCCTACGGGAATTACGAAATTTTCTGAAAGCTGAAGATACTTGATATGGTCATTGTGCAGCCACTTCATAAAACCAACGAGATACACCGTGTTATATATGTAGTTTCCGTTCTCGTCAATACGGTAGTCGAAGTTATAATCCTCGTAACATTCACCGGACTGGTTGTCCGAGAAATTACCCGAGCAGCTGCCGCTAAAATAAAAGCCCTCTCCATTGTGCGTATGGAAAGGGTATTTGTTATATAAGCCCACCTGAGACTCAGTGGGGCGATTATGTTGTATATCCTGAGAGATATCGACTTCGGTATAGTAATATATACCTGTCGAGTCCCATATTTTTATTCCCCATAGGGTTTCTGACATTTTTATTCACCGTCCTTTATTTAAGTTGTTTCTGGTATTATTGATGAATCTCCATACTCTATAACATTTGGTCGATACAACATATTGCCTTCCCATATATTATCTATAGTATGACATTCGTATCCTGTCCAATCAATATTTCCAGTAAATTTAGAAATTTTCGTTTCTTGTTCGTCCCAGTCAGTCTCTATCGTCCATGTTCTATCATGAACATAGCCCCCATCTTTTATTACCGATGAAAATGATGGAGTTCTTTTTATAATTGAAACGTTCTCTTCTGAATAACCATTTTGCAATTCTTTTGCTGGAATTTGAATGACTTTATCGGGCTGATAAGAACCATTCAAATACGAACCAAAATTATATGTAAAGTAATAGACATCACATCCGTCTGGAGCTTCTTTATTTACGGCTGCTATACTTTCATTTGGCACCTGTCCATTATTATATATTGGTTTATGACACGTATGATTATCGGTTCTTTCTTTACGAGAATGAAAATCTTGATCGTATTCTGGAAGCATGGCTACAAGGTTATTTATATTCTCCATTATCGAAACATCCTTTTTTCCTTGAAAAATTTGCATTTCTACAAATGAATTCTCCGCATACGGACGTGGTTTAAACGAATTATATGTTCCCACATATTTTCTCCTTGTTACAGTTAAATTTCCACCTGAGAGAGAGACGTATGGACAATAATTTTCATCGTTGGGGTTATAGATGTTGTAATATTGATATACACACCACGCTGTACCGCCCAAATGTGGTATATAAGACACATAAGAAGATAATGTGTTGTCTATCCAAAAACTACTATCCAGAGAATTGTATTGATAAGCGTCTGCATTACCGTTATTATATACAAAAATAAGATCTTTGGATTGACTATATCCTCTATTGTATTTTAAAGTTCCTATATTAACCAAATTTGAATCAGAGTTATTTGACCAATTAGTGCTTCCATTCGAAACCCGATGATATTGAATATAGTAATCAAAAAATAGACCATCAGATATATATTTAAAGCGTGGAAGAACTTCTATTGCAGTTCCACAATCAACTATTTCATTTGAGATTGGAATAGTGCCTACTTTTTTGTAATGTTCCGCTCCATTAATAATCTTTTTATCTTGTTTTACATCATAATATATGTAATCAAAACCACATTCCAAATAAATGTGTTTTGTTGGGATGTTATAATATTGAATACCAGAAGAATAAGCATTATCGTTACCACGACAATCAGTGATTTCAAAATAGTATTCTGTCTGTGAAAAATTATATCCAGCGCCAGATAATATAATTTGTAATTTATATCTACCTACTGGTATGAGATATGATCCATTGTTTGTTTTAACGGTTGTACTGCTATAACTGTCTATTTTATAACCGCCTCGTGATTTAGACATCTTAGCATTACAATAGATCATGTTTTCTTTTGTACAAGAATTTTCCTTGCTTATGTCGTATATACAGAATATTGGAAATGTGTATTGGAATTCTGATAAACCTGCACCCGGGTTATAATACCTTGAATCTATTCCTTTCCTTGACCCCGTTTCATGAAAAGAATATGAATCAAAGTATCCGATATGTACAGTAACTTCACTTCCAATAGGTCTCTGAACCCAAGGGTGATAAATCCCATAAATACTTTGAGAATTTCTTATTGTGATATAATATTGAAAAAGCCTTCCTAAGAATTGTCTTCGTGTCATACTATCACCTTTTATCCTATATAGAAATTTGAGAAAAACACGTAATTGTCGTAGTTATAAGGATTCGTAATATTTGGATTGTCATAAAAGTATATATTGCTAACATATTCATTCGGTGTTCCTAAATTCGCTATAGATAATCCAATCTTTTTTTGATACTCGGAATGATATTCATTTTTGGCATACGTCTCGGTAATCATACAATTAAATGGATAGCCTGTTACTTCTTCAAACTTTACTTCATTGGGAATTTCAAGTTGTTTTGTATTGCCGCTTGTGCCACCGATCATCAATGCTGCTGCTTCTGAATAATTCATTATCATATCACCTCGGGTATTGTATATTTTAAATTATTATCAAGATCAATTACAGCTGTTACACACTCCAAATGAGTATTTTCGTTTTTTACCTCTATTTTAAAATGCCTATATTTATAAATTTGGTTATATTTATTATCATCATCATACCACCATTTCCAATAGGTCTCTATTATAGTATTTTTATCAAAGATTTTATTTTCACTCTTACTTCCATCTTCGGAATATTCGTAAAAGCTGTAATTATCATATGGACAAAAAACAACACTATATAAGGGAGGATCATCGGTTTTTATATTGGCGTCAGAGTCTTGGCTTTGACAAATCATTATTTTTGTAGCATCTTCAAATGTCATAATTATCCCTCCTGTATGATTTCTATCTTTTCCGCAAAATTATGGCGTTCATTACCACTGCCTTCTGCGGTAATTGTTTGCTTATATTTTATTTTTTTATTTCCACTATCCTGATATAAGCCATAAACTTCATTATCGGATACCTTGACTATTTCAATTAAGTTCTCTTTTGAAAAAATATCATCAATAACCTCTGCATACTTATTCCTATAGTCATGATTCGGCAGATACAGTCTTACCCTCTGACCCACAGTCGTAATATTGCTTTTCTTTGCATCTATCATATAAGCGGCGCCCTCGGTCTGGATTTCCCATTGAACCGTGCCGTCGTTTTTGGTTTGCTGATCTGAAACAAAACCGATGAGGGTTTTGTCAAAATCGGATTTCTTTATAATGGCTTTGGCATTATCGTTAACACCGGTAGTCATAGTCTTTTGAAAATTATCAAGTATTTGCTTACCTTCCTTATTCATAGAAGTCTCCTTTCTTTACATTCTTATTTGGTGCCTCTTAGCTTCGTGCAGCATCAGAGACATATCTGCCCGCCATATTTCAGACGGGCATTTTTTTATTTACTATAGCGTGACTTAACAAACGCTGAGTTCATTGTGTTATTGAGATACTGGAAGTAACCGTTGATCTCGTTTTCACATACGCTGCGGAATTTTTCTACGGTCTTTTCATCGGCACTGCCTTCAATGTTGATCGTACAATTAAACGCAGGCTGAGTGTTGACCTGAACCACATCTGCAGGCTCGATAAGCTGATTTGTCTTGATGTTCGAGTTGATAGGAATATCAGCGCTTCTCGTAAACGCCTGAATTGCCTGGGCAACAATTTTAGCTTCTCCGCCGGTTGCCTCGGTTATAGGAACGATACCCTTTTTGCGAGCCCTTTGCTGCCTCATATAGTCTGCGAAAGAGCCGGTAAACGTTCCGCTTTCAAGCGCCTTTTGATAGTCAGACTTATGCTTATTATGTTCAGCCTTTGTGGTCGCATTGACTTTGTGACCCAGACCCTCAACAGGTTCACCATTGATTGTAACGGGTTTCTTTGTAAGCTTACCTGTCTTGGGATCAGCAACGAGGTTATATCCTCCGACAGTAATGTCCTTAGTTTTATTATTGTCGCTCTTACTATCGGCATTTTGCTTTTCGGCATTGTCGTTAGACTTTTTCATCTCTTCCGTGAGAGCTTCGGTGGCTTGGGTGTTTGCCGTTACAACATCATCTTGAGGTGCGGTGGTATTGCTCGATTTGGTGGTCTCTGCAGCTGTAGAATTACTGCTGTTCAGGTCAAGTCCGATGTTTTTGGCAACCTCTTCCGTAGTACGGTTATTCTCTTCTGCCAATCCATCGACCATTTTTTGGGCATCGGAAGTGGTAAGCGTGTCGTCGGGAACATCTACGCCGGCAGCGGAAGCCTGAGACTGACTGAAAGCCATCTTCTTGTTCAAAGCTTCGAGCGCTGTTGTACCATCGGCGCTGGACAAAAGCTGGGCTATAAAGTCAGGATCAAGATTGTATTGCTGCGCTAAGAGCGCCGTCAGAACCCTTGTCAGATTGTTGATAGGTGTCTCAATTTGCTTGATTTGTTTTTCACGTTCCTCGATCTCGGTCTGGATAGACTCGTCACGGGCTTCTTTTTCTTTTTCAAGGGCGTCGATCTGCTTTTCAATAGCATCTGTTACGGAGTCCTGCTTTGCGTCCTCGTATTCCTTTTTAGCCTGTTTATACTCTTCACTGTCTGCCTGAGCTTCCCAGCCGTGGTTGGTCAGTACGATATACTTTTTAACACTTGCTTTTTGCATCGCAAGATATTTGTCTTGTATGTCGTTTGCCTTTTCACGTTCCTTGTTTTGCTCTTCGAGCTTCTCTTTTTCCTTGTTCAGAGCCTTGATGCGCTTGTCCATCATCTTGTCGTATTCGTCTTGGACATCGTTCAGTGCGTCGATCTCGTCCTGATAAGGCTGAGTCTGCAGCTCGGACATTGCGTCTAAGCCGTCTATCTGTTTCTGAATTTCACTCTTGTAGGCTTCAAGGATGTCTTTTTGTGTCTGCAAATCTTCCTTTGCAAATTCTTTCTTGTCCTTGTAATACTTTTCCCAGAGCTTAGTGTATTCGTCAATATAGTCGTCAGATGAGATAAGTCCGGCTTCAAGCTGATTGTCGAGCTGCTCTTTTTCGTACTCAAATGCCGATGTTACGTAACTCTTCTGTTGTTCAAGCGCATCTTGAAGTGCGCCGGTCAGCTGTTCAGAATTGCCGAGTAGTGCTTCCGAAAGATAAGGAGCCATAGCTGCCAAATCGGTAGCGTCCCATACACCTGTTTCTATACCCTTTTGAATTGATTGAGCAACTGCATCGGGGAGTTCTTGACCTTCAAATACTTCCTTAATATCATCAATAATGCTTGGATCAATTATCTTACCAAAATCAATAGAACTTTGAATTCTGGAGGTAATGTCGCTAAATGCGTCTCCTGCAAGCTTTTCAATTTCACGAAGATTAGCTTCATACTGTTTCTTGCCATCTTCTGTATTGCCAAGCATTGTGCCCGGAGCATAATACTGTTCATTGAGAACAGCAAATTGCTTTTGATATTCAAGGGCACTTATCTGCAGGTCTTCACGAGCATTGTCAATGATAAGTTTTGCGTCATCAAAGTTTTCCTGAAGCCGAGTGAGCTTAGCATTATATATTTCCTCTTCACCACTGTCGATCAGATCTTGAGCTTCTGAATCATTAGATGCTGCTGTATTCTTTAAAGTGGTGACAGCCGCTGCAAAACCTTGGTCATATGTTTCTTGGTTTATTTCACCCGTAGCTAATTGATGTTTGAGATCCTTTACCGTCTTATTGAACTTATTAACAGCATCAGAAGATTTGAACGATTCAATAATGGATTTTAAAATCTCATCTAAGAACGTCAATTCTTCTTTACTATCTTCTATAGCATCTCCTGTGGCATTTATTCCATTTTCAAATTTGCCCATTCGCATAGCGGCTTCTTCAAGTTGTTTTGTTGTATATTTTCCACTCGCTTGCATATCAGAAAGAATCTGAGCAGAGTTTTTTCCTTCACTATTTGCTCCGCCAAACTTTTCTTTAAGGGCTTTAAGTTTTGACTCGAATACTTCTTGAGCAGATGAAAGCTTATCGGTAGTGTTTTTCAGTGCTTTATACGCATTGTCCAGTCCGCTGGTTTTCTTTATCATTTCAGATAGAGTAGCGTTATCCAGATCGTTTAATACTATTTTCCCGTTATTAACACTGAGATACTTCTGCCAATCAGGAACTTGCTGCATAAAATCAAGGGCGGTAGTTGGATCAAGTTCGTTATATGCAGCCATTTGATTACGCATTTCAAGTATTTTACTTGTTATAGTCTCAAATTTATTTGCCGCACTATCAAGTATAGACACCCAGTTCTGAGTAGAGTTTTCCAGTTGTTCGAGCAAGAATTGGTATTGAGCTGTTTCGGCATTTATATCTTTGATTTTATTTTTTCTGTCGTCAATCTTAGCGTTGATTTGCTTATTCTGTTCGATGATCTTTTCATATTTATCAATATTCTCGGTAGCTTGCTTAATACCGACTTCATCGTTTAAAGAAGTATATTTATTAAGCTTACTTTTCCAGGATGCCAGCATTTCCTCGGGATCGTCAGTTGTATATAAATTATTTTGAAGCTCAGCTATTTCTTTTTTGATTTCTGTTTCTTCTTTTTTATTTGTCTTTATTTCATCTGAAATATCTTTTCTTTCGGAAGAAACAAACTTTTCTCTTGCTTCAGCCATTTTATCATAAGCTATAACATATCCATTGGCTGTTTTTTCAACTGAACTTAAAAGATCGGGAGCAAATGAGAGTATTTCATTTACTTCACTGCTATCCATTGTTTCGCCGGTCATCATTTTTGACATAGCCGTATCGAATTTATCAACTTTATCTCTCGTAGTATCCATTTGTTCTACAAGTACAGAGAACGATTTGGTTACAGCGTCAGTGTCGCTGGATGTTGTAGATTCAATAATGCCGAGATCTGCAAATGCCGAAATGATACCATCTATTGTAGTACCGAATGTCTCTTGTGCAACAGTCAAAAAGTCAGTAAGGCCATTTTCAGCATTGCTTAGGTAGGCTTTTGCTTCTACGTCTGTCTTACCGTTAAGTGCTTTAGATATAGTTCCCCATTTTCCATTATTACTAATGCCGGTTGTGATTGCATCACGCAGTTTTTGTTCAGATATGTCTTGGTCAAATACACTAAACATTTCCTTGAAATAATCGGCAACATTCTGATGATTTGCAGCTTCTTCGATGTCTAATATTCCATCTTTTAATTTACTTAGGCTTTCAATTTCCTTATTGATTTCATCAGTATCACCGGAAACAACAGCTTCATTGTAATCATCGATGGCTTGCTGAATTTTGAGATAATAATTGTAGGCATCATCATTTGCGATAATTCGCTCTTTTGCACCACTCTCATAACCTTCTTTGCTTGATTTATAATCTTCAGATTCTGCTAAATCTCGCCTGCGTTCTGAAAGTTTATTTCTCCACTTGGCAGCTTCTTTATCGTTGGCTTCGAAATTATCGTTGATGTACTGAATCAATGAATCATAAATTTCAATCATTTCTTCATATGTAACATCATCAAATGTTGTTATGCCATTTAATAAATTTGTTTGTCCGCCAAGTCTTTCAGCTTCTTGGCGCAACTTTTTCTTTACGTCTGAATTTGTAGAAAATGCTTCTGTAAATCCGGCAAGAGAAAACTTTGAAAGTGCTCCACTTGATGAAAAAATATTCCAACCGGTTTTACTTTTTTGCGCAAGGTATTCCTCAGCAGCTTCTTCTCCTGCGTATCCTCCGTTATTTAATGTTTCCTGAGCTTTAAGCTTTTGGATTTCTCTAAGCTTAGCAATTTCTTCGTCACGCTTACCATTGACCAGATCAATTCCTGCAGCTTCTTCTCCGTAAGTGTTATATAAATCATTCTGAATTTCCAGAAGATCTTTTTTCTTATCATAAGCTTCTGAATCGGTTAAAGTCCCAGACTCTATAGCATCTTTGAGTTCTTTGATTTTATCTATATTATCATTGATAGAATCATTCTCAGTATTAAAAGCATCAGCAAGTTCGTTTGCCTTTTTAATTGCGTCTTTCTCAGAATTTATCCACGCAGCAAGCGCAGAAATTCCCGCCTGAACAATCAAACTGATTCCAAACGATAGAGCAATATTTGCAGCTGTCATAGCCGCTGCCTCTACTGTTTTGGCGGCAGCGGTAGCACGAGCCTGATGTTCATAGATTTTACCGGACTTGGCACCGAGTGTTTGTTTTTGCGCAAAATCTGCTATGCCGGTATTTACAGTTCGTATAGAATTATCAAACTCACGATATGCTTTCTGGGCACTCTCAACGGTTTTTGTGTTATCTTCTACAGCCTTCTTAGCCTGTTCGTAGGCATTGTCATCGAGAGACGGCTTAAACAGTCCCAGATTATTTTTTGATTCTTCCAAAACTGCCTGTGCATCGTCTATTTTACCCTTAAGCTCAATATAGCGGTCAAATATCTTTTGAATATTGGTATTGTTCTGAGCATAATCAATATAGGTAGAGCCAATATATTTTTGATATCCTTCTTCGGAAACTGTCCTGTTGCCGGCAACGCATGTTGCAAGATAAGCACCCATAGTATCTTTTGCTTCTGTTGTACCTTCAGCAATGCTTTTCCAGTATTTATATGCGTCAGAAGAAAAATCTTTGATTTTTCCCTTAGCGTCGTCAAGTTCCTTTTTTATCTCTTGCTCATCAAGTATAATGTCAAATATATTATTTTTATTTTCCCATTGCTCTTTTATTTGCTTAATAACCGAAGCGGGTTGGAATATATTCAATCTGTTATCAATAAAACAATAATTGTGAGAAATTATTGTTTTTAAAAATATTGACAATTATTTATTTTGATGATATTATTATTGTAAGGGGATGATACTATGGAAATACATAAATCTGAATATTCAATTTGTCCAAGATGCCTAAGATATCATTATTCGTCCAGATATAAAAGATGCGTATATTGTAACTATGAACATTTGATCACTTATACATTCGAAGCTCCTGACGATGACAGCTGGTCGAGCAAGGAAGATGCAGATGGTCATGCTAACGCCGACGCTCTCTACGGAAACCCTGAGTTCTCTGAAAAGTTCTACAAGCGCCGCCTGAGAGACGAACATGCTATCGAAATGCGCCATTTAGAATTGCAGCGCAACCAAATCGCCGAGCAGAAAAAGGGTACGTCTGTTCCCAAGTGTCCTACCTGCGGAAGTACAAATGTAGAAAAAATATCCACAGCTCAGAAAGCTTTGGGTCTTGCTTTGGTTGGATTGTTTAGTAGTAACTTGGGTAAGACTATGCACTGTAAGGATTGCGGATATAAGTGGTAATAAATTAGATTTTTATATTGCATTTTATGATTAGATATGATATAATCTATATATGGGTTTACCACAGCTTTTCTTTTTTTACTCTTAAGCACTTGTCGCATTTATAATAGATTATTTTTATTTTATTACAATGCGATAAAGGACTATAAGCATCATAAATAAAACATTCGTGGTCGATTTTCCAATTATGATTGCATTTTTTTAAAACCATTAGGATACTCACCTCTATTCTTTATTTTAAAGGAGATATTACTATGTCTAAGATGTCTAAGAAAAAAGTTTTCGTTTCATTTGATTATACCAATGACAAACATTATAAGTTCCTTTTAGATGCTTGGGATAAAAATAAAAATATGGATTTTGTTTTCGAAGATTGTTCTTCTGATGAAATTCAATCAAATGATATTTCAAGAATAAAAGCAGGACTAACAAGACGAATCAATACAACAACATATACTTTAGTCATTATAGGTGCTGAAGCCAATAAGAAGCATCCTGATAGCGAAGAAATAGGTTATAAAAACTGGATTAATTTTGAGGTTGCAAAAAGTAAAGCGCATAAAAACAAGTTAGTTGGCGTAAAGATCGATAAATCTTATGAATCGCCAGAGGAATTTTTAAACTCGGGAGCATCGTGGGCAATGTCATTTACACAAGATGCCATCATTAAAGCGTTAAATGAGGCATAACATTGGATAACTTAGAGTTATTTTACGATCATTATAAAGAAACGTTTGTTGTTATATCCGAACAAACGAAACAAAGAGATAAAAAGTTCGTGCTTGTTTTTATATTATTATTTATTCTTCTATTGTTCACTTTTAATCCTATCGAATATAGCAATATTATTTTTAATTTTATAAATGAACAATATTTATTAGACTTAAGCAACCAATTTTCTGTATTTCAAACTTTTTTATGGCTTGCTTTATTTTATGAAACATTAAGATATTCACAATCAATGGTATATATTGAACGAGAATATAAATATATTGACTATCTGGAAGAACAAATAACAGAACTTTCCAAGATAACATTTAACAGAGAGGGAAAAGATTATACAAAAAACTATAAATCAATATCCAAATTTACAAATTTCTGTTATAAATATTTTTTTCCTTTGTTTTCACTTGTCGTTGCATCATTGAAAATAAAAAGCGAATATTCAACCCCCAATATATTATGTTTTTTAATTATTGATACAGTTATTTTTGTAGGATATTTTATATTATGGAGCACACACTCGTATTATGTAATAAAATACGATATATAATTTTGGCTAAAGAATACAAAAATTTAATCAATATTTGTGAAGGGTAACAAATTTGTTGCCCTTTATTTTTTTGGCTATTGTAAACTATGACGAAATATGTTATAATAATAACAAATTATGTCAAGGAGATGTTATAATTGAATCAAATACAAAACTATATTAATACCACACAGTCAAATCTTGAGTTATACAATACTGTAATTTCCCCAAATAACAAAAAAGTTATATCTGAATATATCCAACGTTTACATAGAATTGACGAGCTTTTAGACGTTGATAAATATAAACTCGTTTTTATAGGTGCTCCCGGTGTAGGTAAAACATCACTTATTTGTAACTATCTTAATTTATTGACTGATAAATTTGTCGGTAAAAAGAAAGACGATGTACCCCTTTTGAATACAGCCAGCGGAAGAACGACCGCAGCTGAAATCCACATTCTTACAGGTAAAAAATCTCTCATACGTATAGAGCCTTGCAGTCAAAAAGAACAAACAAGCTGCATAAAAAGCTATTGTCGTTCTGTGTGGGACAAAACGTTCGACAAAGAAATCGGATCTGATGAAGATAATAAATCAGAAGATAAAACAGAATCTGCCGAGCTTTATAGAATGATAAAAAATATGGCAGGCTTTACCAAGGAAAATGGCTATTCTAAAGACGAAGATATCATAAATGAAATTAGCCAGAAATACAGAGCTGCTGACTATGCGGTTTTCTGCAATGAGATTCTCAATAGAACGGGCATCGCAACACGTAATACGTTCTCTATACCCTACGATAGCAAATTTAATTTTAAAATATGGCTTAAAAAGACATTTTCTGATATTAATCTTGGAAAGTGTGCGGGGGTTTCAATACCTAAACGTATTTACATTCAAATTTGTCAAAATGATTTCGAACTTCCATTGCCCGAATGGGCCGATGAAATTATAGATACTCGAGGCTTTGACGGAGAGGGACGCATAGACATTAAAAATCTGATTCAGCAGGATAACACTATCAATATTATTCTTGATAAAATAACGTCTCCTATCAACAAAGAATTGTATCCCATATTTAATTCGTGGGTAATTAAAGAAAATACCGATATTATTCCAAGATTATCCCTCGTTATTGCTTGTAGAGATAGTGAGCTTGACAGTGTTTGTGAAGCAGAAGATGAAAAAGATGGAGAAAGAATAAAAATTTCAGAAATCGATACCTGTATAAGATCGAACAGACTGAACTATTATAACAAGAATACCATTTTCTTCAATGCTTTAGAAGCATATTCAATGATGAAAACACCTCGCAAAAAGGACGATCCGTCTTCAAAACAACACTATGTTATTGCCGACATTGATTCTGAAATCGCCAATGACTGCCGAGAGGATTTTTCTAAAAGTATTACCAAAGTAAAAGATGATTTCCGTAATTCCCTTATTTCTGAAGCCGATGATATTTCTCAACGAGCTCAGAATATATTTAACAGCCTGAAAAAGCAGCCAACAGCACTTGACCGTGAACGTAATAGGGTGGCCAGTAAACTCGAAGAATTTAAGTCACAAGTGATGCCAACGATTACAACTAATAAACGCATTCTTAATTCTTTTGATTCAATGTTTGACACTATAAAAAATACAATTCATTGGGCAAGCGTCAGAAAAACAACTGAAATGTATGGTGAATGGGAAAAGTGTGATATTTACGCTAAAATACAAGTGTACTTGTGGAACATTGTCTCACAGGAAATATCTTGTTATAAAAATCAGATTGATGATTTGCTATCATCTATTGATCCTCAGTTATCCGATTATGCTAAGTCATATATGTTCGCTGAGAAAAATGCTTTTGTGAAATTAAAAACACAGGTTGAAAACTTAGGATATAATAAGATGTTTTTAGCGTTTAATCTATCCGAAGAAAATCCAATAGATGAATTCTGGAATAAAGCACAGTCAATATACGGTAAGGGATATCTCGGTAATGTAATTGCTTGTTATAAACAATGGATTGACAATAATCATTGTGATAAAAATCTCTGTAGTGATGTCCGTCAATTTGTGCTTCTATACTTTGATACAATTATTGACATCGTTTCATAAATAAAATCCTTCGCCATTGATGACGAAGGATTTAATAAAATATTTTATTGCTTTTGCTTTAAACACAGAAAAAAGGAAGATAATTTTAAAAAGGATAAATCCAATAATAAATGAAGTAATAGCAATTATTAAAATCTCTCGTAGATTGATTCCTTTTTTTTCAAATTCCACAATTTTTATTGGTTCTGGAGTTGGTGGAGACATGACTGTAATATAATCGCTGCTTTCTTTCGTCAATACGACTCTTTTTTTACTCATTGATTAATTCCTTTCTTTTATTGATATTAAAATGATATAACACATATCAAATAATGTAATGATTGTAATCATAAATGGTAAAAAAAAAT